TTTCTAGCATATTTGTTATATTAAGAACATCTGCTTTTTAATGCATAATATAACTACCACCTGGAGGAACTTGTTTCCATTCACCATCTATATTAATTTCAAAAGATAATTGACACATTTGTCCATAATAACCTCCATCATAAATATTATCAAATCTTATATATATATCAACATAATCTGTTCTATCACCTTCAGGAATAGTTACAGAACCTGTACTTTGACCAGAGCTATTAGATACATAACCTCTTCCGTATGTTGTCTTATTGTTACCATAACCACAAACACTTCTAAACATACCATCAGTAATTGTAATTGTAGCATCAGGAAGTTTATGTATTCTTGCTTTACAAATACAACTAGCACCAACTAATTCTCTCAACGATGAGAAATCAACAAAACCACTAGAACCACTTTTAATACTTTCCATATTAATTTGTCTAGGATAATATTTAAAAGTAATAGCACCCGGAAGAGATATAAAAATTATTTTTGTATTATCATATAAAGTTGCATTACGGGTATATGCTAAAAAAGGAACAATATCAATAAACTTATCTCCACTGCCTATATCAAAAGTTATTTCTTTACTAGCGTATACATAATCTGTTGGTTTTTTGCAATTACCGACATAATAATTTTTATAAATATTATCATTAACATTATATGGTGAATCATAACGAATTTGAATCCAAAAAGACCAAGCTAAATATAAATCAGGAATTATATCTTCCATAGTAACATTTGTATTATAATCCACATTTGTTTCCTTATATAGAATACAATTAAATTTAGGAGTTGAAGAATAATAAATTTCAACGTTATGAAATTGAGGAATAGAAGTCAGAAATACATTACTTATTGCTTTACTACTATAGTTTCTAAAATCACTTAATCTATAAGGAGAATTAGCACCACCTTTTGGAAAATGTTTTCCTGATACACTTGTACTTGTGTTATCATGAATATAACCATTATTACCATATACATTATCTTTATAAAGATTTTTACATGCTTCAATAGCAAAACCTTCTCCTCCATAATTATAACGTAAGTTCTTATAAGTGTCCATAGGTATATTCATACCACAACGAACAACACAAGTGAATTTACTATATGAAGATGTTACTATTTCCTCAGAGTCTTCTCTAATAGGATATTCTTTAAATTCACCTTTACAACTAATAGGTTTATACTTACTCCATATATTTATATTTTCACTCTTACAAAGAGTAGCAAGGTCATTGCTACTCTTTCCAAGAGCTTGTTTAACATCATCAATGCTAACAGGAGCACTAATAATTCCAGTTTTACTATTGTAAGACATAATCTTTATTTTTTAGATATTCAACTTCATTTTCTAATTCTCTAACTCTAGCTTTAAGTTTATCAACTTCATCATCTATTTCAGTTAAAGCACCAAAAGCAAGACTAATAAGTTTAGGATTCCAATAGTTAATCTTTAGATAACCATTATCATCTTTAGCAACTATATCTTTAAGCAATGGATTATTGACATTTTGAGCAATAAAACCAATACTATGTTTGTGGTCACGAATATAATCAAATTCATAAGTACCTCCAATACTTTTAATAACATTTAAACAATTAAGTTTAGTAATATTAGTTTTAAGACGAATATCAGAAGATTGATAAGCTGTAACTCCACCTTTAGCAAGAATGCTATTAGGGAAGTAAGTATTCATATTATAATCAAAGTTATATATATGACCTGTATGCCCCATAAATCTATCAGTAGGAAATGAATACTTAGTAAAAGCAAATATTCGTATTTTATTTATTGAAGCATTTCGTAATGCAGTAGTATTTTGGTCATGTTTAAATCTAAAACGAATATATCTTCTATCATCATTTCCTACACCAACAGCCGTATTACCATTAGATAAATTTATATAATTAAATTGGTTCCATCCAGTCATATATTTAATATAAGTATTGACTATAACACCTTTACTATTTAAATATTCTACAGTACAAGTAACACCAACACCTTGTCCCATATCAACACAAGCAAAATATACTTGAGAATAACAATTATTAGGAACATAAAACGTAAACATTAGTTGGTTCTTTTTTATTTGAGCTAGTTTCTCAGCATCATTATTACCAGTGATAACATTACCACCTAAGCTTAAACCATCAACACCTGCAACATTCGCATACGCCTTAAATTTAGTATCATTTGATACATTATAATTAGTCCAATTAGTACCATTATCATTACTATAAACTATAGAAAGATTATCAACTGATATACTATCAGTAATAGCAGTAATTCCAGAACATAAAGCATCAGCTGAAACATAACAACCCGCTCCTTTATTATTAACTTCATAATTTGTAGGTAATATACCTTTATTATTTATTAAACCGTTAACTGATAAATTACCAGCAATAACAGCATTTTTACTAACACTAATACTATCACAATTAATAACATTATTAACAGTAAGACTTTTAAACGTAGCACTACCTAATTGTGTTATGTTCCAATAACTACTATTTACTTGACTACACATGTCTTGAACTTTCACAAGACCAGAATTATTAGCATTACCTAAATATAAATCACCACCACTACCTCCAATTCTAGCTCCACCATCAGGAGTTATAGTTGTAATACCTGGAAATTTAAGTGTACCATTACTTTGTGCACTATTAGCATTAAACACAGAATTATCAGCTATACCAAGATAAATAGTTTTATTAGAATGAGTATATTTAAGACCAGCCCATTGATTCCAATCCCAAGCAGTTTCACCAAAACGAATAGCATTACCAGTATTGAATATTACTTGGTCGCCTATAGCTGATATACGAGCATTAGCACTTATATCATTATTTAATCGTATAGCTCCATTACTAGAGTTACTATTATTTATGTATATTGTTCCGTTAACATTACCAGTACCATCAAAACTTTGACCCCAAATAGTTCTAGGAGTTTGAAGTTTGGTTGCAGAAGCTACATTGTCAGAAATTAACGCTAATGTACCATCATTCGATGGCAAATTAACTATATTTCCATAATTACCAGTAGTATGTAATCTAGTAGAAAAATCATATTTACCACTATTATCATAATGATAGTCAATATATTTACCTATTTCCATTACACCATCACCTCCTATACAAGGTATTGTACTAAATGGTGCTTGACCATAATTTTTTGGCATTCCACCAAGAGTTTCTGCGTTTCCGGCACTACTAGCATAATTAACACTAATATTACTAACACTTTTTGTTGTTCCACCAACTGTTATACTAATTCCCTTATCAGAGTTAGATAGAGCAGTAAGAAGACCGTTAGCATGAATACCATCTACAGTGTCAGAATTACCTGCGCTGCTAGCATATCCATTATGCAAAGCATTATATAAACTATTTGCACCTTTTTGACTAAGACTAGTACCAGTAGAAGTTCCACTATAACTATCAGTAATTCCTCTCCAAGTATTTTGCCAAGTAGTAGAAACACCATTGATAGTAATAGTTTGACCACTTACAGAACCAGTAACAAAGTTCTTGTCATTAGTAAGTTGACTAAGTTTAGTAAGATTACCTTTATGATAAACTTCATATTCAGCATCATATTTACTAGTAGTTCTAACTACATTATTGCTAAAATATAATACTCCATTTACTGCACGAATACCATCATAGTTACCGTTACTTCTAAAAAATAGAATAGCTTCAGTAGGGTTCTCAGATACATCATTAGTATAAATGCTATTAACTCCAATAATATCGGAATTTCTCATATTTATACCCCATTGATCAGAACTATAATATCTATTATTAGCCATAGTAAGAACACTAACATCTTGATGACTAGTAAGATAACCTTGACTTTTAACCCAAGATTGCGTAGCATACCCATTAAGAGATTGATGACTAGTAAGATACGTTCCTAAATCTACAGCAGTTCCACCAGTAGCTGCTATGGTCTTCGTGACACCATTAATCTTAACACTATGTGTATGACTAGTTGCCGACTTACCACTAAGAAGTGAATCTACACTACTTTTGGTATAATAGTTAGCAAGACTTTGATGACTAGTTAAGAACGTTGCACCTTTAGTTACAGTTATTGTACTACCAGATTTACTAATAGCTGTAACAGCATTACCGCTTCCTGTAGTAGTAACAGTTTGAACACAATTAGCAAGACTTTGATGAGACGTTAAAAATGTAGCACCTTTAGTAAAAGCGATAGAATTACCATTCTTACTGACACTAGTTATAGCGTTACCTGAACCACTAACAGATATGTTTGTAGCCCCATTAGTTTCAATACTAGATATTCTACTATGAAGTTTATAAATAGAACTAGCACTAGCTATTTTAGTTCCTTCATTTTGAGGGTCAGAAGTAATAGCAGTACTATAAGGAACTATAGTTCCACTTAGTCCACCTCCACCCCCCGTAGAAGGTGTGTATGTTCCATAAGCACTAACTCCACCTTGTACTCCAAGATGAGCTGTTTTCTTACTATCAGCGCTAACTATTTCAAGTATATTAGGGTCTCCACTCTTTGTTCTAAGAATTATATTACCAATTTGAAAAGAACCACCAGTTTTACTATCTCCAATAAATAAACCAGTAGGAAGTTTATTACCACCTTCAATACCACCTAAAGGTAGAACACTAAGTCTACTAAAGGTTTTCATTGGAGTAACATAATCTATATTATTAAAATCTGTAGTATTTTGATTAGCAGCATGTAAATAGAACAATCTAATATAGTAGAACATTGTTACCATACTAGTACCTTGAAGAATAAAACTGTTGAAGTTTCCACTAAGTACACCATCAGTATTCCAATGAATATTTCCTCCAGCTAAATAACCAGTACCATCATGTCGAAGAAGACTCATAGCATAATCAGTACCAGGAACTTTAGTTTCAAGTTCTTCACTAGTAAAAGTATCACGGTCTACCATAGGACCACCATACCAAGCAGCTATAGAAGTTTTATCTCCTTTTACAATACCATTCATACCAGCTGTAACTTTTTTATCAACATCTTTAAGTTGAATTGCACTAGTAAGAACTAAACCTCCATTAATTTCTGTTGTTTGATTAAGTGCATCTTTAAGATATTTGTATGAAGTAATATCAGTACCCATACCACTAAGTATATCAGCTTGACAAATAGCAAGATATTGTTTAACTGCTTTAATCTTCTCTTGAAGATTTTTGTATTTAGTATTAGCTTCTCCTATATTAACTTTAGTTATTTCAGTATTAGCATTTATAAGTTTGTTAATAAGGTTCTTATATTCAGTCCAAGCTGTATTCATAACAGTATTGGCTTCTTCCAACTTACCTTTATTAGCATTATCATTAGTAAGATATTTAGATGTAGTAATATTATTAACTTGGTCTATAACAGCAGCAACTTCATTGCTAGCCTGATTTAACAAGTCAGTAAGTCTAGCTTTCTCAGAAGAATCAAGTACTCCATCTTTGATAAAGTCATTAAAGTTTTTATTAATACTAGGAATTGTTATATTATTAATAGTATTAATCTTTTTATTTACTATATCAATAGCACTAGTTAATTCAGTTGGACCAATATAACGAACTTTCTTTTTCCAATTAGTTTCATCAAAATTTGTATTATTAGAAACAGCAGTAAGCATATCTCCTTTATAATACTTAACTCCATTAACAGTAGCATCTTCAGGAAGAATCCAAAGGTCACGTTCTTTATAACCATTACATATAACACCAAGTCCAGCTTTAGCATCAGCATAAGAATCTACAAATATAGAAGACTTACCATCTATAGTATTAAATACATCTTTAGGAATATCCATTTTTTTCCAAGCACTACCGTTCCAATAATTAGTAGTACCATTAGTAGTATTATACCAAATGTCACCTTCATGACTTTTATCAGTTCCTCCACTTTCCCATACACCAGTTTTTTCGTTTCTAGGATTAGTGTTCTGATACCAAGTTTCAGCTTTACCATCAAGCTGACCTTTAATACCAGTAAGTTCTTCATTTATAGCAGTACTAAAATCAGCTAAATCTTTATCGTCAGATTTAACCCAATTAGTTCCATTGTAAACCCAAGTTTCAGTTTTATCACCAACTTGTTTAATCCATAAATCACCTTTATCGAAAGGCTTAGTCGGAGTAGTAACAGAATAGAATATACGACGTTTACTATCAGCTAAATCTCCAGCAGCTCCAGCTTTATTATCTGCATCTTTAGCAGCTTTCATAGCTTTATCAAAGTCTGCATCTTTTATTTGTACCCAAGCAGTACCAGTCCAACGATAAGAATGATTATTTTCAATATCATAAACTATATCACCAATATGTTCTGACTTATCATTTTCATTCCAGCCAGAAGCAGGAAGATTTTTAAGAGTAGGTTCATATTCTAGATACCAAACAATAATACTTTGGTCTTTTTGTTTCTTAACTTCATCAGCAAGATTACCAAACTTAGTTTCATATTCATTAGTCCACTTTTGAATAGTAGCAATAGCTTCAGAATAACGAGAAGCTAAAACCCAATCATCAGCATTAAATACTTCACTCGTTGCAACAGCTCTAGCTATATCATTATTAAACTTTCCTTCAAGAGTAGCATTAACCCACATATCACCAACCTGATAATTAGTAGGTTTAGTATTACCATAGAATACTTTCATTTTGCCATCAGCTGTAGCTTGAGCTCTATTGGCAGTTTCAAGTATTTTAGTAAGTTCACTATCACTAATTACATTCCAACGATAAGGCTTTATGTCATCATCATATCTAGTAAAGCGATAAGCGTAACCTGTCTTTTGGTCATAATAAAGGTCACCAATATGTCGTTCACGAACTTTAATCTTAATTGCTTCTTTTTCTGCTTCTGTATACTTGTCGCTATCTTTAATAGCATTATAATTATTTATATCTTCATTATACCAATCTATACCAGGAATATTATAAGTAAGAACATCTCCTTTATTTTCTTTATCTGTAGAAGGATAATTATTAGGAGTAGGTACACCTTCATAAAACCAAGTTTCAATAGCGCCATCAGTTTGCTTTTGGAGGTCTTTAATTACTTGAGAATTATTAATAAGATTCTTTACAGTTTCTTCATCAACTCCACCATTTTCTTTAATATACTGGTCAAGGTCTTTATCTCCAATACTAGAACCTATTTCAAGATTAGCTTTAATATTAATCTTACCATTCTTATATTTAATATAAGTTTTAGGATTAGTACCTTTATCTCCAATATACATATCACCATATACATTGAAGAAAGCTTTACCATTATAAACACCAAATTCTACATACTCTTTATTAAGTAAAGTATAATAATTTATTCCAGCATAAAGAGTAATACTAGGAGCATAATTATCAACAGCATTAAGAACTAAAGCTGTTTGACGTTGAGTATCATTTAATCTATGTCCTAATTGATTAAGAACATCTCCTGGAGCAGGAGCATCAGAACCAGAGTCAAAATCTATTTGACTTAAATCAACATAATGATATTTCTTACCATCAATATCTACAGTATCAGAACTAACATTAACTACAAGTCTCCAAAGATAACTATTTTCTACTTTATGATAAGTACCTTTCTTAACGTTGAAAGTTTTAGCTTGAGCTTGGTCGCCAACTTTCCATTTATTTTCTATTTCTTCACCATCTTGTTTACCAAGAAAATAACAACGATAAACTTCTTGATTAAGAGTTTCATTTACAAGATTGCCTTCAGCATCTTCTACTTGAGAAATACTCCAAACATCAGTTTTCTCATCATGTTTAAATACTGGAGCATCTATCTTAATTCTATCTACATAAGCAATTCTAATACTACCAGCAGGAGAAATAACTAACTTACCACCAATAGTATCAACATTAAGTATTTGAAGAGTTTCAAATATAGCTTTAAGACGAACATAAAGATAATCTGTAGTAAGATGTGTTCTACCTATTTGGTCTACAGACCAAGTACCTCCTGTGTAAGCAGTAGGTTTACCAATAGTTATTCCATTAAGAAAATCATATATTCCATTAATAACTTCATCGTTTAATTTCTTAGGATAAAGAGCATCACTCTTTAATGCAGAATAAACATTAGTATTACTAGGAACTTTATTACTAGTAGTAGTTATAATATCAACACCTTTACTATAACCACCACCAATAACACCATTATCAAGACGAGAAATAATATCTTGATTAATTTGAGCTTGAGAAAGTTTATATGCGTAATCCCACCAATTAGTTGTAGATTCAAATAGTCCATCGTTAACAATCTTATAAATCTCACTAATTGTAGGTTTACGAGTACCATCAATCTCTTGAATAGTTGCAGAAGCACTAATAGTTTCCTGGATTTCATTAATATCAGGAGTTACTGTAGTAGCTTTAACTACAACTTCTGTAGACTCTTGAGAAGGACTATTTGCGTCTATCTCATTAATAGCAGGAATTTTACTCATATTATTATTAATTATATTAGTAAAAGGAGGAGGACTTTCACGTCAAAATACTTTAGTAACTTAAACATCAATCAGATTAATAATTTAGTTATATATGCCTCCTCCTTTATTTGTATTTTAGCTTATCAAACTTTGATATGAATATTGTCATATACCCACTTTATTTAGCTTCTGAGCATACTTGATATACATCCGTTATTAGTTAATCATAAACTAACTAAAAGTCGCTTAGAACGTAAATTTCAAAGAAATAAAAATCTTAAATAAAATTTTAACGTCTGCACTATACGTAAAACCCCCAAGACTAATCTCTAGCCTTGAGGGTCACGGACACACATCTAGCATCGCAAGAAGCAAGGGTATTTTATAATTGAATAATACCAGCAGCTCTAAGTTGATTAAGTAGAGTGTTGACAACACCAGCAAGACTTGCAACAGTTGCAGTTTCAGTATCAACATTTACTATATTTGTAATAGCTTTAACTCCACCAAGAGTTGTCTTAGTAGCAGCAGGTAAAGTATACTCTGTAGGTTTAGTTAATGTAAACTCACCGAGTTTAGTAACAGCACCATCATTACTGATTTTATAAGTTACTGCACTACCTTCATTTGTTATAATAAAAGCATTACCTCCATCAGTAGGAAGCCAACTAGCTGTACCATAACCATGATTAATACTGGTAAAAAATGTATGTTGAGTGTCACCAAGTTTAGCAATATTAGTAGCTTTAGTTTCCTCATCACTACCTATAGCGAGTTCAATAATTTCATTAGAATTAATAAAGTCATTAAGTTTAACTCCTAAATTACTAATATCAGATTTTGCAGTATTAAGCTCATTATTGATATTATCAACTTTAGTTTCTATTTCAGTTATATCAGCTCCACCTTCTTGATTAAGAGCTTCTTTAAGAGTATTCTTATTGTCAACAGAAAGACCTAAAGCATCAATAGCTTTATTTATTTTTACCTTATCCATATCAATTTATTTTATTATCAATATTCTTATAATCATAACCAAACTTAGATAAGATTGGTTTAATAATCCAAGTCCAACTTACAGGAGCAAGTATAGAACTATTTACAATAAGTTTTACATCAACACCAATAGCATAATATATGACACTAACAATTACTATACTAAAAAGTAATGTAAGTTTCTTAATTGTTCTAGTTACATTACCACGACAAAGATAAATAAGTATAGTAACTAGTAAATAAGTTAAAACATTAACTATTATGCAATAAGTAAAATCAAAACTATTTATTACTTGTTGTATTATTTGATTTATTATCTCCATTATCATTATCTTTAATTGCTGCAAATATAGTTTTTTATTAGCAATATCAGCAGTAACTATATATTAATTAACACAATTAAAGCAGCCAATATTTATATTAATACTAGCTGCTTCAAATTATTAATGTTATCGACAATTATACCAATCAACTTGAATACCTTTACGACACATATCTGCATACCAACGATTAAAAGCTATTCCATCATAACCATCAACATCATCTATTACATCTTTTACATATAGACACAAATGTAATCCATCAGGAACACTACTACCTAAATAGTCAGCTTTACACATATTAGCTACAAATACTGCATCATAAGGATTGTCATTATTAGTTAAATGAACATTTGATTGTTTCATCATGTTATCTAACTGTTCTCTTGTTATAGGTTCAAGAGCTACTTCTGTTCCGTTACTATCTCTAGTAGTCATTTTACTAGTTGCAAACTCAACTAGTTTACGATTAAAATGTCTACCATTATAACGAAGATAAACAACCATATCTTCAGGAAGTTCATCATAAACATCAAAACCTTCTTTATACATAAGCTTAGTTATTATAAACGCCCCGTAGAAGGCGTGGTTAGAGAAGACTTACCATTACACTCTTCTACGGGGCGGATTTCATATTAATAACGTCCATAACGACCACGCTCACGATGCCCATATTCTTCTCTTTCGTGATAACGTTCTTCCTCGTCATAAGGATTACGACTTCTATACTGAGGGTCATCGTTATAACGATTATCCCTTTCTTCATATTTATCAAGACATTCTTCAAGTTCTTGAAGTTCCATCTTCATACGTCTAATCTTTTCTTTAAGTTCAGACTTATTCATACTACGTTGAACCATAATTATCATAATTTTATTATTTAGTTACAGCAGCCAGAATCTTAGCTATATCACCTTTAATTCCAGCAACCTCAGTTTCTATACCAGCTATTCTTTCATCACGTGCTTTATCTTTGGCAAATTGAGGATTAAGTTCTTTAAGAACTTCTTCACATCTAGTTATTTGAGTTTTATAATCTTCAATATGTTCAACAACATAATTAGCATGTTGAAGAGTAGCTTCTATTTCAGACTGGATAGTTTGTTTACTTTCAGCAATAATAAGATTACCATTGTTGTAACTAACAGAAGTATTATTAGCTGGAATATTGTTATAATCAACATTACTACCATCTACTTTAACCTTTAAATTTACAACCATCATGTTAGTACCATCGGTAGCAAATACAGGCGTAGTACTTCCGACAACTTCTCCAATCTTAAATTCTATACCATTAGTCTTGTTTAAAATATAAACTCGACTACCTTGATTAAGACCTGAAAACATTATACTATAAGTTGAAGTTTATTATTTTGTTTATCAAATACTATAATATGAAGACCTGCTGTAAGAGCAGTGAGAGGGTCTCCATCACTTGCCAAGAGAGGAAGAGTACTATTATTAACCATAATTTCAAAACCAGTTGCAGTAGTTGTAGCTGCATTAAAATTAATTACCATAATACCAGCAACTCCCATAGCTCTGAAAGTATGATTAGGCATACTAAAAACAGCATTAGCAGTAGCACTGCCAGCAGTCGTTTGAGTAGCAGCTACTAAAGGTATACCACCACGATTACCAATGAACTCATTATTTAAAGCCATAACATTATCTCCTATACTTTAAAACCAAAAACTATTAAGATTACCATTGTTACACATACCATACTGATAAGCAACACAATTTGGTACTGCCTGGAATGGCTGATAAGGAACTGTTACAGTCTGTGGCTGAGCACACTTAATTTCATTAACAGCTTGAGCAATAGGATTTACAGCAGCAGCGATTTGCTGAGCAATTACTCCACTTTGATGTTCAGTAGTCAACTGAGTTTGCAGAGCATTAATCTTATCCTGCATTGCAGACTTTTCAGAAGCATCAATTCTAGCAATAATTCTATCACCAACAACACCGATAGACTTATCCAAATTGCAAGTCTGGTCACGAAGAGCATAACCTACATCAGAAAATCCACGAGTTACAGCACTACCTACGCCACCAACAGATTCCTTAATAGCATCAGTCTGACGAATAGTTTCAAGCTGAGATTGATGAGCAGTATCACTAATAGCAGTCTTCAAATTGCAGCAGCAAGTTGCTAATTGCTGAGCAAGAGTCATAGTATTCTGAGTACCAGCATTAAGCAAAGCACCAGTAGAAGAATCAATCTTACAACCTACCTGAGTAATACCATTGTTTACTTGACAAATAGCTGCCTGAATCATATCAACTTTAGTTCCAAACATAGTAGCCAATCTTTGAGTTGCAGCACCGTTACCATTAATAGCTTGCATAAGCAAGTCACGTCCATCGTTATTGCTAACCATATTAGCAAGAGGACCAAGACAACCGCCACCATTCTGACCCATATTACCAAATAATCCACCATTACGCATAAGAGGATAAAGGAAGAACAAGAAGATTATCCAAATCCAACTACCGCCACCGTTAAGACCTCCATTACACATAAGTAAAGGAAGCAAACTGTTAACATCACTAGAAGTCTGACGAGTTCCACCATCAGGGAACATAAAAATTTTAGAATCATCCATAACTTTACAATGATTATTAAGATTAATAAAATAACGAATAGTACATTAACTAGTATTTTGTACGTTGCAAAGATAAGCATAAACTCTATTATATGCAAAAAGATGATAATCGGATTTTATTCCAATTATCATCTTAATTAATTGTATCACTACTACGATACTTATTTTCTTTTTATTTTCTATTTAAACGAAAATAGGCTCAACATCCTTATTAAGGAGAGTAGCTTCAGAAGTAGCAAGTCTAAAAGCTCTAGAATTTTCATAATAATCATTACTCATTTTAAGCAAATGTCTAGTAGCTTGAACAGTTCTATTTAGAATAAAGGCTATAGTACTAATTGTAAATCCAGCATGAACCATTTATTCAACAACAAGACATCTAGTTAATACAACATTTTCTTCTCTGGATTTTCCTACTACATCTTCTCTTGTAATAGACTTTGCTCCATCAATTCTAGTAACAGCACAACAACTAATAACATTGTCTATTACTCTCCAAATTAATTCTTCTTTCTTGTTCATAAGCAAGTCCTTAGTATCTAACTGCTTATTCTCCATCTTCTTTAGTTTTAAAAGTTACTTCTCCAAATTTATTAGCTATTTGTTTATTTACATAGTCAATATAAAGATTAGCTCGCTTAGTATTACCTAAAGCATGAGCAGCACAAGCAGCTTGGAATATATTCCAACAGTTAAACATTATACTACCATCACCTTTACAACCATAAGAACAATCATTAAGAATTGCTTCACCAGATTGACTAATGACAGTGAGTAGTTTTATATATGTATCTTCCCATTCTTTAGGAATAGAAAGAACAATCATTTCTTCATCATTCATAACAATCTAACTTTATTATTAAATTTAGCAATATCAAAACCTTTAATTTTATCAGAGTTATTAAGTACTGCTTTATACATACTAATAGTAGTAAGTTTAAGTACTTTATCTCTGTTAACTATAAAACCTTGAGTAGCTAGATACTCAAGAGTTTTAACAACTCCTTCCTCTAGCTTCTCAAGGTTATCTATAGTGTTATTGTTGTCTATCATAAGAACATCTTATTAAGAATTAAACACTTTGTTATTTATATATATAGAATATTCATTAGTAAGAATAAGTAATTTATTACTTATTTGACTAATTCTATTTATAGAATCTTGACCATCATAAATGATAGCAAGACATTCATTAGTTACAGCATCAATCCACTCTTCTTTTAGTTTAGTAGCTACACAAATTCCATCCAATTCATAAGCAGAGAAAACATTATAAAGTTTGTAATACTCTGTACTAGTCACTTTGAATAAGTTTTGTTTTATCAATACCTTATTCTGTTCAATATTGTTATGAATAATAATTTCATGACAAGTATTAGCAACAGCCCATTTAAAACTATCAAAGGTAGTACAAATAGCATTCTTTACTTTATTTCGTTCTTTAGTCTCAGCATCTTGAAAAGCTTTGTCTAGGACACCATTAAGTTTAACTACGTTTTCGCTTACTTGCTTTACAGCAGCAGCCATTTCAACGATAGGTCTATTTCGGTCTTTAGCTTTAAACAAATCAACAAGCTTAATAATAAGAGTATAAGCAAGATAAACTCCACTACTAATAAGCACTGTAATATAAGAAGTATCTTTTATAGATTCAGCTATTATATCATTGATTTGATTAAATTCTTCCATAACAAAAATAAAAAGGAGAACTTCCCCGTAGAAGATGGATAAGTTCTCCTTGAATAACTAATACCTATTAAAATGCAAGAATAGTATCAAGCAGACCAGTAAGTGTAGTATTGTCTGTAGGAACAACAATAGCTAACTCTTGAATAGGAGCTTCGTCACGAGTACGACCATACTTTCTTGGGTACTTGAATTGAATTGAATACATCTTGTAGTCCTTATCTTCTACTTCCATAGGATAACCTGGATAAATAGAAGCGCCATCACGATATACATTAGAGAAGCCACGGTTCTGAGAACAGAAAGAAGCAAGGTTCTTTACATAAGCTGCATCAAGTGTTGGAGCTACAGCAGCAGTAATAGTAACTTCAGTACCAACCAAATCATCACCGACAATAAGATTCCAACCTTGATAATTCTTCTTAGCTTCAATAGTAATCTTAGCTTCATCTACAGTCACTTTAAGACCATCAAGTTGTTCATTACCAGCTTCAATCATATTAGTGAACTGGTCACCAAGTGACTTAGCCATAGCAGCAGCAGTAGTCTTATGTGAACCATTATCTGTAACAGTCCAAGAATAACGCTCATGCTTTTCAGTACCAAGCTTAATAAGCTGAAGTGTATAATCTTTACCTGCAACAGGCTCTGGAATAGTAAGCTCTGCCTTAAACATTGTACCTGCTTGAGGAGTAGAAATTGTAACACGTGCAGAAGCAAAATCAATAGGAATTACAACTGCTTGACTATTAGGACGACCATAAGCAATACTAAAATCAGCAGCAGGAGCAGCAGCAAGCCATTTAGCATCATCATCATTCTGCCACATGCCAATAGTACCAGCAGCTACATTGGTCAAGTCTTGTGGTTTACCAGTAGCAGAAAGAACTGCATCACTAGTACAAATAAATAATTGTCTCATTATTACTTAAATTATAAATTACGTTTAACTAACGAGAATTAGGTTCATAACCTTCATCTCTAGCATTATTACGGACATTCTCACGTTGTTGTTGCTGTTGAGCACCTTGAGCACCTACAATACCGCCATTAAGAGCAGTACGATATAAATCCACAGCATGCTTAACAATATCAACGTGCATACTCTCAGGAAGTTCACAATCTACGTCTGTACCACCAATATCTTCATTAAACCTAACAATGCCAGGCTTACCAATATAAGATAAACGAATTTCATTTACTTCAAGACCATCTCCGAACTTATAAGCATCTGGTGTAGTCTTAGTATTGGCATCAGGTTTATCAATGTAAAGTTCAATAGTGTTATCATGAATAGTAGCAACAGGACTTCGAAGACTTGGAGCCATTACAAAATCATTAACAACATCAGCAAGATATTGGTCATCTACAAGACGAATTGGGAATATATTAGTAGTAAATGAACTACCACCTTCAGCTTTAACATAATCAATGCTCAAATCTACAAGGAAGAAATACTCAATCTTATTAGGTTTACCATTATCTGCACTACCAGGAGTAGCATAAATATTATCACCTTTTTTAATTGTAGTATCTTTAGCTTCGCTAGCTATACCAAAATTATCAAGAGGAAGAATATAACTTGCAATGTAATTAGTCTTTGCTGTAGGAAGTTGAACTTTAGCTTTCCATACTTTATAAAGACTTTTAAGAGCATTAACTTGATTAAGCTTTGAGTTATCAGTGATTACTCTATCACTGGTAGAACCAATGTTTTGAGCAATCACTTGATTTACTGTGTCCGAAATGGAGTTGTTCAGCAACAAGTCTATCTGTGAAGGCAGTATTGCTCTCACATTCTGCATACCCATTTGTTGGGCATAGTTTCTGAACATTTGGTGCATTTCAGCAGTAGTCATATCTTTATCAATTAAAAGAGTTTCAATTTGTTTTCCAACTTATTCTTTAGTCCGTTATTGTCAGGGTTCTTAAAAAATGCAATAGCATCATTAATATTAGCACCAACAAACAGACCATCAGGAGTATTGATTTGTTGATTATACTCTGAACGAACAAGTTCACCTCTAGTAATAAGAATTTCGATAAATGCTTTATCGAGAAGATTCTTGTCAGTAACTATAGAATTAAACTTCTTAGGGTCTTCAGTAGCGAACTTCATAAGGTCATCAACTTGTTCAAGATCAGTCTTATTAAGACCATCAGAAATATTAAAACCATTAGTTCTACAATACTGAATATAAGCAGCACTAACTTTACTAGGTGAAGATTGAAGTTCAACAAGACGTTCAATAGCTTTCTTACGTTCGACAATAAGCTTAACCTTACGATTCTCTTCTTTAGCAACATCTTTAATAAAGAAACGAAGAGTAGCATTACTATTAATAAACGCTTCATCTTTAGCTACATCAGGATAGTTAAGACAATGACGCCAAATAATATATTCCTCTACGTTATCAGGCATACCATACTGGTACTTAGTTTGCTCAAGACGAGTAATAGCTTCATCACGTTTAACAGCAGCTTTATAAAGCTCTGCTTCATTAGAGCGGTCTACCTTTTCATAAGCTGCAAGAATTTTATCTTCCTCAGCTTTAACAGTGAGATAATCTCTTTTATGATTATAATGGAAAGAAATATTAAGTTCCTTATCTCCATCATTAACATCAAAGAAAATGTTATTAAGATAACCTTTAACTCTAGTAACGAAGTCTGGATGATTAGCAGCAACACCAATAATCTCTGGATAATAAGCAGCTAGCTCACCTTTATTACTCATAAGAATACGTACAGACTTAACAGAAGAACCTATAGTAGCTTTAGGCTTACCAAGAGCTTGCATATTAATTCTACGATAAGCAGAATAATTACGAACAGAAGAAATAACTACAGTCTTCTTTTCAAAATATGGAGCTTCAAGTTCTGCCTCAAGAGCAGCTTTTTCTTTAGCTTCTAATTCAGCTTGTGTCTGGTCTGCTGAAGGAGTTGAACCTTCAGTAGGAGTATTATCATTTCCACTATTTGCAGGACTTCCCATTGGAATTTCAATTTTAATATCAGTCATAGCAATCAAATTTTAAAATATTAGAGTACACACTTGAGTTGGAAGAACTTAGTATTACGGTCAACTTGAAGACCATAAGAATCCTTAACCTCATAACGAGATACGTCAATGTCTGTAGACAGAGTATTAGCAGGGAAACCACCCCATGATGCAGGAATTGGAGTAAGACCCTTAACAACTCCAGCAATATGCTCTTGACCCTTCATACGTACCTTACGAATATTATTGTGACCATCATAAGAAGATGTATCAAGCATAAATGCTTGGTGAGAAGTCATTGGAAGACCAGTACGAGGATGGATATAACCATTGTCACGAGCATTGTCTGCAAAAGTACCACGGTCAAGGAAACCAAGATGCTTGAGAGTAATCATATGACCATCAACAGTCTTATACTGACGGAAGTAATTACCATAAGAAAGACCACTCTTAGATTCACTAATCATCTTGTCACCAAGAGGAGTAACAAAACCATTATCACGAGCGTCATTCTTAACAGCACGGTCAAAGTCTTCAACAAAACCCTTACCACAAGCAAGAACTACATCCATATTACCGGTATCAGTATTGCGGTCAAGAATATCACCGATAGTACGATTCAACTTATTAAGAGTAAGTTCCTCTCCATAAGTATCATAGTTACTTTCACGACAAATCTGTTGCATACCAGCAGTATGTGGAATAGGCTGACCATTGTCTTCATCAATAAGAGTAATCTCACCGTTTACAGTCTTATTATATTCTGCAAACCAAAGACGCTCTTCGTTCATAACACGTTGCTGAAGCTCAAACTGACGCATCTCCTCATTCATCCAAAGATTAGTAGTACCACCACCACTAGTCTTAAACTCATAAGTAACAACAGTATTACTAATGTTACCAGCAATCTCTTTACTATAACGATGGAACTCAAGTTGAGAAGTCATCTTACCAGGTCCCATAGTATTAGTACGATTACCCTTTGAGAAAGACTCTGGAATAGTAGGAGCAGTCAAAGACCAAAACATACCTACACCAAGATTCTGAGCTACATTAACGTAAGCGTTTGGATTAGGATTTGTAATACGAAGACGATACAAATAACCACCATGAGAACCATGACCGAGGTCTTTCATAATACGAACTTGAGTTACACCATCAGGAGCAATCAAACCATACTGCTCAATGAACCAGTGTGTCTTAAACTCAACTTCAAAAGTAGCACCACCTTTACCAGGAGTAGTATTAGCAGTGTTAAACCAAAGTACAGAATCATTGAACTTCATACGACCCATAGTCTTCCAAGTCCAATCAGTAGTAGCAATATCTACTACACCAGCAGTACCTTGTCCTTCTGTAAGGAAATTAAGTGGGAATCTATCATCATCCATACCAAAAGTATAGGTGAGCATAGAATTAATCTCACTAGGTTTGGTAAGCATAAGATGAGCAATAGTTTCCTCATTAGAATAACCACGGTCATCATAGTTACCACGTTGCACTTCACGAATTGCGTACATAGTTATTAATTAATTAATTAAACATTTAGCTAAATTGAATATTATCAATAGCTTTATTATTATTAGTTTGTGGCTTAGTAATTCGTACAGTACCATGACCTTTATTTCCTTTGCTAACGAGCTTTAAGGTTTTAACCTGCTCATTATTAATAGCCATTTTAACAAGGTCTTTATAAGTTCCACCTGTGAACATTAACCAAGCACTAAGTAATTCTTGATTAGTAGCTTCCTCTGGAGATTGATTAGCAAGAGCACGCTCATAAGCAGTAGCAATATTACCATCTTCATCTTTAAGACCACGAGAAAGATAATCATAGAAATCATTTGGAGTAACAGTAACTTTTTGTCCATTAACTTCTTTAACAAGAGATTCAGGAAGTTTGTATCCTCCAATTTCGCGTTTATCAATAGTATCTTTAATACCTTTCCAATAAGCAATAGTTTCAGCTTCTTGTTGCTGACGATAAGCTTCAGCTTGTTTAGCTTCATTTTCATCACGTTGTTTATCAGCATTCTGAAGATTAGCAAGTTGAGCTTTAGCCTCATCATAAAGACCACCAGAATCTTTAAGATACTTAATGTAATTATCATTAAGAGAAGCATTACCAAATTCTCTAGCAGCAGCTTTAATAATAGCAATTTGTTGCTCTTCAGACTTTTCATCAACAGTAATACCTGAACGGTCAGGACGTTCACCAAAACCACGAGGGTCGCCACCATTTACAGTAAGATAATCAACAAACTGCTTGAGAATAGGATTATCAACAAATACTTTATTAACAGCAGCAGAAGCTACTTCATTAGATTTAAGTTCAATAGCAGAATTGATATAATTCTTAACACCTTCAATGTCGTCAGTAAATTCAACTGGATTGCCGTTTTCATCAGTAATATCAATATTCATAGCTTTACGAATATTTTCAATATTTACCTCAGCTCCAGGTTCATCAACTTCAAGTGATTTAATCCACTCATCAACATCTTTAGCTTCTTTAAAAACTTTACCATCTGCGTCTACAAGGTCTCCATTTTTAGCAACAGTATACTTTTTACCTTCAAACTCGACATTTGTACCTACCTCAAGACTCCCCGTAGAAGAGTTGGATGGATTGTCTTTGTCATTATCCTTATTATCAGGATTGTCATTGGCATTATCGGGGTCAGGATTATCTTTATCATTTCCATCACCGTCTTTACCGTCACCATCTTTATTATCACCAGAGCCATTACCACCGCCATTATTATTATCAGTGCCGCCTCCGTTACCTTGGTTATTATCGGCGTTAGTACCACTACCATTACCACCGCCGTTTCCAAAATCAATATTATCAAGTTCAACCATCAAACGATGATGCTGACCGAACCCAATACTATTACGAAATACAAACATAGCTTTATAATTTAAATGATTAATAATACACTAACACTTGTTAGTTGCTGCAAAAGTAATACCTTTATTTATACTATGAAGAAAAGCATAAGTCATTTAACTATCATTATTAGAAGTTTCAGCAAACCGATTATTAGTAGAATAAAGGTTATTAATGTCGTCAGTTTGAGCATAAGTTTCTTATACAACTCCAGTACTTTAACCTATTGTTTGCATGTATTCTCAAGTGGCTTTGTTTGTTGCAAACATTCAAATACATGCAATTTCCTTAACGTACAATCAATCCAATCTAAGTGGCTTATAAGTTAATCAGCTATTTATAGATAACGTCTCAGAATTGAATTTAAAATATTAAATAAAATTTTATTACGTAAAATAAAAGGAGTAATACTCTCACGAGCACTACTCCTACACATAATATAATCAACAAACAAACAATTTACTTCTTATCGTACTTATTCTTATTTGTCTTTGCTATCTTTAATTGATTAGCCATTTCTTCTCTCTTTACTTGACGGTCAGCAGCTTTATTGTAAGCGTCCATAGCTATCTTCTGTCTTTCAAGTTGAAGTTTAGCAGCTTCACTAGCTCTCTTACTTTCCTCTTGAATACGAGCTAATTGGTTCTTAGCATATTCATCATTTTGAGGATTTGTATCACCAAGCAAAGCTATATCACCTTTAGCATATTCAAGCTGTAAATCGTATTGTGCTTTAAGAGCAAGTGTTTCTCTATCTTGTTCACCTTTAGCAGCAATCTTTTGTAATTCAAGTTGATTAGCTTGTTCTTGAATAGCCTGGTCCATTTGTTTCATTTGTTCTTCATGTTGTTGCTTTAACTGACTAAACTTCTTAACAGCATCACTAATAGCAGCAACATTATCTCCAGTAATAGCAGCAAGAGCAGAATCCAAATCACCATTCTGTGCAGCACTAAATGCCCATTGCTTTAATTGTTGAATCTTATCCATTTCCTTAGCGTTGTTTCTAACAGTAGTACTAAGGTCAGAACCAACAAATGAATTTACATCAAGACTAAGATAATGTTTCTTACCAGTTGTCTTATCAATATAAGATGTGTCTAGACCTTCAATATAAGCACATTTAGCAAAGTCTAAATCTCTATTATAATCAGCACATCTCATTTGGTCAAACATCTGGAATATTATAACAGAACCAGTACTTGATTGAGCAACAGCAGTTTGAGTAGTAGAAGCTCCAGCAGATTGAGAAATTTGTCCATAACGTTGAGCATTCATATCAACAAGTTCACGAGCTTCAAGTTTAATAGCTTCTTTTAGATTACTAAGTTCTGTAATATATTGACCCATATTTACATTAAGTAATCTAATGTTTTGCATCTTAACTCCTGCTGCATCTTCTTCATCATCAATAGGAAGTACACCATCAGCAGCCATTCTGTATATAGCATCTTCTGTATTATTAGACACAAGAGACTTAGGTAAAAGCATAATAAGCATTTTATTCTTTGCTATTACCATTTCTTGATGATAAGAAACTATATTACGAAATACTTGGAAAGGAGTAATAGTTTCAATGATACTAAACTTACCAAAATAAGGAAGTACTTCCATAATACCATTATAAGGAAGTTTACCTTTACGTTCATAAAGTATAGGTCTAGCTTTAACTGGATAAATACCAGTAAATCTAGTTCCTATTCTATAACCTTCATAAACTTGAGGTTTATATTCCCATTCAATACTAATATCACCAGCTTCTTTATTCAACTCATAATCTTCTTCTACAACTCTTTGTTCCTGAAAACCAAGTTGATTTACAAAAGTAAGAATACCTTGACGAGCAAAACCTTTCCAAACTACATGCCAAACTTCATAAAGATTACCATTACGAGCACTAGGATGTTCATCTTTACTTTTAAACAGTTTACGCTCTTCATCAGTAAACTTATCACAAACATTAGCATAATGTTCAAAGTATTGGTCATATCTTAAAGGAACAGTCCTTGTAGCATAAGATGCATCGTTATAATACTTATCAAGGAAACTTCTATCATTATCGTCAAGATAATCATCAAAAGCATCAAGAATTTGATTATAACTCATCTTCATCTTTCTAGCAAACATATCATGGTCTTCAATCATATATTCACTATTAGGAATAGGATAAGCTTCCATTAAAGGAACACATTCTTTAATAATCTTATCTCCTCTAAGTTCAGTATATGTATAACATTCACCAAAAGCACAATAATTAAAGAATGCAGTAAGATAAATATTAAGGTCGTTAGTAATATCTCTAATATAATTAAGAATATCTTGACCTTGTTTACTTTCTCTATCTATATAATCCTGGTTAAACTTATTCATAAATTCCTCTGGGTCAGGCATAACATCTTGAGGATTTATAGCTTCTACAGATTGACCTTGACCTTCAGCTTGTTGAACAGCAGCCTGATAACGTTTTTGAAACTCCTGTTGAAATGCTTGTTGAGCAGCTTCCATAACTTTTTGTTTAAGAGCAGCATTTCTATTAAATACTATATCAGGATTGTTAGCTCCTACAACAAAGTCATGAGGATTTTTAAAATACTCTCCTATATATCTACGTATAATATCGGACATAATATCATAGTTACGTAGAGTAGCAGGAAAGTTCTTAAAACGTTCTTTACTAGCATTGTAAGGATTAAGAGTTTTTCTATAAAACTCTTGAGGTAATTCACCATGTAGAATACGAATTTTAGTTTCAGTATCACTACGGTCATTCATACTAATTCCTAAACCAATAACATAATCAATACTATTAGTATACCAATAAGGCTTTGCTTTCTCTTCAGCACTAACCTTTTGTTTAGGAAATTGATAAGTTAAATTGTTATTAAACATACGTATATTTATTTAGTTAATTATTAAACAAACCAATCTCTATCCCAAATATTATCATTATAATTTTCAATAGTAGCTTTCTTACGATGAGCAAGTTCTTTAGCAGCTTCTACATCATCAAGTTTCCATTGAAGTGCACGTATTAACATTTCAGATACTCTATCGAAGTTACCTTTATCATTCCATTTAAGAAGTTCAAGTATACTTTGATAATCATAAATAGTCTGAAAGAAATAAAGAGGTGTACCATCAAGTTTTTTACCAACTTCACTATACAACATTTCTTTAAGTAATCGAAGTCCTTCAAGAACTTTAGTAGTACCTTGACCGCTACCGCCACCCATATTTACACCATAAGATGCAGTAACTTTAGCTTTAATAGAACTATCCCAAAGTTCTACTGGGTCTTTCATTAAATACTTTAAAGCTTTCCATTTAGTGAAATTACTAACAGTTTCACCACGGTTAACCTCAACACCAGTAGTACCTATACAATTATAATAAACAGCCATAAAGTAACATATTCTATCAGCTTCTTCAAGTTTCTCAGGACGACCATAATACGCACATACTACTTTACCTTTAAAGCCATTATATTGTGTAGGGTTCTCCCAAACTTTAATACTATTATGAGAATGTTTATTAGTGATACCACTAGTTTCTTTATTTACACCTACAGGGTCATAACTTATAGAATATTGACCTTTTGGAATACCAACTTCATATTTACCGTTTTCATTAACATGATTAACTCTAATAGGTTCAAACCATTTACGAACACAACCATGTGGATGTTCATGTTGTTTACGAGGTACACCTTGAATCCAATCAAAGAAATCTTTATTAAATTTACCTCCTTCTGCTTTAATACGAGCATTAGTTTTAAATATTACTTTACCATCAGCATCTTCAAAAAACATACCATCATCAGATATATTAGTATAAGCTGGGTCATTTTTAAGTACTTCTTCCCAATTCATTAAAGCTTCAGAACTAAACAAGTTTTCACTAGTAGAACTGAATGATTCACTAGGCATATTAGCATACTGACCTAAGTAATTAATATAATCACTAAAAGTTTTACTATGAACTTTCTTATCAGTACGTTCTTTATAAGCAATTCTAAGACCCATTTCAATGTCAGAATTACCATCAGCATCCATAGCATATCTATCACCAATCTGACCTTGAAGACCCCAACAATAAGGTTTAAAATAACCACAAACTTCATTACGAGAATCTTTATCCCAAACATTCTCAAAAGCTATAAAATGAAAAGCAGATGGATTATAGAAGTTACGTTCAAATGTTTGCATGTTACCACTAGTAGCAGTACCCCAGGCAAATAAGTTACCTGTAACATAACTACCAGTACGCATAGCAGGTTCAGTAACATTCATATATTCATCGAAGTTTTCCATAGTAGAAACCTCCTCAGTCTTAACACTAATAGCATCCTTACCAATAGCACAATCAGGATTATTATTAGCAGAAGCACTAAATAGAGCACTATTCCAACTATTAGGACTAATGTCACCATTAGGAAGTTTAAAGCCTAGAGTAAAGTTTTCAGCAGCACGAGAAAGAATACCACGTTTAAAGAAAGTCTTATTCTCATAAAAATAAAGATTACGAATAGTAAAATCAGTAAGACCACCACGCTTAGTAAGATACTTACTATCAGCAGCAACATGAATACAAACTTTATTAGGTTGGAGATTTATCTTATTGGCACTATGACTAGCCATAATATAAGAGAAACCACCACGACGAGTTTTATCAATAAGAAGATGAAAACCATTAAGTTCACAAAACTCTATAATAGCAAATGTCCAAAACTGTGCATCTATAAACTTAGGAAAGTCTTGTTTCTTCTTAGCAACAGAACCTTTATCGGTATGAATAATAGTCTTTTCATCAAGCTGTTCAATAATAGTATAATTCAGATAATTATACATATCTCCACTAATGTGAAGATTACGAACTTCACCATTACGCATAAAACATGGAGCATCAAATCCATGTTTACGTCTATACTCTTCTCTTTTACGTAATTGACGATGAGGAATACTATCTTCTTTATATAAAGTATATTTCTCACCATTTATATGATATAGAGAAGCCATCTCAGTAAGAAGATTAGTATTAATAAACTTATCTCCTTTACGTATATCAAGAAGAAAGCCACCACTTTCTCCAATCATAAACAAATCATTAGGGTCTTTATAACCTGCTTCTCTAGCATGTTTATATTGTCCATGATTATCGTTTATATATTGAAGAAAAGGGTAGCTTTCAATATACTTTTCTACAGTATGATTATCACTCATTTTATTAAACTTAAAATTAGTAATATAATAGCACCAGCAGCACTACAATAAGCAACATTACGTTGTTTTGTTACTTTCTTACATGACCTATCCAATAGTATATATCTTTGTCTAGCTTGTTCTGCAAGAATACTATCATTTCTAATAATTTGTCGAAGATTCTTATTAATATCCTTTTCATAACTTAATTCTATTAGTTTAGCATTAGCTTTACGAATATCACTAATCGCTATAGTTACACTATCTTGTTCTATCCTCCCCGTAGAAGATGTTAATGATTTACTTGATGAGTTTATAGAATAACTTAACAGTACTATCATTATCAAGAGCTTTAACTTCAATAACTTTTGCATTTTTAATACTATCTAAATTATCAACTTTAATTCTTAAACTATCATTATGTTTCTGTATTTCAACATTAGGTTCGATAATATTATTAGTCTTTCTATGATAATAACTTCCAATAATTATAGAAGTAATAACAACAAATGTAAAAACAAGTAATATTACACAACCTTTACCAGCTTCATTACTAAAACTATCCATTACTTAAACATTTACTAAAAGGTTTATAACTATGAAGACTATTAATAATTTCTTTATCAATATCTTCTTGAATTTGAGAAGGACATATAAAACTGACATTCTCTTCAGGAATAACAGTTTTAAAACCTATTGATGTAGGAAGAGTATCTACACCATTATCTGTAGAAAGAATATCATGTATAGCTTTTTCTAAATCTTTTAAAGTAAAAGTACTTTGAACTTCACCATTAATAATAATACAAGTCATTATAAATCCTCCTCATTAAGTAAAGTATAAGTAAATAGTTTACCATATCCTTGACTAATTTGTCTATGAGCTAGTTTCATAAGAGTATCAAAATCTTCTTTATTAGCAAGAACTTGACAACCAGCAGACCAATTATCTACTCTAGTAGAATGTTTTCCAGCTTTATGAATATTGATACCAAATGTACCTTCTTCTATAGTCTTTGGATTGAAATCATAAACAGCGTCTTTATTATTATCTCTATAAACTTTTACTGGTTTATATTGAACAATAGCTTCATACTTACCTTTATGATAACCAAGTTTCCAAGCAGAACGATATTGACCAGGAACAAGTATAGCACAACCTTTATAACTTACAGGTTTAGTCATACTAGTAATACCAGGGTCAGTAGTAGCAGCAAATATATTTCTAGATTTGATGCCATACATATCAATGTATTCTACTACAATAACATCATCAAATTTATTAGTAACATTATTACCAGCATTTCTGATACCAATAATATTAAGATTATACTTACCTTTATTAAAATAGGCATATCCTTTATTGATGAGTATTTTGCTGAAATCAGCTTTACTTGCTTTATTAAATAATTCTTCATTCATATCTTATTATTTTAATATACCAAATACATAAAACATTCCAGTTTCTGGAATACCTTTACAAACATATTTAATATTATCGACTTCTTCAACGTGAAGAACTCTAGTATTAATTCGTCTTCGTCTAGTCATATTACCATTGTATTTCAGTTTGTGGAGTTAGTAAACCTTGTTTATTAAGTTTAATTCTTCTATCTTGAAACATAGCATCTATTTCATTACGAATATAATTAATCTTAAACCAAGTAACAATTTCTTTACCTTCTTTGTCAATCTTATACATACCATGAACGTCACGATAAGGCATACCATATTTATTCTTTTCAAAAGGAGTTTGAATATGACAAAGACCTAGACCAACACAAGGAATACCTAATATCATTTCAGTCATTCTAGCATAAGTAGATAATTGCATAGTATAATGATTACCATTACAATTTTCTAGATGAGCAAAAGGAGGTAACATAAATTCATGAGTATTACACCATTCACTAGTAAGTTGAACAGGTTTAGTAGTTTTATCTTTACGATAAAAACCACTAGTAAAATGAAGACCATCTTTATTAGTTTTCCAATCAAGAATAACAAATCTATCAGGTCTCACACAAAGAACATCTATAGTACCACTAAGAAGTAACTCTGGAACAAATACTCCAATTTCAGAATAAATAGTATATCCTTTATTTACATAATATTGAAATACTTGATATATTTCAGGATACTTATTATTAGTAGCTTCTTTAAATTGTTCTATATCTAGAGGATGCGCTCTAAGATTAGGAATATCAGCTACAGTTATACATCTACCACTTTTAACTTGGTTAAGATATTGAATAGCATCTTTAAACATACTACTTCCTTTGATACCATCTTCAAGTCCATTATGTGTAGCTGTACCACGTTCACAAGCTTCTTTAGTTATTCTTTCCCATTCAGCTTCAAGTTTACGTTCACTAATACCACGTTCTTTAGCTTTCTTTCTAAGCCAATATTTCTTATCAAACTTAGGACAGTAATTTTCTATATTAGTAGTTACACTAAGATATTGATTACCTAAAGAATCAGTATATTTATGCTCAGCTTCTTCAAAATAAAGAAAGTTATTTTCATAAATACTATTCATAACTTAAACAATATAATGTTAAACATAATCAGCAGCATTCATACTACTAGTAATAGCACCACCACCTCTAGCTTTTTCAGACTCTTTTTCATACATAAGATTTTCCTTAGCTTCATTCAAAGATTTTAAAGTCTTAGGAATCTCAGATGCTTTATCAGTAACTTTATCTACTAAATCTAAAAGAGTACTTACATTCTCTATAGTTAAATTAGCTCTATCTCTAAGCTTTTCATTAAGCAAAGCATTAATAGAATCAACTGCAATATTTACATTATGTAGAGTTTTAAGAAGATTTTCAACAACTCTACCAGCTTCTCCTATACTTTGAGCATAATATCTTTTAATTATTTTCAAAACAAGAGCACTAGGTATATAGTTAGCTGGAAGACCAGCTTGTTCTATAGCCATTTTAAGAGCTTCAGCATCACTTAAACCACTTTGTTTTGCAGGAGACTTAGGGTCTCCAAGATAATAAATAACTATACAGTCTTTTACATAACCAGATTTATCTTTAGACTTATCTCTAGTATAAAGCTCTCTAACGTCTTTATCTATTAATTGACGAATAGTTGGAGCTTCAGGCATACCATTTTCATCAATAAGTAAAAGATTATCTATTATTAATCTATCTCGTTGCATGGTTCAGAATAATTTAAACAACCTAAACAATAAAACCTAATATTAGCATAATATTTACCACGACGTTCAACACATTTCCAATAAGTTTTACCATTCTTATTAGCCATACGTGCAACTTGATAATTATATACTTTTGCTTCATTGTCTCTAATAACAGCTTCTCTCATCATTGCAGCTCTGAAATTTTCAAAGTTTTCAGGAGTCATGATTTCTTTAGCAGCATCTAGAGTTTCTTTATTTTTAGCATAAGCTTTTGAACCAGCTTTTCTTTTAATCTTACCAAGATAAGGAATAGCAGTAACTTCATCAGCTTCTAAATGACGTTGAGCATCTTTTTCAAGTTGAACTAGAATCATCATGGCAACATCCTTATCTATAATATTATCATCTATAGTTTTAAGTATAGATGCTTTATTTTCAATAAGAACTTGTTTGCCAGTAGAACTAGGAAATTTACCTTCTTCTAAACCTTCATCGTTTATTTTATATTTCATATTAATAATATTATTAATAGTACAATATAAAGCTTTGGGAGTGTGAACTCCCTTAGCTTTTAAAGCCTCCCCGTAGAAGATGTGAATAGGTAATTACTTACCCATATCAGTTTCTCCAGCATCAGGAACAATATAATATTGACTAACAGGAACATACTTTCCTACAGAACCATGAATATTACAAACTGGAACAATCTTAAAATCTACGAAATAAGTAGGAACATTAACTGCCATAAGTTTCTTATTTAAATCAGCATTAGTTTGAAGAAGATTAAGTAAGAAACCAGGAGTAAGAACATTAGCAGGAGAATTAACATGATGTCCCATAGCAATATCACTAGGAGAAATAATTATAATTTCACCAAGTTTAATATCTTTGATAAACTCATCATCAGTATTACTCTTAATCATAACAGCAACACCACTAACACTTGCATTCTTATTTTGTCTACTAAGACTTACAATACTAATAGGACGCTCTTTAAATACAACAGCAATAAGAGCATAATTCTTACTAACATTAACATGCTTAACGTAATCAGCAATTACATTCATGTCAATTTCACTCATACTAGTAGGCATACGAAGGGTCTGATTAAGACCAAGATAATTAACTTTTAAATCAACCATAATTTTATATTTTAAATTAATACTTTGAATAGTGTCCGTACTATTAAGTTATTTCAGCCTACAGAAATTAACTTAGTAAATAGTAATACTGTAGGTGCTAGAAATACTGCTGCAAATATAGATAATAATAATGAAAGTAATAATAGTATTAGTAATAAATTATAATTAGTTAAACGGAATTAACTAAATTTGATAATTATCAGCACGATTAGTAAGTAAAGTAATAGTAAAATTAATGTGATGATTAATTAAAAGTAATGGTAATGATAATGATAAAAATGAAACAAGTAGTAGCGATAAAGAAAACTATAAAACAAGTAAGGATAATAATAGTAAAGTAAGAATATAAGATAATAGTAAAAGTAACGTAAATGATTATATGAATAATTATAATGATAAAGTAAAGGAAGATTAAGGTAAAGTAAATTATAAAGTAAGTGATAATAATAGAAGCAGTAAAAGTAGGGGTAGAAAATTATATAAATAACTATGAGCAAGGAGGTATGTAGTTAGACCCCCACCATCATAAAGACAATATCAATACCCCCGCCTATCAAGCAGGAAATTCAACATTTTGACTACAAGAAAGAATCAATTTTCAACAACAAGAAAAGAAACAAGTCTTGGCATGGAACGGGTTCATGCTCTAGCTTATGCTAGTTTCATTAATTTAAACACTTATTATTATGAAATCAATGAATCTTAATTTGACAGTTCAGAATGTACGTACATTTGCTAATGCAGACGGTAGACAATTCATTAACCTCATTACTGTGCAAAGCTTTCCAAAGCGTAGTGCAGACAAGGAGACTGGTGAGTTTGTTGAAGGTGTTACCAACGAGTTGGTAATGTCATTACGTCAGTTCATGCACGTAGTGTACTTGACACCGAACTTCTTGCAGGTGTACTTCAAGGACTTCGACAGAAAGGAATATACTGTTACTCCTGATGGAGTTTGGTATAGTCTGTTGCTTGGTGCTACTCTTTCTGTTACTATTGAACGTTATGAAGATGGCGACACCTTCATCAACGAGATTAGTGGTGAAGAAGAGAGTTCTGATAGTGTGACTTATCATACTAGACTTACTAAGATTAAACTTGCTACTTGTGGTAGAAAGTTTGCTCTTCGTAAAGAAGATGATTTCGATGCTGTTGAAGCTACTATTCTCGACCTTGAGAATCTTGCTCCAACTGTACACAAGTTTGCTGTCAAGACAGAGGCTGAGAAGCCAGCTGAGAAAGAGGCTGAGAAGCCTGCTGAAAAGCCAGCTGAGTAATGAAATGCAAGAGTGGGAGAGAAATCTCCTGCTCTTGTTACTCATTGCGCTTTTGACTACAAGAACAACTCAAGTTGACTACAATAAAGTTACAAGAGTTGACAACAAAAAAGAAACAAATTCTGCGTATCAAAATTAGAATACTTATAAGACTTTTTATAAATGTTATAAGACTTATTCTATTGATATTGCAAGTATTTATTTATTAATTTAAAGATAAGGAGAACTTATTATGAATAATCAAGTAGCATTAAATCTTATTGAAGCTATTGTAAGTGCTAAATGTAATACTATTATTGCAACTATTGTTACAGATAATGGTAGTGTTTATGAAAATATTACAGTAGACACATTCGATACAGAAGGTGTTTTATTTAATGAAACACATTATATAGCTTATTCTTGCATTGTTGAAATTAATGTTAAGAATGTACCTGAGTAAATATTAAAACTGCTCATTATTTTAGTATTAATCTTTAAAGTATAGGAGAACTATATTATGAATAGTAAAGTTGAGCTTATTAAAGCTGTGGTTAATAAACCAATTAAGATTGAGATTAAAGATAATCTTAGTCTTGTTAGTAAATACTATGTTTATGCTGTTGATACAGATTCTTGTGTAATTACTAAAGAATATGTTAGCGAATATATAAAACCTGCTGACAGAGATAGTAATTTTAAAACTATTAAATATGATAATATTAATGGAATTAGAATTATGGCTTAATGATATTGATTATGAGGATATTTATGATAATATTGATGATTATGAATATCCTTATAATCATGTGAATAGACGTGAGATATAAGTGTAACATTAATGCTTTTATAATAATGTACGTGCGCACGTGCTTTGCGCGCGACAATAGCAAGTAACCGCCTTTACTAAAGTAAAGGCTCTAAGGTACGTGCGTGCGTGTGCGTGTTATTATATATATAAGCTTAGTCGAAGCTAGAACGTAGTGAAAGCTGAGGTATTTCTGTTACACTAGTAATAACTATAAAACAAATAAAGATATGTTTAATCAAAAAGAATATAATAAATGTGCTGACTTTGAGATTATTCTTGGAGTAATTAGCATGATTGTAATGATGATAATTGTATTAATGTAGAAGTTTGTGTAATTAAAGGTGAGAAAGTTAAAGATAGTGTTGCTGAGACAATCCCACTTTCTCATCTTCTTTAAATTAATAATACTCATGATTATACTATTAATCTCACTTATAATTATTCTATTTGTTACTGTAATTATTGATGTTATTCTTTATGATTATGATGTTTCTTATCGTACTCATAGAGTACTTGCATATATAGTATATTTTACTTTATTTGCAATTCTAATACTATCATTAATTGCTTGTGTATCAACTAGTAATAGTAGTTATAAGTCTACTTCAACTATTCCTATAGTTACTCCTATACTATTGCCTGTTCATTAGTATAGTGCTTTTCAAGTAGATAATACTACTATAACTAATATTCAAATGTTTTACTATATAACTTATTAATGTTATGGATATAGATTTATTTAAATATATACTTAGACTATCAGTCATACCTATGTTATTTTTAAGTCTTTTACTTATTACTCATGGTACTGACGATAGTATTAATGTAGTTAATATGATTGGTATTGTACTACTTATTATAAGTGGTACTATTATAATTAATAATGCTAGTAAAGATAATGATGAAAAAAGTAAATAAAGTTACAGCTCTTGTAATGCTGATATTAGTAGCTACTACTGTTAGTGTTACTCTTAGTTTAGTTAATGCTACTTTAGCTAATACTAAACTTCGTAATGAAGTAAAAGTTTATAAAGCTTATTATAATGCTTCTGAAGCTTTATTTGAAGAAATAGAGGATTATAATGAAAATCTCTTTGATAGCGATAAAGCTATTGATTATTATAATGCTAGACTTCCCATTTCCAAATAAATAAAGTTCTATTACTAGTACGGTCTGTGAAGATAGTACTAGTTTAATTAGTAATCGTGTTAATTAACAATATTATAAACGTTTTAAATTAAAGAATTATGAAAAGTTTTGAAACAGTGAGTGCTGAACTCAAGAAAGTTAAGACTAACAATGTAGTAACTACTACAGTTCGTAACATCAATGTAACTGATATGACTACTTGGCAAAGAGTAACTATCACTCTTAACACTCCAGTTAAGGGTTATGTTGCTGATGAAGAAGGTAATTATTCTGAAGGTGAAGTAAATGTTGTATTTGTTTCTGCTTTCAGTGTTATTGCTGTATTTAGAAACAATCCTAAGACTGCATTTGCGGGTAACTATATCGCTGAGCATCCTAATTGCTTGCAAGTGTTACTTAGTGGTGCTAAAATTGAGATTGTGCAAGAGGCTGTAGCTGAGGGTCAGGAATATACTAATCCTTGGTCTAGTAATGCTACAGCTGTTCCAGTAGAGCATGATAGTTATTATAATCACATTACTAATATTATGGAACTTAATGATGTGTCTGTAGAACTACTCAAAGAGCTGGCTCGTATGATTATGTTTGGCTAATTGTTATTATAAGTAGTAGTGCTAGAAATAGTACTACTACTATTTATTGATTTAAATAAGGAGAACTTATGTGTACAAAATATTATTTTGTTAGTAGTAGACTTAAAGAACGTGCTGATGGAAGTCTTATGATTTCTACTAGTAAAGGTTTTAGTCATGCTAAGAAAATTGCTAAGTCTAGATTTAAGACTTATGGCTATAAAGGTAGAATAGTTAATATTCATCCTTTTAATGTTAAGAGTGCTAGTATTGCTTGAAATAATAGTTAATCTAGCCGCCCCGTAGAAGAATATAATGATTAAATTCATTATCTTTGCATTGTAATTAATAATAACAGTTATGATACAAGATAATGAATTTGATTATAATGCTCAAGATATTGACGCATTTTGTACTAGTCATGATATTGATGATTATGACTTGTTTGGTGAAATCATGGTTGGTGATGATGCTAATTATGATGAACTTAGTGATAATATATTATACGAATAATTAAAACATAAGAGAATTATGGTAAAAGAAAAAGAATTAAGTTCTGCTGATAAGTGTCGTAGAACTAAGCTCCGTAAAAAGAGTGTTGATGAATTAGTTAATATCATTCTTCGTAAAGATGATGTTGAACGTAAGTCAAGTAAGACTATTGATACATACAAGAAACTTCAACTTACTAATGAAAAGAGAATTGAAATTCTTAAAGATTCTCTTGATAAGAGTGAGGAGATTCAGAGTAATCAAGAAAAGACTATTTATTCACTTAATACAACATTAAGTAATAAAACTACTACTATTTCTACTCTTGAAGAGCATAATAAATCTCTTTATGGTAGAATTGATGTTCTTGAAAAAACTATTAAAGCACGCAATAAAGAAGCACGTATATTATTTGCTATTATTGTTGCTCTTATAATTAGTATTATTATTCTATTTTTCATATAAATAAATCTGGTGTTTACAAGTGTGTAAAACGTATTCATAAATTTATTCAAAGGATACCACTATTGCTTGTGAAAGTAGTAGTGGTTTTTTTAATGTTTAATAAATACAATTATGGAAGAAAATGTTATAACTGGTATTGTAATTGCCGGTAATATATATAATGTTATGGCTAATGGGGTTAAATGTCCTCAATGTGCTGTAAAAGACCTTTGTCTTAAAGGTAAATTAGGAACTAAAGTGCAGTTTGACTGCGCAAGTGTTCATCTTGAAAAGGTTAATATTGTACCTAATAAAGTTGATATTAATATCTTGAAAAAATCCATGCCGATTATTATGCCTAATTTTGGTATAAGTACTGTTAGTAATGGTAAAAAATGTAATATTTAAATTATGAGTAAAGATAGAACTAAACTTCCTGATACTCCAAGTACTATTATTCTTAGTGATGATGTACTTGATGATATTTATTCTGATATGCAGGCAGACCAGGCAATTATGCTTGAGCAATCCGGTCTTTATGAGTAAATTCAATTTTTACATAATTTCCTAGGTTTCACAGCTCTCAATTAATTTAGCTGATAAATTTATCGGCAAATTAATTTGAGGGCTTTATATTACAAAATAAAATATTAAATAAAATGATAGTTGTAACACAAACTCAACTTAGGAATAAAGACACTGAAGCTATAATACTTTTACGTAATGAAATTAAAGCTAGTTTTAATACTAATGCTATTGATTATTTTACTATAAGTGCTGTAGCTGAAATTCTATATAATAAATTTAAGCATAAGAAACATGATATAATATATCATACAACTGTTTCTTATGACGGTATTAATAAACCATTTAAAATAAGAATTAATTATGCCATCAAATAGAAGTAACAATGAAATAGGTAAAACATTTGCTATTGGTACTAAGATTGAGTACATGAACAAATTATATGAAGTAACCGAAAGTGATTCTTGTTGTGATTGTTCTCTTGCTACTATTTGTTCTAGTAGTGATATATCTGCTGGCGATAGAAATGATGATGCTTTATCTAGAGATAAAAGAATTAATATATTTGGTGAATGTTCACATGTTAGAAGAACTGATACTAAATCTGTAGTATTTGTAGAAATTCCTAAAGATAATACTAAAGATAAGTATCACAAGATTATACCTTTATTTAGAGATGATAATCCTAGTAAATTAAAATCTGTAGAATTTGATTTACCTAACGGTTATGTAATCGATAAAGATAATAGTGATTTAGATAAAGGCATTATCAGATTTAAGAGAAAATGGTTAACAATAGAAGAAATGTATAATTTAAAACCTATTGTTGCTTGTGAATATCTTGGTTCATCTATTGCTGTAAGTACGTCAACTCGTAAGAAAATAGTTGCAATAATTACTCTTATGGATATTGCTAATTATTTTAATGGTGATTGGGAATATACTACCAATGCTGATAAATGTGGTTATATGATAGCTTATGATAAAACCACAACAGAACCTTATGGTTATCAAATTGTTCATATTAATTCTAATACAGATATGTATTTTGGTAATATTATGTTTAAAAATGAAGCTGATGCACAGTATGTAATAGATAATCCTAATTTCAGAAACATTCTCGATAATATATTTAAAGTATGAGTTTGTATAAATACAATATAACTGTTAAAGTTGATGATGAAGACGATAAGTATAATGAAATGACTATAAGACTTGGTATTAAAAATGCTATTCAACATCATTTACGTTTTGCTAATCTTCATCATAATAGTAATGTTAAAATAGAAAGAGATTTTAAAGTATAAAATTATGGGAGACGAAGATTTATATGTAGGTAATGTTAGAAACTATTATAATACACGAAGTATTATACTTAGTGCTAATGAAAGACCTGGCTTAAAAGTTTGTAGTAGTAGTTTTCCTGATGGTAAAGCTCAACGTAGAGAAAGTAGACGTAGAGCTATTAGAAGAAGAAAGGGTAGACTATGATACTATGTAATAGTTGTCTTTATCAATTTGATACAAGACATTGTAATGTACCTGATTTTGGAGAAGTTATACAATGTAATGGTTATGTTGATAAAAAAGACTTTTATAAACATTCTTCAAGACGTACAGGTTATGTTATTCCTTATAACTTTCCTCTTAATAATCGTAGAGGTTTTAAAACTATATATTTTCTTATGAAATTAACTCAACATGATATGACTACTGTAATTAAAGATATAATTGCTGTTAGACATGCTGGTATTAATTTTATAACTAATATATGTGATAAGTTAGAAAAGGAAAATAATTGTTTGCTAACTTCTCTACGGGGAGGCTAGAGTAACTAAGTTCTGCTAAGTGTAGTAATACGGCTTATGGTGCGAAACCAAGCAGAACTCCTAATATTAATAATTAAAATAATAAAGTTATGGAATCAAAAGAATTTAAAGCTAAACTTAAAGAAACTAAAGATATTCTTGAAAAAGCTAAAGTTGAATATAAAAAAGAACGTACTGCTTTAAGTAATAAAGTATTAGAATCTTATAATATTCATGTTTGTGATGAAATTATTTATAATAATAAAAAATATAGAGTTCATAGTGCTATTATAAATAGTAAGAACTTGATATATGTTATTATTTCCCCTATAGGATTTAAATATTTCAATGAAAAAATACCAATAGAACGTTTAGTATAATCATCTTATTGATGAAGTAATATAATATTAATTAATTAAACTTTTTGTAAAATGGCAAAGAAACATGATGAAAGAAAGGATTTAAAGTGTGTATCACGTATTGCAAAGATTGATGGTAATCATATTATCATTCCAATTAATGCAGTTATTGGTATTCGTACTTGGGGAAGAATTGATTTTCTTGTCCATTATTGTGGGTATGTGCTTAATCGTGGTAGTAATACTATTAAGCCTTCTAATCTTAATTTTGAAGATAGTACTATAAGTGCTAGAGAAGCTAAGAAGATTAAAAAAGAACATAAACTAACAAACAAGAAGAAATGAATGTAGATTATTCTAAGCTTAAATTTGTCTTTAAGCCTAAAGCTTCTACTAAACGTAGAGCACCAACTGCGCTTCCTAATAAGAAGTTAACTAAATTAGTTCCTGGTCAAGTTATTCAAGATGAACAAGGTAATTTTACTGTTCGTATTAAGTACTTTGATTATATTAATAGACTTACCAAAGATACTAATATAAGTGATGTAGGTAAAGATGGAGTAACTCTTCCTTTTACTGAAGATTCTTATGATTTAACTAAATGTGAACGTATATTTACTAGAGTTGGTCAAAGAAACAGACAATATATCAGTTTAATTCTTAGTGAAAGTGATAGAATATTCAAGAAAGCAGACCCTAATCGTTATGTACCTTTTTGTCATAACTGGATTTGTTCTTGTTGGATTGTTAGAATTGATGGTAAACTTTATGCTAAATTCAATAGAATTTTAACTCTAGTTGGTCATGATTATAATGTTAAACATTTAATAGATGATGAGGAGGATATATAATGAGTAATACTGATGAATTTACTATAAATACTCCTAATAAAAATAGAGCTAAAAAGTTTACTTTTACTGATGACCAAACAAAAGCTTATAATGGACTTATTAAGTTTATTAATGAACCTTATAATCCTAAAGATTTTAAGCGTGCTTTGATTGGTCCTGGTGGTACTGGTAAAACTTTTCTTCTTAAAGCTTTACTTCAAGATTGTAATATACCATTCTCTGAAATAGGTTTAAGTGCTCCAAGTCATAAAGCTTGTAGAGTTCTTAAAAATAGTATTAGAGGTACTCATTGTAATGTTAATACTATTCAATCTGATTTTGGTTTTAAACCTAATTATGATATTGAAAAGTTTGATATTAACAATGTTACTTTTGCTTCTTATGGTCGTATAAAGATTGAAGATTATCGTCTATATATAGTAGATGAAAGCTCTATGCTTAATCGTAGTCTTGTTACTTATATTGATAAGATGATGAAGAAGTATAGCATTAAACTTATACTATGTGGCGATGATGCTCAAATCCCGCCCGTAAACGAGAAGGATAGTTATGCTTTTAAAGGCGTTACATCTTTCAGACTTACACAGATTGTACGACAAGATGAAGATAATCCTATAAGAACTCTTACTGAACTTCTTCGTGGTGATGTTTATAATGGAACTTTTAACTTTCTAAATTACATATCTCGTAATCGTAGTAAATTTGATAATACTATGACTAAAGGATTTGTAGTTTGTAATTCTGCTCAATTTCAGCAAGAAGTTGTGAAACAATTTAGTGACGAATCAATTACTCATAATACTGATTATGTCAAAGTTATATCTTATACTAATAAAGCTGTTTCTAATTGGAATAAATTTATTAGAGAAAGTATAATTAAAGACAGTGAAAAATCTGTTATTACTAAGAATGATTTGATTACTTCTTATGTTACTATTGTTGACCAATTTAATGATGCAATTATTCAGAATAGTGAAGATTATATTGTAAAAGAGATAGCTAACTATACTCATCCACAATATGAGCTTAAAGGTTTCATGGTTAAATTTCAAGCTGTATTTGGTGGTCAAGTTACTTCTCCATTATTTATTATAGACCATAGAGATAAATATACTATGTCTATGTATTGTAAGATTGCTGATGATTTAATTCAGCAAGCTAAGAATGCTCGTAAAGATATTCGTGCTGCTAAATGGAAAGCTTATTATAAGTTTAAAGAATCTTGTCTTCTTCTTGTTAATATTGGTAGACCTGACGGTTCTATTCTTTATTATAGAGATTTAGATTATGGTTTTGCTATTAGTAGTCATAAGTCTCAAGGCTCAACTTACAATGTAAGCATGGTAGATGTTATGGATATTGTTTATGATAAATATGGTAGACCTTACCCTAACGCTAGTGATATTAATAAGCGGCTTTATGTTGCTGTTAGTAGAGCTAAAGAAAAAGTGTATTTGAGATATGGATATTGATAATAATAGCTTTGTTAGACTAGTTCGAGTTCTTAAACAAAAAGAACAAGATGTAGCTAGAATTAAAGATACTATATCTAATGGTATTCTTGATGAAAATGATTTGAACCTTGGTGATACTGTAAAGTTAACCAAAAAAGATAATAGTCGTACTGTTATCGGTACTCTCTTAGATGCTACTATTGTTATTATTGATGATAATTATCATAAAGGTGTTATTGTTCGTCCTGATTATGTTTATGAAAGTGTCAAGTTTTCGCTGGCAGAATGGAACATTGAAGTGATACCAAATTCATCAGATGACAATTTTGTTGAGTTTTAAGCAATTTGAATAGTTTAGTCGATTAATTAATCACGAAAATTATTTGATGCGCTCAAATCGAAAATTAAAATATTAAATAAAATGTGTAATACAAGTAATAGTCCTTCTTTTAAAGAACGTGTACAATGTTACATTAATAAAAGCGATGAAATAAAGAAAGATTATCAGAATCGTATGAATGCTCTTAACGACGCAGCAACTGCTGATATTCTTGCTAATTGTCCTATTAAAGTTGGCGATGTTTATGTAACTGAAGATAATAATGCTTGGGGTGTTAAACGACAGTATTATAAAGTTGCTAAACTTGAAGCTAATGTTGATGGTACAGTTACTGTTTATGGTTATAAACGTAAGCTAGATAAAACTTGGGGAAAACGTGATAATATATTCATGTTTATAGCTGCTATTTACGATAATTATAATGTTAATCATTATGATAAAGTAGAAGATTATGTTGAACCTACTAAAGATTAATTAATTATGAAAAGAAGTGATAAAATTAAAGCTCGTAAACGTATTGAAAATGGTTGTAACTTTCCTAATCTTATGACTATTAGTAAATATCCTGGAGGTAATACTGTTTATCATAATTATCAATGGTAAACAATTATGATTCCTAAAGTATGTGATAATTGTGCTTTAGGTATGTTTAATACTAAGTGCAAATGTCTTGATGGTGTTGGTAATCCAATGTCAGGTATGATTATTGTTGTACCTAATGTTGATTATAATGCTTATAAGAATAGAGGAATGACTTTTAGTAAGTATGTGGAAATAGTAAAGGAAACTATCACATCTCTTACGGGGGGTCTAGAACAACTAGACCCTTATATTGTTCCTCTTATTCGTTGTAAGCTTGATGAACGTTGTCCTGTAAATCAATATATAGCTAATAGATGTATGCTTCATACATTTGCTGATATTAGAATTAATAATATCAAGAAGATAATGCTTCTTGGTAATGCTGCTACTAATTTTGGTTTTGATATTACTAAAGGTAAAGATAAACTATATTATGTATCTCCTTTTGTTTACAGTACAAATTTCTCTCCTTTTATTAAGTTTATAGATGATAATAAATACGATGAATTTCGTAATCGTCTAGTTAAATGGCTTACTGCTAATAAAGATAATAATTATAATGGAATGGAAATAATTAAATTGATAAATGATTCATAGTTTAGCTGTAGACTTAGAAGTATTCGAGAATATGATTTCATTTACTTTTGTAGATGTTAGAGATTATCTTGATAAATTTGCAGATTGTAAAGGTGCTTTAACTGATACTTTAACAGTTGAAGAAATTAAGTCTAGACTTGATAGTGTAAAGAGTTGGATATTTTATGTTACTGATACAGATGATTCACAGATGTTAGAACTAATAGACTTCTTTGAGAAGATGCGTCCTATAACTAAAGATGATGGTACTGTAGACAGATATGATTTATTTGGCTATAACAATCAAGCTTATGATGATATGATGACTAGAGCTTTCCTTATGTATTGGAATCGTTTTGATACTAGTAAACAACTTTGTTCATTTCTTAAAGAAGTGAATAATAAACTAATATCTCTACAAGATGATAAAGACGCTTTATGGAATGACCCTCTACTTAATGTTATTCGTAAGTATAGATTACCTTATGTAACTGTTGATTTGTTTAAAGTTTATGCTCTTAATTCTGCTGGAGTAAATGTAGATAAAGATACTGGTGAACGTAAGAAGTATGGTAAAAGTTTAAAGCAAGTTAGTATTAATCTTAAATGGTATAATCTTCTTGATTTTAAGCTACCTCCAATAGATGATGAAGAAGGTGATGTATATAGGAAAAAAGATGAATATAAAGGTATGACTAATGAACAATTAAATCATTTGTTTACTGCTGATTTTGATAGGTATCTTATGCCTAAATATATAAAGCCTATGCTTCATTATAATAAGAATGATGTATTTCTTGTTTGCGAGATAGCTAGACAAAAGCCTGATGAGATTAAACTTAGATATAGTCTAGGTCATGCTTTTAAACTTAATCTTCTATGTAGTGCTAGAAGTAATATTGCTGATAAACTTCTTAATAAGTTCTATTCTGAACGTAGTGGACTTAAAGAAGATGCTTTTAAAAATCTTCGTACTCAAAGAACTGCTTTATCGTTTAAACGTATTATATTTCCTCATATTAAGTTTAAAACTAAACAACTTCAAGATTTACTTGAAGAAATGAAGAACGTTGTAATATATAGAACTAATAAAGATAGTTTTGTACGTGAAATAGATTTTTATGGTACAACATATACTCTAGCTACTGGAGGTATTCATACTCAAGACAAACCTGTAATACTTAAAAGTACTGATAAATATGTTTATGTTCATCACGATTGATGTAAGTCGTGATTAAACAAGGTGAATTGACGGGGAACTCCTTAGAGATTATCTCACTAATCATCGCAGTAATGTAGATGTTGGTCTCAGAGAAAGACTGAGAGTATAGTAAAAGAAGATAATATTGGACAATCCGCAGCCGAGCTTCCTAATAAGGAAGAAGGTTCAACGACTAGTCGTAAGACGTAGGTTTAAATTTATTTAAATCGAAGCACCTTGCATTGTGTTATTACCCAAAAGATATTACCTTTGTTTCACAGTGTTTTATTAATAATTTAAATTATAAAGATTATGAAAGATTTGTCGAAATTAAAGTTAGTATTTGATGTGTCTAAGATTAAGGTAAGTAGAAAACATAAAAATGCTACTCCTGACGGTTTTAACGGCTATGGTAAAACTAGAAGTAATCAAAATGTATATTATGGTTATTTTACTCATTTAAAAGACAAAAGTGGTATTTATTGTATTACTTGTGAAGTAAATAATCAAAATTATATTGGTTCTTCTAAAGATATTTATAGTCGTGTAATAAAACATTATAGTAATCTTAGAATAGGTAATCATCCTAATAAAAGATTACAAGCTGATTATAATAAATATGGTATAGATAAATTTAAAGTTAGCATACTTGAAGAGACTAATGAGAATCTATTTGAAAAAGAAAGAGATTATCAAAAGTCTTATGGATTATCTAAACTATATAATCTTATGATTAAAGATACTTATCATTCTGATAGTCAACGTTTAGCTTGGGCTACTCAATCTCACGAAACTCATAAAACTAAAGAGTTCCGTGAAAAGATGAGGAAACTTAAATTTAATCGTATTGGTCAATTTGATAGATATGATGGTCATAAGATTGCTGAATATGAAAATAGCGATGAAGCTTGTAAAGCTAGTGGACTTGCAAAATCTACATTATTAGGTTGTTGTAATGGTTCTAAAAAGACTGGTAAAGGATATATTTGGCATTATCTTGATGATGCTGGAAATGTTATTACTAGTGGTAAGGGTAGAGAAAGAACTATTATGGTGCACAATGAAGATATAGTCTGAACTACATAGAAATATGTAGATTAACAAATTTGTATACATCCTACTATCCGAGTATAATAATTAGTTATGAAGTAGTACCTGAACATCTTAATACTAAGGTGTTTGTAAACATGGTAGATTACTTTAAACAGACGCGTGTTAAGTGTAAACATACTAAGGATGAAGATGGATTTGTAGTTCCTGGCGTACATAATAGTCTAGCAGCTGAAGCATTAAAGATTGTAATCAATGCTATTTATGGTAAATATGGTTATGAAAATTATTGGCTTTATGATAGACTTGCGCAAATGAGAGTTACAATTAATGGTCAGTTAATGACAATGACTCTTTGTGAATCTCTTGAACTTGCTGGAATACATGTTGTTAGTGCTAATACAGATGGTATCGTTATAAAGCTTCCTTATGATAAAATTGATGTTTATAATCAAATTTGTAAGGAATGGAATGAGACTAATAGAATGTCTGCTGATGATGAACATTATAAGATGCTTGTTAGTCTTAATGTGAATAACTATTTTGATATTCAAAGTAACGATAAACTTGAGTATAAAGGTGCTCTTGACCCAAAGCAATATATCAAAGACCTTAAAAAAGGTTATGATATGCCTATTGTAGCTACTGCTGTATTTGAGTATTTTGCTCATGGTACATCTGTAATGGAAACTCTTTGTAATCATAAAGATATTCTTGATTTTTGTAAAACTCAAAATGTTGGTAAACAGTTTGAAGTTGTTTATGAAAAAGTAGTAGATGGAAAACGTGTTGAAGTTCGTAGTCAACCTCATGTTCGTTTCTATGTATCTACTAGAGGAGTTGTGATTATGAAAGAGCATAAACTTACTGGTAAACGTAGTGTTTTAGCTAGCGGAAAACCAGTTCAAATTCTTAATTTACTTGATGATAAAGATATTAGTGAGCGTAATGTAAATTATGCTTATTATTATGAAGAAGCTTATAAGATTATTAATCCTATTAAACTTGGAATAAGTCCTAATCAGAAAGGTAATTCAAAGAATAAAACTCTTAGTGGAAAAGCTCTATTAAAGAAGAACTTTGGTATGTATAATAGTTTATTTGATAATGAAGAAGAATAATGACAGAAGAACAAGTTTATTTAAATGCTGTTGATGTTTGGAGAATGAATAAAGGAATAGGTACTTTTGTAATACCTGCTCCTTTTGATGCTCTAAGACCTCTGCTTTATATTCTTCCACAACTTTACAATAAGTCTCCTACGACTAGTATTGTTATTATTGTGAAAGATTTTGCAGATAGAAGTAGTATTGAAAGTTATTTAACTACTTTGAACAATGAAATATGGAATAATTCTTTTCGTACTGTAATACATAATGGAAGTCTTAGGATTTTAACTACTGAATATGCTGCTGAACATATTAATGAATATAGTCCTTTACTGACTATAATTTATAATCCTAGTATATTTCATTTTGTACATATAGCTATGATAGAAAAATCTAAGTTTAATCTAGTAATTCTTAGTAAGCTACTAGATGGTAAAACTATGGATGATTTCTATACTGTTGCTCCTAGTATTGGTAACTTTAGTCAAAATGTTATTGATGAAGTTAGAACTAACCGCCCCGTAAAAGAGTGTTTGGTAGGGTTAACTATAACGCCTGATACTGAACTAAATAAAGAAATGAACTATTATAATAGGGAAATTTCTACTGCTCTAGCTATATTTGGTAACTTTGATAATATCAAGTATGCTAGATTGGGAAATAGTGCTACTAATTGTTCTAGTATGATGATATGTGATGCTATTGCTCGTACTAATGGTTGGGATAATCATTTAGATATGTCTTCGGAATTTAATAGAGACATAGATAAACTTTATAGTCCCGCTGCTATTAAAGAACGTGCTGATAGTATTTATAATATTATTAGAGAACGTAGTACTAAACTTGCTAGTTCTAAAGATAAACTTAGTAATATCTTAGATATAGTCAATAACAATTCAGACAAGAATATACTCATTATAAACAAGTATGGTGAATTTGCTAATCTTGTTACTGATTATCTTAATGATAAATCTGGTAAAAGAATTTGTGCTAATTGCCATGATAAAGTAGATAATGTTCCTGCTGTAGATGATTATGGAAATCCTATTCTTATAAAGAGTGGTCCAAAGAAAGGTCAACCTAAACTTCTAGGTGTTATTGCTCAAAAGAAACTTGCACAGAAACTTATGAATAACCATAAGATAAATGTAATTTCTTGCGGTGCTTCACCTGACAAGTCTTTAGATGTTGATATTGATTTGGTTATAATCACTTCTCCGCTATGCGATACTATTGAGAGCTATTTCTATAGGCTTTCTAAGGTTCATTTCAGTAATGAGGTATTATTATATACCTTATTCTATAAAAGCACGTTAGAGGAGAAAAAACTAGAAGATAGAACTATTCCAATCAATCATACAATAATTAACGATTTTGATAGAAATGTTAAAGTTGATAATAATAATGCTTATTGTATTGTTGATTAAGAAAAAGTTCTTATCTTTGCAGCAGAAATTAGAAAACGAACTAATAAGCTCTTTGAAATAATGAATGATACTAAAGATGAAAATGGTAGCAATCGTAGTTTGATTGTTAGACAAGATGATGTTAATACTGGTATTCATGTTCTAAATCTTCTTGATGAGAAACAACTTGCTAATGCAGAAGTATTTCTAAAGAAGATTGTTGCTACAGAAAAAGGTGGTGTTAAGACTGTAAATGAAGGTCTTGCTATTCTTATGAGAGCACAAGATTTAAGATTACCTTTTAGTACTTGTATAGAACATATCCATGTAATTAATGGTAAAACCGGTGTTGATGTTCATATCGTCAAAGCGTTGTTGTCAAGGGCAGGTATAGTCTGGGAAACTACTAAAGATTATGTACCTCAGTATAAGTATACTGATGGCAATAATGTTTATGATGAGACACTACTTCCACAGTATTGTGTTAAATGTCGTACCAAAGCAGAAGCTGAAAGTAAAACAGACGATGAAATAGTTGGTGTTTATCCTCTTAAATACTATAAAGATTTAAAAGGTAGAGTATACAACGAATTTCAAATTAACGAACAATGTATTAAGTGCATTAATCTACCACAAGCTATGAAAGTAGCTCAAGAAGGTAAATTTCCTGTTATTAGAACTCAGGCTACTCCTACAGATTATGTTACTGAATATAAGTTTACTAGGTTTAAGAGAATATATGGTAAAGTAGTTGAAACTCATGCTGTAGGACATTTCTCTTATACAGAAGCTAATACGGCTGACTTATTTACTAAAGATACTTTTAAGAAATATACTCGTATTATGATTGGACATCGTGCTTTTATGTATGGTGCTCGTGATATAGCTAGTGATATTCTTATGGGTGTTATGTCAGACGATGAATTATCCGAAGTCTTTGCCAATTCAGTTCCTAATGATGAAGACTTTGTAAATATTGAAGAAATTTCTAATGGTGAAGTTTCTCCAGAATAAGGAACAATTTAGTGTGTAAATAGTATTATACTATATAATTATTTTATTAACAATTTAAATATTTAAAATTATGAAGATTAACGGTTTATCATTCGGTATTTCAGCAGTTGCAAGTGGTGTTAAGAGTAGTGTAGTTAATGCTGAGCCTCAGCTTATTGTTGCTACTACTAAGGGTGGTTTTGCTATTACAGGTTCTGTATCTAAGGCTCTTGGTTTGCAGGCTGGTGATAACATTATGTTTGCTAATAACATCGCTGATGTTGAAGCACTTGTAATGGCTAAGGAAAATGCCGATTTGTTGGAGTATGCTAAGAATAATGGTTTCGACCTTGAGACTTCTGAGGGTGTAGAAGCTTGTATTAAGTCTCTTACTGTTTGGTATATTGCTAAGGGTGTTCCTATGTTTAAGAAGGATGGTTCAGAAGCTACTGTAGCTGTTCGTCTTACTAAGGAAGAGAAGAAGAAGCTCTATGATGAGAATGTTGATGCTATCATTGCTGCTAATCGTGCTCAGCTTATTGCTGCTTACAACCTTAATGAGGATGCTACAGATGATGAGATTAAGGAGCATTATACAGTTGATGAGATGCAGAGTCCACAGACCCAGGCATTCAGTGGTTGTAAGCTTGCTGCTAGTGGTAATGCAGTTGGTACTGGTTTGAAGCTTACTTTCTCTGATACAAACAACTGGGAGCAGCTTAAAGCTGATATGGAAGATAAGACTGCTTTGAAGCGCGTATTCTCTGTTGATGTTAAGGCTGGTGAGACAGGTAAGTTCAACGATGGTCATAAGATTGTTGATGTTATCTATTATCCTCTTGGTGAGTATACTGATGAGAAGCCTGCTCGTGTAGCTGCTAATAAGGCTGCTGAATCTGCTGAGTAATTAGTTCATTCATTAGATATTCATTCGCTTTTTATTATAGGGAACTGAGCATATCAGTTCCCTTTTTTAATCAATTAATATAATCGTTTTAAAACTTAATTAAGTTATGACAGATGTAACAAAAGAAGCAGCAGCAGTTGCAAATGGTGCTGCAAAGAAGAATCGTAGAGGTATTAGTAATAACACAGTAGCTGCTGCTCGTCTTAAATTTCATGAGAAAGATGCTAGCCCAGCTAATGGTTTATTTATGGCTCATCTTGATTCTGTAAGTGTAGAGTGGTCTCAGAGTGCAGAAGGTAATTCTTTTGCCGGTTTGAAGATGCCTCGTCTCGTAGTTACTTTTGCTAGTAATCATGAGAATGTTAAGGAACGTCGTTATGTTACTAAGACTTTCTTCCCAGTTGAGAGTAATGTTGATACTATTCCTGGTGGTAAGAATGCTTGGCAAGTAGATGCTCTTCTTAATTGGACAAAGCATCTTCTTGATGTATTTTATCTTAAAGGTCGTGATTTAACTCCTGATGAGGAAGATGCTCTTACTCTTACATTTGAAGATTACACTGAAGATGAGAATGGTAATTTGCAGTATAATGCAGTAGATGCACAGGATGTTCTTAATGGTTATCGTCATATCTTTGAGAATGTTGCTGCTATGCTCAATGGTCAATTTAATGTTGCTGATGATGCTGTTTCTAAGCCTTGCTTTAAGGATGGTAATGGTAAACCTCTTTCTTGTTGGATTAAGTTGCTTCGTGCTACTCGTAATCGTAAAGGTGATTGGGTAGATGTCGATAAGAGCAAAGATTTGCAGTTTACTTCATTTGTTGGTTCTGGTGCTATCGAACTAGTTAAGATGAAGGAAGGAAAGATTCTTCCTCCTGTTATTCTTGCTATTGATAAGGTTAAGGAGAGTATTACTCCTAAGCAGACCAATAAGACTCCTACTGTTGGTGTTCCTGGTATTCCTGGTATGCCTGGTATGGCTGGTGGTGCTGTAGTTCCTCCTATTGGTGGTGAATTTGCTGCTGGTGCTCCTGCTGGTGGTGGATTTGACCCAACTGCTACAGACGACCTTCCATTCTAAGTAGATAAGTAAAGAGTTATCTCTTTGCCTACTAATTCTCAACTAAAGTTTAATGTTCTAAGGGGTAACGATGGTAGTAATACTGTTGTTGCCCCTAATTTTTTATCAATATGAAACGTAATGCTAACACAAGTAAACTTACAAAAGCTTTTATAGAATCTAGAGTAAGTCAAGAAGAAATTGTAAGTAAATACTTAGATATACCATTAGAAGTAGTTAGAGATTGTGTTGAACATAATCATCTTATTACTTCTGTATTTCGTGACGATGATACTGATGGTAGTATGGGTATTGCATACAATGCCAAGGGTAGACTTAAAGTTCGTGATTTTGGTGGTGCTGGTTTCTTTGACGATGTGTATGGTGTAGTAGCTTACGTACTAAGTATTGTATATGAAAGACCAATTAGTACAAATAATAAACAAGATTTTTATTTTGTACTAAGTCATATTTATAGAACGTTTTCGTATCAAATAGATAATCGTGTTAATGATTATGATATAGACGAATCTATAAAGAATGCTCTCGTTAAAGCTCGTAAGAAAAAAGCTATTATTGAAATTGTTCCTCGTAGTTGGAATCGTCAAGATAAAGCTATATGGGCTAAATTAAATGTAGATTTGAATTATCTTAATACTCATTTTGTTATTCCAGTTGAGCAATATTATATTGACAGAGTAACTAATCCTACTCCTAAATATAAAGATACTAAGAATGACCCTTGTTATGCTTATATGCTTGGTCGTAATAAATCTGGAGTATATCTTATTAAACTATATTTTCCATTACGTGATAGAACTAAGGAATTAAAGTTTGTAACTAATTGTAATGTACTTGAAGGTCTTCCTAATCTAGAAAGAGAAGATTATGATTATATTATTATAACTAAGTCTAGTAAAGATAGATTAAGTTTAGGTAGTCATCTAAGCAAACATATCTTCTACGGGGCGGATGGAAAAACTCTTAATATTGGAGTTGTTAATCTTCCTAGTGAAAATTATAGACTTAAAGCTAATGAATATACTTGGCTTAGAAAAAGACTTAATAATGAAGGTATGATTGTTAGTCTTTTAGATTTTGATAGGACTGGACGTGATGGTGCTGATTATCTTTTAGAAACTTATGGCATTCCTTATCTTTTTATTACTCGTGGAGAATTTGGACTTGAGAATTATGAGTGTAAAGATTTTGCTGATTTACATGATAAATTCAATAATGATGAAATAGATACTTTTATTAAAGAAACTATTAGATATGTCGAAATCCGATACAGAAAAGATAAGAGTGATACCGATGCCTATTTCAAAAGATTATCAGACTGTGATTTGCCATACTGAGAAAGTTGGTAATAATATTAAATCACAAACTCGTATTCTTATGACTTGGATAAGTGATAAAGAAGAAGCTCTACTTGATAAAGGTAGAGCTATTACTATAACTAGAGGTGGTATTACTTTTGATTTGGATAGTGATAATATATTTTCGTACGGTGAAGTAGATTTTCATGATGGTACTGAAGATTATGATGCTTTAAATGAATTAATTCCTTTTAGAGATGTTGTTCATATTCCTCTTAATTACGATTATGATACTCATACTTGTAAAACTCCTACAAAAATGTATCAAACTAGAGAGACTGATGATATTGGTGCTATGGCTCAATATGCTCATGGTCGTCTAGGTAAACCAGATAAAGTTGTAATATTTAGATTAATAGCTAAACGATGGTAAGATTTCCAAAAGCTTATACTATGGTAGTAGATGAACAAGTTCAAGCTATGGCTGTTAAAGACATTAATACTTGTGGTGCTGATAAATTTGTTGCTAAAGCTTGTGTTCGTCTTGATTGTTCTCGTATTAAAGATGATATGAGAATGATGCAAACTATAGGTACTCCTTATCGATATGAAGTTACTCGTACTCTTATTGGAATCGATTATGCTCTTCAACAAGGTTGGATTGATGAAAATAAGAAAGATGAGTATGTTTCTAAACTTGTAGCTTTACATAAACGTAATCTTAAATATGAAGAAGATAATCCTCCTATCATATATGATAAGAAGAAAGGTTTAAAAAAGACTACTCGTACTACTAGAAAGAAAGCTAAAGAAGGAACTCTTGAAGGTTTTGAAAAACCTAAGAAAGAGAAAACTCAAAGTGCTGTTCAATTAAATGCTCAAGCTAGAGCTAAACTTATTAGTAAACTTAAAATTAATATATGATACTATTTAAAAGAAATGCTAAAGGTGACCCTATTTCATGGAGTATTCACGAATGGGGTCAAGATAATGAGTATATAGTTCATTACGGTGTTGTAGGTGGGCATAAACATAGCGAAATAATTAAAGCTAAACTTAGTAGAGGTAACGAAATAGAATCTCGTATTAAAGCTAAGCGTAAAGAAGGATATAAAGAAGCTTCTGAACTTAAAGATAATGCTCCTTTAAAAATAGAAGGTGATGTTAATCTTCTCAACTTTCTTAATACGTATCTTCCAAAGAATAATACCACTGATGAAGGTTTTGTTCTTCCAATGCTTGCAAAAGTACTTAAAGATAATAAACCTTTTGATAAACGTAGTTATTTAGGTCAGTATAAAATTAATGGTGTTAGATGTATTGTTGGTGCTGAAGAAACTAATGATTTATTTAATCCTGTTAGACTTACTTATCGTTCTAGAGAAGGTACTGATTGGACTCCTAAACTTACTTGGATGGATGAAATAATTCTTCCAGCTATTAAAGATGATTTACTTGATGCTATGATTGAAGAAGGAGCTTGCCTTGATGGTGAACTTTATATTCCTGGTTATAAAGTAAATGATATTAATAGTTTTGTTAAGAATGAAAAGCTTCCTCAACATCTACTTCTTCAGTATTGGTGTTATGATATTGCTATTGATAATATGAGTTATGAAGCTAGACGTAAGTTTAAAATGGATAACATAAGTAGATTATGTTATACTTTTGATACTTATGAACAACATCTTAATAATAAGAGTAAACTTATATTATTGCCTGATATTAATATCAATAATATTTATGATGCTACAAGATTTAGAGATAAGTTTATAGGTCTTGGTTTTGAAGGTCTTATTATTCGCGATGTTAATTCTGCTTATCAATTTGGTGCTCGTAATTTAGCTATGCTTAAATATAAACAAGTTGATGATGCAAAGTTTAAAATTGTTGATGTTATTCCTGAAGGAATTAGAACTACACTTTGTAAACTTGTTCTTAAAAATGACATCAATGAAGAACTATTTGAATGTGGTGTGAATTTTGACCACAGCAGACAAGAATACATATTAAAACATAAACAAGATTATATTGGTAAGTATGCTTTTGTTGCGTTCTTTGAAAGAAGTGGTGTTCATCAAGTTCCTTTTCATGCTCGTTGTGTTGATATAAAAGATTAAGTTATGACTTTAGATTTAAATATAACAATTAAAACTCGTCCAAAACGTATAAAACATTACGCTAGTCAAATAGAATTAGATAATGATTGGAGAGAAATTAAAGGATTTCCTCATTATAGAATAAATAGACACGGACAAGTAAAAAGACTTGATGCAGTTGTTATTGATTCTAGAGGCATACCTTATAAAAGAAAAGGTAGAATATTAAACAATAGAAAAACTCCTGGAGGATACATTCAAGTAGATATGAGCGAAGATGGTGTGGTACACGGTAGATTTGTTCATGTTTTATTGGCTAATGCGTTTATTCCAAATCCAAATAATTTACCTATTGTAAACCATAAAGATGAAAATCCTTCAAATTATGATTTGTCTAATCTAGAATGGTGTGATTATTCTTATAATGCTAAATATAGTATAGATAAAATTAAAAAAGCTCATACTAAAGAGATGAAAGCGGTTATAAGAATAAACCCAAAAACTGGAGAAGAAACAGAATATGAAGGTATTCGTGTAGCTGAACGAGAAAATAATGCTAATCGTAGTAATATTCGTTATGCTATTATTCATAATGGTATTTGCAAAGGATATAAATGGAGATACAAAGATGAAAAATATAATAATGTTAAGCCAAAAATTAAACTTGATATTTGTCTTCCTCCTATTGTAAAATAACAGATTAGTAATATGAATTTAAACGCTTATGATAACGTAACAGAAAAACTAGACAAACATAAAACTTGGTATTCTCCAAAGTTTAAAAGACTATATAGTCGAGAAATAAAGTTTAGAATGTTCTATAAGTTCTTACAACGATGGAACGAAAGTATTAAACGAAATGATTATTTTCTAGCTGTTAGTATGTATAATAGTGATGGTAGATTTAGTATAACTAATAAAGATAATTATAGTAGATTAAAGTTTTCTATTCCTAAAGAAGTTATTGAAGATTCTATTCTTAATTCTATAGTTGAAGATGCTAATGTTGAAGTTAAACTTGTTGATAATCAGCCTGATGGTGAAGTGTATCAGTTGAACATATAACATTAAATTGCTAGAGCCGCCCCGTAGAAGATGTGGTAGATTTCCACTTTACTTAATACGTGAGCGGCTTTATTGTGCCTGCTTATTAGTTATTCATATAACTAAATTCAATTCGTTAGAAACAAAATTAAAATATTAAATAACTTAATAGTATGAGCAATGAAGATTATAATAGTGGTTGGTTTGGTTGTTTAGTGCTTGTTGCACCTTATATAATAATAGGAAGTTTAATGCTTCTTTATTATGCTATTCGCAATCATGCAATTTAAATAATATATTTATTGTAAAACATTAAAAGTAAAATTATGGTTAAAAGTAAAGTAGGTGCTGAACCTAAAGGTAAAGTTAAACATTCGTTTACTAAAGATGCCGGTATTCATGAAGGTATTCATCGTGATGAACCTGGTTGGTATGATGGTAAACTTCATTGTTATTGTTTTGGTTATGGTTATTTCTTCCATAGAGGAAAACCATTAGGAATAAAACTTACTCCTGATTATATTAAAGAGAATTGGGATAAAGAAGGCTGGTGTGGAGGACTTAAAGGTGCTTGTATGGCTATTATTGACCGTGAACGTAAAATAGCTGTAATTAAAGAAGGAACTGATTATTCTTGGAGTATTAAAACAGGTCTTCCAGTAGGTTATACTATTTATAAGACTGATGAAGATATTCCTCTTTATGATATAACTGAACCAAAGAATAAGAAAGTACTTATTAAGATGCACATAACGTATCTTATTAAAAAGTATCTTGAAACGTATTATCACGAATATAAAGTTCTTAATAGTGGAAGTAAACAAATTCCTAGTTATGGTAGTGAACATAGACTACTATATTTTACTAAGATTAAAGGTTTTGCTAATAAATATAAGTTTATACCTAAGTGTAAACCTTTATATACTAAACCATATTGGATAAATGATTATAAAGTTGATTTTCCTACTATTAAAACCATTCTTGAAGATAAACTGTTTACCGATGAAGAACTTCTTAAAATTAATAAATGTAAGTTCTATACAAAATTCTGCTTACATAAAGGTATTAGTTGGAAAGAACTTGATAAGAATTGGTCTGACGACTATATTGGAGAAATAAAAATTAAAGATAAAGCTAAAGCTGAAGCTTTTGATAAACTTGCTAAGAGATATGCTGATAAGTCAGAAGCTAATTATAAAGAAGCTCTAGCTAAGGTAAATAGTTCTGTTGATGATTGGAGAAAACCTAATTATACTTCTAAAATAAAGTATATTAGATATTATGCTAATTATTATAAAAGAACTATTGAACCTATTCCTAGTTTTATTCATAAGGCTGTATTCTCTAATACTCAACTTAGACTTAAACCTGGTAAACCTAATTGGGTTGAAACTAGTCGTGGTGCTATAGTTCCTCTTGAAGCTGCTATTAATGTATTTAATCAGCTTTATACTGATTATATTCTTAGTGGTAAGACTATGTTTAGATTTAAACGTGATGAATTTAGAATTGGTTCATTTTGTGTTTCAAGTATTTCTTATGAAGATAAGTTTGTTGACATTATTAAATGTGGACAAGATGAACCTGAGAAATCAGGCTATAAAGAATGGAAGTTTATAATAGGTTGTCATATTCTTTGGTTTGATGATATTAAAGATTTTGCTAGATATTATAATCTACAAGATAGACTTGCTTTTCCTCTAGATAAAACTACTGAAGAATGTATGGAAAATCATTTAATTCATTTACATAGTGGAAGAACTATTGAAGCTGTGGGAATGACTGATATTTAATTTAATAAAATAACAATTATGACAGAAAGTGATTTAAAGTATTGGAAAGCTGTTCTTGGACCTGTAGTTCCAGAGCATCTTGTAACTCCTGAAGTTGTTGCATTACGTGACCAACAAAACAAAATGCTTAGTCTTATGGCTAAGAAAAATGCTGATTATGGTAATGCTTTCAATAAAGGTTGTGATAAACTAGGCTATAAATATGGTCTAGCTAGAATGTATGATAAAGCTAATCGTTTGGTTCATCTTATTGAAGATGATTTTCAAGGTTACAGTAATCCTAATGTTGAAGATGAAAGTATGTTTGATACTATTCAAGATTTAGCTAATTATTGTAATATGTTATTAGCTTGGCAAGCTAGTGATAATGGACATGAACCTACCATACCTTCTACGGGGCGGGTAGAGACAGTTTTCATTGATATTTCTAATCTTGTTAAAACAGATAAACTTATTCTTGTTGAAGAAACTAGTAGGCAAGTTGTAACTAATGAAATTATATCTGCTTACGGTTTTGAAAATCTTTGTAAAGATGAAGATGACTATGTATATAATTTATCTGCTGATAATAAAGAAATTCCTGTTACTAGTGAACATAAAGAAAATGTAATAGCTTTATCTCCTGAAGAATATGAAAATGGAAAAGATTCTGTTAAACATAAAAAGTAAATAATATGATTAAAGTTGTAAATCCTAGTGTTGAAGTTTGGAAACAAGAAGGTTACGATTTAGAAAGTATTTTTAAACATATAGCTAGATGTGCTCGTGTTTGCTATCAAAGTACTCCTAAAAATAAAGATGAAAATGCTTATGATTTTCTTGTTAGAACTGTTTTTAAAGGACATGATTTCTTTGGTTATAGTAAGATAAATGTTAAGGACCGTTTTGAACAAATACTTGCTCAAAACGCTTATGGTGATGTAGATTTAACAAGTCTTCATTTAAGTTGTTGTGAACATGCTACAGTTCATCTTAAATTTCCTACTTTCATGCCTAGAGCTACTGCTATGTGGGAAGGAGTATATGAACATAATAAATATAGTAGAACTAATAATCACGATGGTTATCTTTATGTTACTACAAATCTTAGAGTAATAATAGAAAGTTATGCTATTGATACTCTTGAGTTTATAGATACAACTCCTAATTGTCCTTACTATATGCCAAGAACTACTGTTTGTTTTATAACAGATATTGGTGCTAGTCGTGAACTTAATCGCCATAGAGTTAATAGTGTTTCAGAAGAATCTACTCGTTATTGTGCTTACGATAAAGGTAAATTTGGTAATGGAATAACTGTTGCTAAACTTCCTTGGATTCCAGATGTTGACCCTACTGATGAAGGTCATGATTATAATGAAGGTTTCTTTAATGATAATGAAGTCTTTAATAATAATGTAATTGAAGAACAATATACAGATAATTGGACTGCTGTAGATTGGTTCCTTTATGGTCTTCAAGTTTGTGATTTAGTTTATCGTAAAACTCGTGAACTTGGTTGGACTGCACAACAAGCTAGAGAAATTCTTCCTCTTAATACTAAGACACAAGTAGTTCATACTGCTTTTGTTGATGATTGGGAGCATTGGATTGCTCTACGTAGTAATCAAGTTAGTGGTAAAGTTCATCCTATGATGGGTGAATTAGCTAAACAATTAATTCAACAAGTATATCCTGAATAATCATGTGGATAAGTATATTAAATTATAATATGGGACAAATTGAAGTTGCTGATGTAACCGAAGATTTTGAAGAAAACGAAACTGCTGCTGATAATAATGAAAAAGCTGTAGATTGGCTTGAATCAAACGGTTATTGTTCTACTGAAGTTACATTTATGCTAACTTATGAATGTCCTTTGTGTGTAGTAAATAATGTAGAAACTCATTTAAACTTATAAATTATGGAAAAGACAATTAATGAAGTTAAGAAGAATGCAAAGACTTTAGAGAATGATATTCTCAAGTTAATTAGTGATTTTGAAGTAGCTAATCCTGAAGTTGAAGTTCGTGTTACTGTAGGTCGTAATTATTCTACTGTTGAAGATGGTAAAATTACTCATAGAGCAGATGTAGATTTAACAATTAAATAATTAAACAATATGTCAAAAAGTATTTTCGATATTGATAGAGAATTGTATTCTCTTTATGACGAGATTGAAGAAGCAGGTGGAGAAATAACTCCAGAAATGGAAGAAAAGCTTGAAATTAATGGTCAAGAAATGACTAATAAAGTTAAGAATATAACTAACTTTATTAATAATTTGAATGCTGATATTCTTGCTATTAAGTCTGAGACTGATAGACTTGCTAAACTCAAGAAGTCTAAAGAGAATACAATTAAAGGTCTTACTAATCTTGTTCTCTTTGCTATTAAAAAGTATGGTAAAGAAGATAAGAGTGGTAAGAAGTGGATTGATTGGGGTACCGGTAAAGTAACTATTCGTAAAAGTGAAACTATTGAAGTTAATAGTAAGAAACTTGAAGCTATTAATGATATGCTTAAAGTAACTTTTGCTAATGGTATATATACCGGTACTCTTAACCAAAATTCTTCTGTAGATGAACAAGCATTACTTGATGCTATTGTTAATACTGCTAAAGATTCTGGTAATTACGAATGTAGCGAAATTGAAATAGAAGACCTTGATGATGTTAATATTGAGGTTACTGTTCCAGTTAAACTTACAGACCTTCTCAAGGGTGATGGTTATCAGCTTATGACTAATATCGGAGCTGTTAATCGTGATGGTTGGAAATTTAAACCTAGTATCGATAAGAAACTTATGAAAGTTAAAATTAAAGATGATGGTTGTGTTTCCAATATTGCTGAAGTTGTTGAAAACGATAATTTAACTATCAAATAACATGAGAGTTTCAGAATTAATACAAAAACTTAACAGTCTCCAAGAAACTAATGGAGACTGTCAAGTTATGGTTGATGATGTATATGCTGCTAATGTAGAATATGATTCATCTTTAGATATTATAAATATAACGTCTTATTAAAATAAAATAGTAATGTTATGTATAATGTATATTTAATTAAAACAAATATTAAAATAAAAGCTAATACTTTTCTTAATGTTAGTATTTTAGCAGAAGATTTATCTGATGCTATAAGTAGTGCTTCATATCTTAAATATAATGGTGAAGAACTAAAGAAACATATAGTTAGTGTAGAACTTATTGTTTCAAATGTAGTACGTGATACATGGAACGTTAATGATTTAAATCCTGATTATAAAGATAATCAAGAGGCTCTTCCTCCTGCTGATAATATTTAATTTAATGTTTAACAATTTAATAACGCTGAGTTATGAGTAAATTTAATCGTGGTGGTCTTCCTTGGGCTATTGGTAAAGATGTATCTGATTGTGTAACTGCACAAGATGTAATGAAGAAAGCAGGTCTTGATTGGTCTGTTCAAAAGTGTGAACTTGTAGGTAAAATGCCTTTTAGAATAGGCAGTAATAACGATTTAGGTGAAGACGCTTTTGTACATGATGGTAATATTTATCGTGAATGTGCTAATGCTTATGCTACCTATCGTACAGATTGCAATTATCCTTTAGGTATAGTTAAAGATAAGTATGAAGTAGTTCAAAATATGGATGCTTTCAATTTCTTTAATAATGCTATTGGTGAAGGTAAAGCAATTTGGGATAAAGCTGCTTGTCTTAATATGGGAGAGAAAGTATATGTTAGTGCTAAACTACCAGTACAAACTTCTGTAAGTAGAGAAGATGTTATAGATAATTATCTTGTGTTTAGTAATGGACATGATGGTGGTTCATCTGTAGATATTATGATTACTCCTGTTCGTGTTATTTGTACTAATATGCTTAATGGTGCTTTGGATAAAGCTTCTTGTCATATTAGACTTAGACATACTAAGTCTATAAAAGAGAAACTTGAACTTGGTGATCAAGTACTTAAAGTTGCTTGTTCTCATGCTTTAGATGCTCAAGAACTTTATCGTCATCTTACTACTATTAAGATGAGCGATGAAGATGTTTATAAGTATCTTTGTGAATTACAACTTACTCCTGCTGAGATTGAACGAATTAATCAGTACGACCCTAATAAAGGTTATGCTCGACTTGTTGCTCGTGATTATAGACTTCTTGAAGCAGTTGAAATATCTTCTCGTAAAGCTAATCAACTTTATAATATGATGGATTATTATAATGATGGTATTGGTCAGAAAGATATTTGTGGTACTGCCTGGGGAGCATATAATGCTGTAACTGGTTTCTATTGTAACGTTGCTAATCTTGAAGGTGAGAAACGTATGAATAGTCTTGTTTGGGGTAGTGCTAATAATAATATGAATAAAGCACTTAATTCTGTTGTAGCTTATGCAAGTTAATTTTAACGGAAAAGAAAATCAATTTAAAGTACCTCATTACAAAGTTGGTGATGAGGTACTAGCTTTCAGTTATATTAGTGGTAAATTCTTTGTTGGTAATATTGGTTCAGTTAATAGCTATGCTGATAATAATCAAAGTATTGTAAATTACACTATTATGATTGATGAAAATAAAGGTATCCCTAATGTTCCAGAAGCTTTAGTATTTGATGACGTTAATGATGCTAAAGAATGGGTAAATTCATTAAGAATGGAACTATACAACTATTGATACACTTCTTTATGGGGAGGATAGAGCAACTATTAGTGTTAGAATACTAGAAGCAGCTAAAGCCGCCCCGTAGAAGATGTTAGTGGTTAAACTATCGTTAAACTAGTTATTATTAGTAGTAATACTGATGATAATGCTTATCTTTGTGCTGCAAATGAAAGCAAGCATTAATATATATATTATATTAGGGCTTGTAAGTAGTTGATTATCAAATCGTTACACAACAAAAGTTGTAAACGACTACAACAATTTATTCAAAAGTTGTATGAGTTTACAACTTTTTTATGTATATTTGCAGGCGTGTAATGATAATGATAATAGTGATATGGATAAATTATATAGAAATTATGCTAAAGATATATGTGATGTTGGATTTGATATAAATACTATAGATACTGATAATAATCATGTAAGTAAAGACAATTCTAACAACTCTTATATTACGGCTATTAGTTATAATAAGGAAATGATTAAACTTCGTAAAGGTATAGTACTAGAAATGAGAAAGCATAGTCTTGCTGCTACTCAAGTATTTAGTTACATTGAGGAGCATTTAAAGTATGGCTGTAATAGTATTATTCTTAGTCCTACAATTATAGCTAAAGAATATAATAATGATAAAGGTAACATAAGTAAAGGTATTAAAGAACTTATAGAAATGAATGTCATTAGGAGAACTAAAGATTATATCGATGTTCCTGATGGTGTTAGTAAAAATCAATTTACTGTAAATCATAATTATATTTATAATGGTAATTTACATAAACTAAAGAAAGATATTGAACAACAACGTAAAACAAAAGATGATTAAATTATGAGTCAATTAAGTAATCGTATAGCAGATGCATTTATTAATTATGCAAATGCTTTTAAAGAAACTCCAGACAACAGATTAATGGCTGAAAAAGAACTTAAAGAAGCTCTTCGTACAGCTATTGATTTTGTTCCAGTTAAAATTTGGCTTGACCCTAAGGTTAAAGCACAAATTCCAACGTATGCTCATTATATGAGTGAAGGTGATAAAGACGGTCACGCTTATGGACATGCTACAGACGCTTGTTGTGATGTAATTGCAACTAGTGTTGAAATCACAAAAGATGGTCGTGTTAAATGTGGAACTGGTATTCATGTTGCTACTGAATATCGTGATTCACTTACTTTACGTCCTAATTCACGCATTACTAAAATGGGTTACGTAATACCTAATTCTCCTTGTACTGGTGATGAAAGTTATCGTGGAGAATTTTTTGTTGTATTCCGTTCCATTATAACTAATGCAAAACCTATTGAAGTTGGTGATGTTATTGGTCAACTTGAGATTCCTCATCATAGACAAATTTGTTTTGAACCAGTTAAGAATCTTGAAGACCTTGGTATAACTGATAGAGGTGATGGAGCTTTTGGCTCTACAGCGAAGAAATAATTAATAATTTAAATAATAAACAATATGAAAAAGTGGGTATCAGAAATGATTAAGCAGCACGCACATACTGCTATCGAAGTTAATAATGTAGCTAAGTTTATTGAAAACGCTAAGAATAGTGATAAAGTTGGTAAAGTAACTTTTGCTAATCTTGCTTTGCTTCTCAGAGATTTGAAGAATACTACAAAGACTTATGAGACTATTCTTAACAATGAAGGAGTTCATTTTACTCCTGATGGTTCTTATTATGAAAAAGTAGCTGAGATAAATGAAAAGAAAAATCCTGATAATAACGACTAAGAATTGTCTTGGTTGTTCTATAGCAATAAATAATACTCAGACTGTTATTGCTAAATCATCTAAAGAAATAGCTCTTGAAATTAAAGATTTTGCAGAGCTTCCTAAAAGACTTATTCATAAGTATAAAGCTTATGATTATCCTACTACAATATTTCTTGAAGATGATGAAGTAACATTTAAATTTGTTGGTAGTACTCATGTGAACTGTATACAGAGGTATATAGACTTGTATTTAAAATAAATACTGAAAATTTTTCTTCTGTTGTTGCTGCTAGTGCTTGTGAAAGTACTAGCAGTTTTTAATTTAAAATTATTATGAATCCAAATTATAATAAACATAAGAATATAGCCATACTTATACTTGCTATTGTAGCTGCCGTACTTGGTGCTTGTAGTTACAATAAAGTTTCTAATAATAAACCTGTAAGTATAGATAGTTGTGGAATTAATGATGATTTCTATGAAATCAATGATGTTGATTCTACAAATGATGGATATGACACAGATAGTGTTATTTATCTTGACGATAATGGTAATATAATTAAAGCTCCTTTTAATTAAGTTGAGCTATATGGCACATCCTACATTTTGAAATCCTTTGTACGAGGGTGATTCTAATCTTCTGAATAATTATTCAGCCGTAACATCAAAGTAGCTTAGAAGTCATTTAAAGTGTAATTTATCGAATAATCATTCTTACTTGTCAGTCTTATTTCACCTCCAGGCATACGAGATTAAACTATACCAAACTTATTGGGAAACTCCCACAATTACATAATAAATGATTTCTAAGCAACTTATATATTAATGTCGATTAATCATACTACTTTAATTATTTGACCGCTTACGAAAGAAATTAAAATATTAGTTATGTTTTTATATTTGCATTCCATGTTATAAGAATTAATAATTTAACATTAGCAGCAGTGGCTGCATTACATTTTCAATCATTTGTATATTATTATGAGTAGCTTGTCCGTGAGGATGAGTTACTCTTTTTTTTTATTCATTAGTAGCAACACACTATAACACATTAAACGAAAAAGAGCTAGACAGTCATCACGACTATCTAGCTCAGAACCTTTATAAGTATTACCTTAAACCACATTTAAAACTCTATAAACATTTACTTTTAGTAAGTAGTTTATAAATTATGAATTGCATTATTATTAGTTACTCCAGGCGGACTCGAACCACCACTGACAGAACCAAAAACTGTAGTGCTACCATTACACCATAGAGCAATAAAGTTTCGCATACATCTGTAGTAATTTCATGGCAAAATAAGAAAACCTTTATCTGTTGCAAAGATACTATTATTATTAATATCTCCAACAGATAAAGGTCTTAATTAATTATAATTAGTAGAAATATTACTATTGATGTCTTCTACGGGGCGAATTTAATCATTTACATTAGTAGGTACTATACCAAGTATATTATCTCCTAATTTATAGTAGCTGTTACTCTTATCAAGACCAGTAATATTACTATAAGCTCTATAAATAGGTATCTGTCTAGTAGTAAGAACATAAAGTTTATTTTCTCCTGCATATCTACCACTACTATAATCCCAGTTATAATCATCACCAGATATAAGTCCTTCTGCTATAATATTCATAGCTTTAAGAACATCACTAGGCATGGTCTGAGCTGCAATAGGAGAACTATATAACTTCTTACCTTCAGTTATAACAAATGGAGGAGTATACATCATAACTTGTGTTGCAAGACTATCTGCTTCATAAATAAGAAGATTTCCTAAAGTACTATTTTCAAGTTCTTTATCATCCCAAATAGCATGAGCAGCAAGAGCCATAGCAATAGCAGCTACTGAACCAGCGACATTACCCATAGCTCTAAGTATTGCAGCACGTTGATAACGAGGTAACATGTTCCAGTTTGTACTAAAGTTTGTAGCCATATCTACATAACCTGTAAACAACTTTTGAAGAGTTTGTAATGCACCAAGTTGAGTACCATTAATTTCTCTATCAGCTTTAATCTTATCTAAAGGCATTGAAAGGAAATCTATAAGAGCAGGACCACAACCTAGTGTAAAAGCTCCACGTTCTTCATTAAAATAACCTTGTCTTCTATAATGTTTAAGAATGCCAGGATATATATGTTTATGATATTGCATAGCAAGACTACCCCACCAATGTTTTTCAAGTTGCGCAGCACCAAGTTTATCATATACACCATGTATCTCTTTATTGATACTAATAACTTTACCTTTAAATTCACCAAGAAGTTTATAAGCATCAGAAACTTCTTTATCTGCACTAAGTGCATCAAGTTCTGCAAGTTTACTACCTTCTTTAAAAGTTAGTTTACCGTCTTTTAAATCAAGATTTTCAATAAGAGTACTATTCTTTTCAAAATCAGTAGTTGCAGTCTTTTCAAGTTCCTTCTTTACTTTAACAAATTCTTTTTGCATCTTATTAGGAAGAGTTCTAGCAAATTCAGTAGTAAAATCTTTACGACCAAAAACAAACTCTTTAAGTTTATTAGCGTCTTCTTTTATAGTACCAACATAATTATTAAACTTAGCTTCAAATTCAGTACCTTCAATAATCTTTTTTAAAGCTTTCTCATGACAATCAGCAATATATTCATATTTACTCATAGCACGATACTTAATTTTACCTCTATTTTCAGCATCAACTACAGGTATAAGTCTATTACTATACATAAGACTAAACATAGCAGCATTTTGCATAAAATGTTCACCTATAGCGTTAGGAGAATAAAGAGCATTTCTAAGTTTTTCAAAAGCAGTACCTGCATCAAGATGATTACCATCACTAATACCAGCAAGTTGGTCAAAGTCAATAACATTCATCTCTTTAACTATAGCACTAGCTAATGTTGAAGCTTTATCTTTACCAAGGTCATTAATAAAACTCCATGAGTTATGCATCCATAAAGCTTTACCAAGAGCATAGTCTTTAGCTCCAAGAAATTCTTTAGCTATCCATTCGCCTGCTAAACTCGATTCACCAACAGTAACGTTACCGATACCACCAGTAATATTAAGCATCATAAATTTAGCACTAGTAAAAGATTGAAGAAGACTACTAACTTTAGTAAAATTAGCATTACTTTCTTTAAATTGATTATAGATAATTCTGCGAATCCAATTCTCATATTGACCTTGAAGTCTTTCATCTTTTTGAGTAAGATAACGAGTTTCACCTCTAGCACCTCTTTGATGGTCTTTCTTTAAGTTACTCCAACCTACATTCTTTTGATATACTTCCATTCTATCAAGCATTTCTTTACCATAGTAAAGCATATACTTATTATCTTGTATAGCATTAAAATGAGCAGCTTGAGTAATGAAGTTTGAAAGTACAGTACGATAATCTCTATTAAGTAAAGAACGATGAATTTCTTTATTCTTCTTTAAAGCTTCGTCCATACGTTTATTATAAGCAGCAAGAGCAGCATTATATTCTTCATCATCAGTATAAGATATACGTTGTGGCTTAGTCTTTTTAATATTTTCTATATTAACAGAATCTTTATTTCTAAGTTGTTCCATTAACATAGGCATATCAATAGCTTTATCATCAGCATAATCTATATGATAGAAAGGGTCTCTACCATTCTGAAGTTTATCACTATAACCAAGGAACTCTAAGAATTGTTTTCCCCACCATTTTGCATCATGTTCTGCATCTTTACTCATAGAAGGAAGATAACCTCTACCTATAAAACGTTTTGCAGATTCAGTTTGAGCAAGAGCATTAAGAGTCTTTTGAACATAGTTCATAAGGTCTCGTTGATATTTATTAAGAACAACTTTTGAATCATAAGTTTTATCATCAGTTTTCTTATAATTATCAATATAACCTACACCTTCTGCATAATCTTCATTTTTGTATGCACGTTTAGGAGCAAGTTCAGTTTGAGCATAACCAGCGTTCCATTCACCATTTGCAACAGCAGGTATAACTTGAGTTTTTCTCCATATTACAGTAGGTTCCATTCTATGAGTATAAGGATTAAATACATGGTTTCTATCATACCACTTCTTAAACTCAGCATCGCCTTTTGCTCTTTGTTTTTTAAGTTCAGCTTCATAATAAGGAGTATTGACAGTCTCAAGATTATTATGTATAGTACGATAAGCTTCAGTTCTTTCGTTCATTTGTTTACGAAGTTGTTCAGCTTTCTTTTTGCCTTTTGTCTTGAGATACTTATCCATATCTACTTTAAGTGTACCATAGATGTAACGATTAGGTATTCTATCCTTAGTTTCATCATAAACTATATTGCCTGAAGCATCAGTAACAACTTGGTATTTATCATCGAGTTTTGGAATGCCCATTTTATTAACTCGTTCCCAAGCTTTATAATACTTAGCTCCTTTAGCTTTAGCTCGTTCTTCTTCTAGATTAAATGCTTCTTTATTGTAATTATCTAAATCTACAAAACGAGTAACAAAATAAGCAATAGACTTACCATTAGTACTATCTTCTGTTTTCTTCATACCAGCAAACAAAGGTTGATAAGCTTGATAAAGTTTATCAAGTTCTTCCTCAGTAAGTTCTGAAGTAGCAACATGTTTAGTTGCAATGTCATAATGTGGAGCAAGTATTTCATTAACTTGTTTTACTATCTGTTGATACTCTTTATTTGGAACACCATTAGCTGCAAGTCTTTTATAAACTTCAGCAGGATAAACAACATCATCTTCAGGACCATTACTAATAAGAATACGGTCATTTTCCATGCCATATTTTGTATTATTAAAACGTTTCTGAGCTTCTTCTTGAATAGCAGCTTGTTGTTCTTCAGTAAATATAGTACCATCTAAGCGACCAAATTCATCATAAGGATTTACATTAGTTGCTTTAAGTTTTCTAAGATATACTTTAAGCTTACTATTATTTTCACCTTTATAACCCATAGTTTTATATGCTTCATGAATAGCTTCTTGAATACTTGGGTCAACTGTCCATTTAGCATTGGTAGCAAGCCAAGCCTTTGCAGCTTTATATTCTTTATTCATTTCAAGCTGAGAAGCAGGAATGCTAATTCTACCAGATGGGTCTCTAGCTTCAGCAGTTTCAACAATATCAAGCATACGCTTTAATTGGTCTTCGAAACCTTTACGAACTTTACTATCATTATACTTATTACGAATATCATTGACATTTCTAAGATATTTATCAAGAGCTTTACAATCATCAGCGTTATTTATTCTAGCTTTATGGTATCTTTCTTTATCAACAACTTCACCAGTTGAAGGATTCATACCAGGATAACCCATGATAAAACTTTCTTTAGGTTCACCATTATTTAAATCATATTCAGAACGAATATCATTAAGATGATACCAAAGATTCTTTAATTCAGTTTCTTTTTCAGGACTAAGTGTACCGTCAATTCTACTGTCATTAATTTCAGAAATCATAGCTTTTGTTTTAATATACTCTTCAAGTATAGGTCTATGATTTCTATAAAGTTCATCTTGAGCATCATAAAGCTCCTTATAATAACTATCAACAAATTTACGATTTACATGGTCTAATAAAAACTTATCAAGTTTATGTTTAGCTTCAACGTAAGCTTCAGGATTATTAATTATATCTGATTTAGCATTACGTTCATCTTGTCTAAGTTTATTTAAATCATTTTCAAAGTTGTCATTATAAGGACGAATAAATCTACCATCAGCATCAATAATATCATCAAATGATAAATGAACTCCAGCAGCTTTTGCATCAGCAAATATTTTATCTATATCCTTATTAAAAATATATACAGTTCTTCTAGCTTGAAGTTCTTTAGCTCTAATATCAGCCATTATATTTTTGGTAAGTACTTGTATAAAAGCATTACCAGAATCTTGTAAATCGCCAACCCAAGCATCAAACCAACTAGTAGAATGAAAACCATCAAATACACTAATAAGATTATTTTGAATTTGAGGGTTATCACTAAGCTTTGCAAGATAGTCATTAGCAAACAACTTTTCAGCTTGTTCAATAATAGAAGTATCTGTAAGTTGTTTAATTGCATTTTGAAGTCTTTCTACATAAGCTATAGTATTATCACTATCTACAGATTTATCAACTTTAACTGAAGCAATATTACCATATTTACTAATCAATGCTCTAGCATCAAGAAGAGTCTTTAAATATCTTCTTCTTTCAGCAGGATTATTTCTAATAATATCTATAGTACGAGCATCATTTACAGGTAAGAAATGACCATTATCTTCAACAAACTGATTAAGTTGTTGAGTAATGTCATTAACTTTATCTTCAACATAAGTTGTTATGTTATAATAAACATCTTCAGCTTGAGATTGGAATTCATTACGTGTAGCATTAAAACCTTTAGCTGAAAGATTATTTACTTTTTTACGAGCAGAATAATCACCTTCGTGACTTCTACGATTCATATCGTTATAAGCATCAATAGAGAAATCAAGAACACTAGCACCAAGCTTAGAATTAGTATTTAAAGTAGCATTAGGTTTACCTTTTGATTTAACTCTTACAAAGTAAGTGTTATAAGGTACATTAATACCTAAGTCTTTAGCTCTATCTATTTCAGATTTTCTAGGAGCTCTAAATTCGAATATTTCATCAACTTCATTAGTAACTTCTTTACCATCTTCTACAGTAATATAAGTTCCTTTGATGTGTTGAGAATTACCAAATACAGTACCAATCGATTTACTTCTTAAATAAAAACTCTGAATAGTAAATTCTTTACCATTACTTTCAGGATATTTATTAAGAATTTCATTAATAGTAAACTTAGCAGAAGCTTCCTGATACTTACTAGGATTATTAATATCAAAAGCATTAGCATTTTTAAGTTTAAGATGTTTAACATTAAACTTATAAGCTTGAGCCATTTCATTAAGGTCTTCCATACTAGGAGTATCTCCCTTCTCTAATCTATTAATATAATCAACATAAAAACCTTCACTTCTATAACCTTTAGTATTTTCTCTATTAAGACTTACCTCACCAGTTTCATTTTCATCAAGTTTGGTAATAGGATAAGCATATACTTTATCGTTATTTTCAACAATTTTATAAAGTCTAGCTTTATATTCTTTACCTACTTTCTCATTAAGATGAACATAATGATTTGCATAAAAATCATCATTAGTGTTTGATTCATTAATAAAACCATACTTAGCAGCAAGTGCTCTTTGAGACTTTAAATTATTATATTCAGCAAGAGCTGTTTTAAGTTCTGTATTAAGTGCAGTAATTTCACTTTCATCAGTAGTAACTTCTATGTCATGTCTAAGATTAACAATCTTTTCTCCAACAATACTAATATCAGATAAATCAAATACAAAAAGATTATTTGGTTTTTTAAACTTACTTAATTCTGAAACATAAGTACCATTCCTACGAACATTCTTAACTGTCTTATGATAGATAAAATTACTATCACTATGAGAACGAACATAACGTTCAGCAACATCATAAGTTCCAGCAAAATTATTAAACTCATCAACTATATAATCAATAGCAGATTTACCACCAAACAAATCAGCATTTCTAAGAGCATCATTTGTAATAACTTTACTAATACCATTACGTCTCATCTTGAAATTCTCAACAGCAAAAGCATATTTAATCATATCAATAGCTGCAAGTTTAACAAGAGGATTATCACTATTAGCTGCTTGGTCAAACAACATATAAGCAGTTTCTACATCAGTGGTATCATCTTTAAATTGAATACTTTGCTTAGATTGACCAGTAGTATTATACTCATATTGATTGAACAAGTTTACTTTAAGTAAACCAAATATACCAGCATCTTCAGATTTACTTTGTAGATAAGCAATCTTTTGAGCAGGAGTAAGTTTAGCAAAAGATTCTACTTCAGAAGGAGCTGGTCTATTAATATATTCGCAATCAAAATTAAACTGAGGTTTAGCATTATATCCAAAGATTCTTTGACGTTCAGCGATAGTATCGCTTTCGCTATCAAAACCATAAGCTAATGTACCATCTTGTTCAGCAAATACTTTACTACTATACATTACTGGAGCAACATGATTATATATACTACTAAGAATATATTGTTGAAAGTCGTTATATTCTTTCTCATTAATATTACGACTTCTATCACTAAAAGTATTCTCAAGACTATAAACAAGATTCTTAAAACTATCAGTTTGAGTATCAAATAACATACTATTAATACTACTAGATGTAGCAGTAGCATACTTTAAGAAGCAGTGAAGAGAAGGATACTTAGATTGACTATCATTATGCTTATCCATCATATAACTTCTAATATCTACAACTTTGTTACCAGCAGCATTTTTAGTAAGAAGACCAGGATAAATAGCTTCAAGGAAAGACATTTCATTATCTTTATCTTTAACAGAAAGAACATTTTCTATATTAGCATTTTCTCCATTAACAATTTCTTGAATATCAGTAAATACTTTATTAGTAGCAAAAAGAGTTTGCTTAGCGCCAAATCTATCAGGATTACAAACACGAGCTAAAGAACTAATACCTTGAGCTAAACGATTAATATCATTATAAGCAAAAAGTATAGACATATCATATATCATATCTTCTACGGGGCGGCTCTCCTTTTGATTAAGTCTATTTGCTAATTCTTTATAATTAAGAATAACTCCATTATTAGAGGTAAGACTATATTCTGTACCAAGAGCAGTATTTACTTTGTCTATTACAGTTTTGATATTGTCATCTTCTGTTACTCCAATATTCATTTCAATAGCTAATTTTTTAATAGCATTATGAATAGGTTTAGAAGTATCTTCAGCATAAATAGACTTATTAGCATTATACTCTTCTACAATACGACTAATAGCAGGTTGCATAATAAATGCAACAGTTGTGTCATAATTACTACCAATATCAGGAAGAGTTTTATATACTGCAAAAGTAAAGTCATTTACATTTGGAATAGCACCTTCCTTAACAGCATCAAGAATATGAGCAGTAGTTTGAGAAGTATATGCAGTAAGAATACGTCCGTCTACATTTTTATTATCATTAGTCCAACCAATAGTAGTATGAGTTACAAGATAATCACCTGTTTCTTCATCAGTGGTAACATTAGCTTCACCAAATCTATTTATAAGTTCTTTAGCATCATATTTATCTTTATCATAACAAATTGTTACTTTATAATCATCATTGATAGTAGGTTGAACAGTATTACAAACAGAAACAAAAGTATCACGAGTAACACTAAACGCTTTAAGTTTAGCACCACTCATAACATCTTCTTGATAATCAGCTTGGTCAAGGAAATCATAAGAACTTCTAGCATTACGTATTTTCTTAACTATAGGATTGATAACTTTATCACGTGCATTGATAATATCATCAAAATTAGAACGTGATAAGTTCTCCTCAAGAGATATATTATCTTTGAGAATATCAATCATATCATCAAGAATACGATTATTACGAGCGTTACGAGTATTAGCATCTTCTACATTTTGAGCTAAATACTTATTATAACTCATAATACCAAGCTTTTTAGCAGCTTTGTTAAACTTATCAATTCTAGCTTGAAGAATCTCTTTAGCTTTATCAGATTTAAAAGCCTTTTTATCGATATATTCATTACTAATAGAATCAACCATATCTTCATGTACTGAAATGAAATTATCATCAGCAGCATCAAGATTAGTTTTATTAGTACGAATATAATCAGCTACAAACTGAAGTTGTTTAAGATAACTATCCTTTGTAAGTTTACCAGTTTCTGGGTTCTTTACAGCTTGAGATTCAAAAGCTTTATGAGCGGCTTTTACAAGTTCTTTAGTTTCGTCAGACAAAGCATCATAAGCTTGAGTTTCTTCTTCAGATAGTTCTTTACGAGACTTTTCAAACTGTTCATCTATCTCTTTATTAAGTTTTTCAAAAGCTTCTCTAACTGACTTATCTTTAATCTTATCAGCTTTCTCAAGATGTCTATTTACGTAATTAGCATAATCGTAAATATCAAGTTCATCAGAATAACTTTGTTTACGAATATTACCATGCTTATCTACATAGCTACTATATTGAATACCATATACAGAGTCAATATCAAAGTCAGAACCAGTTTGAGAAACCCAATCATCAGGAACAACAATAGTAGAACCTTGAGCATCATCAAGTAAACCAACTACTTTCATTACACAAACAGATTGTTTACCCTCAGTTGGAATACGATAACCAATAAGAGTATCAAGACCTGCAGCTTGAAGTTCTTTAAGAAGGTCTTCTTTACTCTTTTTATAAGTACCATCAGCATTCTTAGCAAAACCAAAATTACTAGCAGGAAGCATTATTTCAACATAACGTTCACCTTCTGGATGCTCTTTAGTTACAGGATGATACTTTAGTTCTTTATTAATAGTACTTCCTTTAATAATATGATTTTTATCTGCTTTAAAACCAACATTAGTAATCTGAGCAGCGTGGAAACCAGGAAGAGTTTGACGAGTAATAGCTCTATTAAATACAGATTGACTAACACTTTCAAGCTTAGTAATAGCATTACTAAGAATCATAGGCATATTAGCATTAGGTCTTCCAGTAATAGGATTAACAGCTTGCTCAGCAAGAGTTACATAATCCATCATATTACTATCAAGACCTAAACGCATACACTCTTCTTTTAACTTATTAAAGAATGTATGATAATCTATACCTTTAATAGTTCCATCTGCTTCAAAAAGAATATTACCATTAGCATCTCTAGGAATATTAAGTTCACTAGCAAGACTATTAAATGAATCTCTAATATTAGCACTATAAAGTTTAAAGAACTCTTCTTTCTTTTCATAAAGACGACTATTAACTGGAATATTATCAACAATCTTCTTCATAATTTGAATACCAGCTTTATTTTCAGCATTCATATGTTGAGGAGTTTCTTGTTGAGTATAAAGATGATTATAATCATACTCTTCAACATAGTCTTTAGCATGAGCATTAAAATCATCAATATGTTTTTTTGTTACTTCTCCAGTCTTACTATCAAAAATTTCAAGTACTCTAGCTTTACCAGCTTTACTTGTTTCTTCTGTATTAAGTTGGTCGATACCATTATCTTTCATAAGATTGTAAACTTGTTCAAGTTGAGTACCTTTTATAAATCTAGGTACAAGAACAAACTCAGCATTCTTAATTTGACGAGGTACAAATCTCTTAGAATACTTATCAAAATAATGGTCATAATAAAAGTTCTTTTGTACTTGTACAAAAGTATCAATATCACCAGAACTAAGAGGTTCATCGTTCTGAATTTTCTTAATAAGAGGAAGATATTCATTAAGTTTTCCTCTACCAGCAATACGACGAACCCATTCTTCAAAAGTAATATAAGATTGAGCATCATTTACAGTAGTACCTTGATAACCACCTTTTCTTTGAACAACACCATTCTTAATAACAAGTTCACCGTTTTCATATTGAATAGGACCACCTATTAAAGTTCTAGCTTGTTCAATAGTAAGACCAGCATTCTTTACAAGGTCTTTTACAAGACTACCGTCTTCAGAAAGTTGTTTACCGGCTTTATCAAATGTTGCAACTTTACATTCTTCAGAAGTTCTAATAGTATTCTTGATAGTTACACCTCTAAACTTATTACGTTGTGTAACATTAAGAGGATTCTTATAACTAGCAAATTCAGCTTGAACTCTACTAGTATTAAGTTCGCTAAATGCAACATCTGTTATTTCATTAGCATAATCAGTAGTATAATCAGCAAAACCATAAGGTACTCCACTAGCCTGGTCCTCCTTAGTACGTTTAAGAAGAGTTTGATTATCTTTATAGAACTTAGTATCGCCTTCAAATAAATCATTAAAGTTACCACACATAAGTCTATAGTTAAGCACAAAATCAGCAACATTATCATCATTGATAATATTAGCAACATCTATACTTTTAAAATTATCAAACTTTTCAACTTGTTGATTTACATAAGTAGTAATAAAATCACTAATCATATTAGCAATCTTAGCTTCTTGTTCTTCAGAAAGATTTACAGTAACTTCATCACTATTAGCAGTAAAGTGAATATAACCATCTATATCCGCCCCGTAAAGAGAAGGAAACATCTCTTTTAATAACTTCTCTGCTTTATTATCTATATTACCATCTTTATCAGTAAGTTCAAATCTATCATCATGAAATAATCTACCAGTAAATGTAAGAGCTTTAGTAGTAGGATTCATTTCTACAAAATGTTTATGACCTTTACCTACTTCATAAACAGCATAAGCTCTTCTAGCACTTTCTTCATCAAATCCCCAATCTCCTTTAAATTTAGGTTGGTCAGCAAGTTCAGGATTTTCATTCTTTTGCCAACGAAGAATCTTACCACTATCATCAGTTTCAAACCATTGATTAATAGAATGAGCCATGTCTGTAAGTTCTTGCACAAACATGTTTCTATATTGTATATAAAGTGGATGGTTAGTATTTATAACTCTATTCACTTTAGTATTACCAATCATACCTGTAACATTAGCTCTACGATTAATTTTAGATACTAAAGATTGATAAAGAGTAGGAGAAAATCTATCACTAACTTTAGTCTCATTCATACTAGAAATAAGAACAGGTTTAGCATCAGTAATATAATAAGCTCCGTTACTATCTATATCAAGAGTTCCGTGAAGTTCATATTTATCTACTTTACCACTATCATCTGTATATTTATAACCAATAGCAATTTCAGAACCTGATTTATGATTTTTACCTTCAAGAATATTAAAAGGCATAATCTTTCTACGACCAATAGTTTTAGTAGTCAAATCGTGAACCATTTGATTATACTCTTTATTGGTAGTAAGATTAACAAACTTAGAAGTTTTTACTTCATTATCTGCACGAGTTTCATTAGGAATTTCTGTATCGAGATAAGTTTCAATAGCTTGATTAACTTCTTTACTATTTTCTACATTGAAAAGATTACCATACTTTCCTCCTTTAGTTCTATATCTAGCAGCTCTAATAATAAAATTCTTAGGAGCATCAGAAGGAACACGCATAAAGTAATTAGCAAAATCAATATCGTATTCATTCTTAGAAAGATAATCAGCTTCAGTATGTACAAAATTAGCAATAGCACTATAAATATAATCCATCTTACTCATACCAGAATAAAGTACATTCTGACCAGTATTAGGATTACCAGCACCATTAAACAAACTAACATTAATCAAATCTTTAGCATATTCTGTAGGAACATACTTATCTCCAAGTTTACGGAAAAGACCAAATACTTTAATTTTTCCATCAACACCACGTTGCTCAAGAAGAATATTACTAAGATTATATTGATTACCTTTTTCTTTAGAATTAACACGGAACTTTTCATTACCATATTGAATAAGAGCTTCAGGAGAAAGTTTACCTTCAGCATCAACAGACATTTCAGTACCATTAATAGCATTCATAAGATAAGTAATCATAGAACTATTAATAATATCAGAACTTTGATTACCAAGAACATTCTTAGAATTAAACTGAAGAGCAACAGTAGAATAAGCTTCTATATCCGTAGCAAAACTATTAGCAGCAGCTACAGCAGTAGCAGGAATAATTTCAGTATGTAATGGAACGTAAGTTTCATTATCATCATGTTCTTCTCTATTCCATTCTCTTTTATGCTCTTGCTCTTCACGAAGATTATCATTTGCTTTAGTAGAAGCGTCGCTAATATTTTTTAAATGAGCAAGAAGATTACTAGTATTAATATCAATATCAACACGACCATTAGTTTTATTACCAATAAGATAATTTCTTACAGCATTAACATCCATATCAGGATAATAAGCTTTAAGAGCTTTAGTTAAATTAGCAACAATATCCGCAAATGCAGCATTGCGTCTAATCTCATTTTTAACAGAAAGTTTATATCTTTTTCTAGCACTTTCTACAGCAGAACGAAATACTTCAATAGCATTTGGGTCAACATTAAGTGTAGTATGCTTTACATTATTTTGAAAACTAAATATAAGAGACTGTCTTCTATTAGATTCTTTATTAGAAAGTACAGCTCTAACTGTACCATCAGATTCAGTTCTAGTTTCAGTCTTAGGCATAATAGTTTTTACAAACTGACTTCTAAATCTAATAGCAAAATCTCTATTAGTTTTTAAATCTTCATAAAGTTTAATAAGACCAGACATCTCTTTATTCTGTTCAGCAATAGTCTTAATACTATTAATAAAACTAGTAATATTATCTCTACTTATCTTAGATATAATAGCAGCTGTTACTTTCTTACCATCAATAAAATCAATAGTGCCAAGTTCATTACTTCTATCATAATTATATTTACCATCAACTTTATTAATATCGTTAAGCTTAGGAATAGTGAAAAGTATCATACGAATATCTTCATCAATACCTTTCATAAAATTACTTCCCATACCACTATTATCATCCCATCTAGCAGTAGTACCATCTACATCAAATTCTTTATTAAAATCAGCAAGTTCATCATTCTCATCTCCATTAAGAATAGATTCCATTTCTCCATCAAAATCTATCTTTTCATCAATAGCTTCATCAGACTTAAAACGAAGCATACCTAGACGACTATCACCAGCATAAATAGAATTAAAGAAAGAAACTTTATTAAGAATCATTTCTTTAACCATAGCATAAAAGTTTTTATTTTCTCTACTAGCATTAGCAAAAACATCATCTGTTTTTTCAAAATCGCCATCACTAGTAAATCCAAGAATTTGATTAATTAAACCAAGTATTTCTTTATTAGTAAATTTTTGACCTTTATTTTCAAAGTATTTTTTAGCTACTTGAACTGCACCAAAAGATACAACTCTATTAGCATAAAAATTAGCATTGTTACGGTCTTTATCAAATTTACCTTTAACTACATCATTAGCAAAGAAAGTAAGTATATTATTACCTATAACTCTATTTGCCATAACTTTAGCTGTAGTATTAGTATAACCAAATCTAGTAACAATATCATTAAACTTAGATTTAGTAGTTTGAGCACCAACACTAAAATGTCTTGAATTATAAAATTCAAGAGCTTCTTGAGCAGCATCGTTACCCAAACGATAATCATCAAAATCTTTAGTAAATCCAGTCTTGGATTCAGGATTATAAACTAATGCAGTTATAGCGTTAAACTTAACTACATCATTACCACAAAGTTCTTTGAGACGGGTTCCAGTCTCAGTACCTAAAAAATCTTTAGGTGTAATAGGACAATTAGCCATAATTATATTATTTAATTAAACAATAAAGTTCTAGAGGATTTTAAATTCTCCTCTAGAACCATAAAATTTATTCTGTGAATAATCTATCGACAAGATATAGAAAACTCTCCACGCTCAACCATATCGAGCATACGAGATTGTTCCTCTATCGGAAGTGCTCTGGCTGCTGAGTATAACGAAGAAAAACTGCTTAAAGTTTTATCATCAACACTACTACCCATATTAAGTAAATCATCAAGGTCATCTTCATTAACTGTATCATTACCTTCTGTAATATTTGAAATATTATCATCAGCAGGAATTTCTTCAGGAACTTTTTCTTCAGGCTTAGTTTCATCTTCTTTAAATTCAAGAGTACCTTCAACAGGAGATTTAGTTTCTTCTTTAACTTCAGTTTTAGGAGTAACTTTATTTTCTTTGAATTTATTAGCAAGAAGATTAAACTCTTTTGCTCTAAGAGACTCATCTCTAATTTCAATACCAAATAGTCTACTTATGAACTCCATAATCTTTTGCCAAAGAGTATTAGCTTTAGCTTTATGTTCACCTTCAACTTTAACAGAATTAAGATAATCCATAAGACCTTTAGAAGTAAGAGATTCTACAATGAACTCTTCAAGTTGAGTATCTGGTCTTGTACTAAACTTTTCAAACTGATATTCTTTAATATGAGTAAGATAACTACGAAGAGCATCTATATTAGCAGCTTTATTATCAAAGCGAGCATTAATCTCATCGAAAGTACTATCATTAAGATTAGCTAAATCAGCATCAATAGCTTTAACAAAATCATCATATATAGTTCTAAGCTTTTCTCTAAATTGCTTAGGATTTCTACTATTATTAATTTGACTATGTAGTTTTTCATGGATAAGAACACGAACTGCATCATCGCCAGCAGTATCAGCATCAACAGTTCTACTTAACCAATCATTACCTACAACTATTTCTTCATTTTCTGAATCATAGTAAGCTAAAGCATTTTTGTTTGCTTCATCAGCTTGTCTAAATTCTTGTATCTTATTATCATCAAAGATAATATTTTCAGGGAATATAGCATCTGTTACTCCATTATATTTTTTAAGTTTAACTATTTTATTGAGAGATTCTTTAGATTTATCACTAAGAATATAATCAGCAATAGCTTCACCTTTATTAGCAACACTATCGTCATTAATAATACTATTTATAGCATTACGTACAATAGTTTGTGGAGTATCAGTAGGAGTTTCTTCTACTACATCTTCTACGGGGCGGCTTTCAGAAGTATCAAATATATCAATTTGAAGAGTTTGATTACTACCTATTTTATCAACGCCAACAGCTCGATAATTAGAACTATTTTCTTGTTCCAAATCAACACGAACTAAGTCATTGTCAATAAGAAATTGACTATAAGTACTATTATTAATATCAAAAGCATTCTTTCCATTATATGCTGGAATATTAATATGAAAACCTGTTTTATCTCTACTAATAAACTTGTTTTTAGTAGGAAGATTAGTATTGTTATCTCCGTTAAGAAGACTAGAACTTATATTAATTTTAGCACTAGCTTTAATATCTTCTATTAAATCAGATACATCATCAAACTTATAAAGCTTTCCATCTTTACGTTTGATTACATTTGGTGCAGCATTAGGGTCTTTAGCATTACGAGCAAAGAATGTATATTCGTTACCGTTAGCTTTAAGAACTAAATTACCATTATTTTGAATAACAATAGAATTACCTAAAGACAAGATAGCATTACGTCTAAAATTAAATATATCATTAATAAATTCTTTAACTTCATTCCAATCATCAAGAGACTTAACATTAGCAAGTCTATCTTCTAATTGAGCAGTAACAGAATTTACTAAAGAATTAAGTATTCTATTTTCAGGAGCATTAACTTTTTCTCCATTACGATAATAAGTATCTCCTATATAAACTCTAGGAAATGCTGCAACATAATCTATAGTACCATTAGTATTAGGAAGAGCTAAGAATGTTTGTCCGCTAGCACTATTATAACCTGTATACTTTTGAGTACCTAATCCTGAAATAGCTACATAACCGTTAGAAGTAGCACCTATATAAGCTTCACTACTATTACTAAGAACTTCTTTTACTGGACGAGCTACATCTTTAGAAGGTCTAGTTTTTCCATCAGGAGTAAGTTCTTTATTATGAGCACGAATTACTTCACCTTTAGAGAGAACATTAACTCTAGGAGTATAAATTCCATTTGCTACATTTGTAGCAATATTAATTTCTTCTCTAAGTTTGTCGTAATATGTATCAATACTGTCAATAAGAATATCATTATATTCTCCAACAGCTACATTATTTGTAGCTTTTACTTGATAACAATATCTCCAAAGTTTAGCAAGACCGTTAAGAAGTTTCTCATAATTAGGATTATCAGCATTTCTAACATAATGATTATTAACTGCATATTGTATTCCTTTATGAGAAGCAAAAGCAGCAACTAATTGTTTATATTCATCTTTAGATAATTTATCAAAAGCTGCTCTATAAATAATATCATCAAGAGTAGAATAATCTATTCCATCAATAGTATTTCTACTGAGAATATCTTTAATAAATTCTTTAACTGGACCATCAGGTGTATTATTGTCTCCAGCAATAGTGTGCATCCAATCATCAGCAGGTCTAACATAAAGACCTGTGCCTCTATCAATACTAGCTAAAGCTTGCCAACCTATAGTAACACCATTATGTTTATAAAGAAGAATAGTAGTATTAGTATTATTCTTTTTACTAATTTCAGTTTCAAGAGCATCATTAGAATTAACTAATTTAAGTTCTTGTTGAGCAGCTTTAATACCATCTTCATCAGTCACTTCAGATAAGTCAAGTTTAACTGTAGTAACAAGACTTTGAGCACCAAGTTCTACACTACGAACATAACTACTTTTATGTACATTACGTAAGAAATCAGCTTTATCTATTTCTTCAACATCAGTTAAAACAAATTTATCTTTAGCAGCTTCACTAGTAAGATAATCTTTAAGAGTATTATAAAATATTTCAGGAGCACCAGTATATTTAGATTCTTGTTCTATATATCTAAGTATATCTTCAAGTCTACCATAGTATTTTCCATTACGCTGAACCATCTTTGTATTCTTAGCATAACGATTAAGAAACTCATCAGCGGCTTTAGTAAAATCTTTAGTAAGATTATCAAGCTTTTGAGTTTCTACAGCAACAGTTTGAAGATATAAATCTGCAACAGAAGAACCAAACATAGCTTTAGCTTCATTTGCATAATCGTCTACATATTTATTAACTTCGTCACTATCAAATCCTTGAGAAATAAGAGAATCTTTTTGTTTACTAATTACTTCTTCTACATCGGCATTATCATCCATTAAAGCACCCATGATATTACGACTAAGTTCCATATTTAAATCTGTTCTTTCGTCCATATCAAGATTGGCAATAGTTTTCTTATTCTCAGTAGAAGGAGTAGTTGCTTCTTCATTATTTTCCTCAACACTGGCAGGAGTATTAGTTATTGTTTCCTCAAGTCCCCCCGTAGAAGATGTGGTAGTTGTGTTACTCTCCTCTTCTTCTGTATTTTCTTCTTCTTGTTTAGCTTGTTCATCTAAAGCTTTTTCATAAGCTGCTACATCAGCTTCTGTACCTAATAAGCCTTTTTCAAAATCAATAACATTACCGTCATTATCAATAGTAATATAAGGATTATGAACAAGTTCAATATTATCTTCATTAGCAAGCTCTGTATTCTCAAAAAGATTATCATCATGCCAAGCGTGTCTACCATCATTAGGCATAACTTCATATTGGTTATTTTCTCCAGGTACAAGGGTAAAACGACCAGTATCTGTACTAGTTATATCAGTAACGTTTCCATCATCATCAAATGACAAATTTTGCGATTTGCTTGCATCGAACTTTGGCTTAGCCTTTTCCTTTTGAGAATTGCCCTGTTTCGTCTTTTCTTGCGCCTGAGAGCCTTCAGGTTGTGTTGCTGATTGATTATTTGTCGAGGCAGGTTGAGGCGATTGTGGCGCATTATTTTGTGTGCCTGACTGTGTTGATTCACCTTGAGGTGTAGGAGCTGGAGTAGGAGCAGGACTAGTAGCTGGAGCAGGACTAGGAGTAGGAGCTGGAGCGTTACCATTTGTAGTAATACTACTACTTGTAGTATTTTCAGGTTCTTCTTCTCCATCATTAGCTTTATTTCTAGCAGCTTTAATCTTAGTTCTAAGAATTAAGCTATCTTGAATTGTATTAGCTAATCTATAATTAAGACCGCTACTTAAATGAAGAGCATCAAGACTTTCTTTAAAAGCTTCTCTTTCTTTATTAGTCATGAAAGAAGTGGCATCATCAAAATTATCTTGTTCATCATTAAAATAAGCATCTACAGCTGCACGAATATTACCATTTTCCTCATCTTTATATTTATCAGCTAAATCATCAATATACTTATAACTAGTGTCAATAACTTTCTTACGAGCTTCATTCATAGTGTTTTGTTTATAACTAAGTTCAGCAGCAAGGTCTGTTTCGTTATTAACAACTTGAGCTTGGTCATATCTACGAGAGAGTTCAAGTTCAGCTTGTTTAAGAATAATGTCAGAAAGTTTAACACCAGTACTATTCTTTTCTTTATCTGCTTCTTTAACAAGATTATTAATTCTAGTTATATTATTATTGGCAGTTTGAATTTGATTAAGTACATTACTAGAACTATCAAATTCAGCAAGTCTTTTAGAAAGACCATTTTCTTTAGCAAATCTTTCAAAATTACGAACAATAGTTTCGTCTGTAAGTTGAACACCTTTCTCATCAACACCACTAAATAAATCATCATAAGCTTTAGCTAAAGGGTCTTGACTATTACGTCCAAGATTACCTTGGTCGTCTCTTTCACTAGCAAGCATAACGGCAGTTGTAAGACGAAGTTCATCATTAGAAAGCATATCACTATACTCATTGATAGTACGATTAATATTGTCAATAGCTACTTTATCGCTAATAGTCTTACGATTCTTAGCTATAAGGTCTTTCTTTCTAGCGTACAAATCACTAATCATATTAGTTATAAGAGCATGACGAACAGCACCTTTTACTTGTTCACCAGTAAAATTTTGACCAATAACTTTTCTAATGTTATCTTCATTAAGAACTGTATTTATAAGATTGTCTGCAACTTGTTCTTTATTTTTAGTATTTGCTATCTTTTGATTATAAACAACATTAGCACTAGCTATTTCTTGAAGATATTCGATAGGAACACGGTCTGGTTCTTTTTTATTATGATTTCTATTTTGAACAATACCTATAAGACCTGAAAGTTCTTTAGTGTATGCGTCAATAACAGCATCAACTTTAGCAACATTATTAGCTTGAATTTGTTTAGATTCAGCTTCATTTACTACACCTTTATCTACCATAGCTCTACGAACTTCATCACTTTGCAAGAATGATTTTAAGTAATCAAGATTACCATGATGACCAGCACGTAAAGCTAATCTAGTAATAAAATCATTTTCAGCAGCTTCTTTAGCAGCTTGACTTTCTTCAGGACTAGTAAAATTTTTATCATTATCAAAAGGATTCTTTCCATCATTGATTTTATTCATCCTTTCGATATAAAGATTAGTATCTTTTCCCCAGTGAGCAATATCAGCTTTACGAGATTTAGTTTCGCCAAGTTCACTAATACTAAAAGGTGAAGACTTACCTTGTTCACCAGTAGTTTTATCTTCTTTTTTATTAGCTCTATCTTCAAATGTTTGTCTAATACGTCCAAAACCACTACCTAAATGATGAAATACAACACCACCTAGTACACCCCAAAAAGCAGAATCAGCAAGTCCTCCACTTTTAAGATACTTTTGAAGACGATTATCAAAAGGAGAATGGTCAGCATCTTGTTCATTAAGAAGAAGTTTACCAACATTCATACCATCCATTTGAGATATATAGTTGACACTTTCTTCAATACCTTCACTAAGTTCTCCAGCTATTACAAGTTTCTCAGCTTTAGCATGGTCTTTAATCCACCAACCAGCTTTCTTCATTTTACCTATATTAGCATAGTATTTTTCAAACTCTTCAGCAGTTTTACCAACTTTAAGTTTTTCTAATCTTGCAGCTCTACTTACAGCGGCACTACCAGCATCAGAATTTCTAATACCTTTCCACATATTACGAAGACCATACATTTGAATAACATCAAATACTATATTACTATAGTTCATAAGGAAATCTGTATCAGCAGACTTCTTAGCAATACGTCTTGCAACAGCTTCTTTATCGTTAGTATCAGTATCTTGAAGTAGTTCAGGATTCTTATTAATAAAAGCTTGATATTGTTGAGCATTCATTTTATTAAGATTATCATAAGCTTCATTGTACATATCTTTATATACTCCTTGAGCTTCTTGATAATTCTCCATAGTACGTTGCAAAAGAGCATTTCCTCCAATACTAGCAAATCTACTAGCAGCACTTTCTACATCAGAACCAACAACAATACCATTACTACCAATAATCTTATTGATACCTTTTTGCAAAGCATTAAGTTCTCTATTAGAATTTATAGCTCTATCTATACCAGCAATACTTTTAATACCATTTCTAGTCATACTAGCTAACTTAGAAGTCTTTGCAAGTTTACCAAGATAACCAATACCTTTAACAATACCAGTACTAGGAAGAAGCAATGTTAAACTAGACATTACACTAGGTGCATTACTAGTCCACCATCCCCAATTTGTAAGACCTCCATTATAAATATCATTACGCTCTGGGTCACTATATATTGGAGCAACTTCATTTCTAAAGTAATCTTGCCATTCTTGAAGTTTATTACTAATAGGATTTTGATAGTCTCCATCAGATTGAAATATACCATTAGTAATAGCATCAAACAAATCAGGTACAGCTTTAATTGTACCAAGAATTGTTTCACTAACAAGAGCTTGACCTAAAGAATTAAATGTTTTAGCAAAGTTTGATTGTGCTTCAGCAAGTTCTTTATCAAGATTAGGAGCAACTTTGTTTGGAGTAATGCCATAATTAATATATTTATTAGCATTATCAAAAACAAAATTATCAGGATTTGCATTATAAAAAGAATCAACTAATCCTCCCTTTTGAGGATTAGTTGTAAGTATAGTCTTAGGCTGGTTATTTTTCTTAGACTTAGACCAAAGAGGATTAAGTTCTTCATAACCACCTTTAGATGTAATTTGAGTAGTATCCATATTGTTATATATTAATTATTATTATCAAAATAACCAATAGAGTCAAGAATATAATTTCTAATAAGAGTATGTTTATTTCTTAAATAATCAAGTTCAAGACTATTATCTAAACCTTGATTACTAAGTAATTTTGCTCTTTCAGCTGTAGCATTATAAAGTTCTAATGTAGCAGCATTAGCCCAATTACTAACTTCATTGACAATATTTTTATTTCTTACAAAATTACCATCTTCATCAAAAAATGTTTGATTTGCAGAATCAATAAAATCGCTAAGTATCTCAGCACGATTAATCATATCTTGAGCTTTAGCTTTACTAATAAAACTTTTAGTACCATTTTTATGAAGAAGATAAGCTTCATTAGCTCCGACATCAATACCAAGTTCTCCACCTTCACTATCTCCTAAAGAAGGAATAGTATATCTATAGCCATAATATTCCATTCCGTTAAGTTCTTTAAGAGCACGCATTTTAGTATCACGATTAAGACTTTCTTCAACAGAACCTTTAAACAAATCTTCTACAAATATGCTAGCTTTTTTAGTAATAGGCTTACCATCTTTATCTTCTTTAGGTAAAATAGTAATCATAGTACCACTTTTATTACCCATAATAGCAGCACTAAATCTTAATCTATTACTACCTATAGCATTAGCGATAATATCATTAAGTTTATTTCTATCTTCAGTATTATACTGAGTCATAACTGTAGTATCATCACCATTTGTAGCATAAACATTATACTGAGTTAAATCTGCGCCACTAAGAAGATTTTCATAATGCTCTTCAATTTCTTTTTTATAAATATTATAAGATTGAGCATCAACTAAACCTCTGCTAAAATCAGATTCAAGTTTAGCCATACCAGCACCTAAACTACCACTTACAGTAGTAGACATTACAAAATCTTTTGTACGTTCTTTTTCTTTAGCTGTAAGTTCATTGTTTATATTTTTAGTTGATTGTATTACATCATCTAAAGCTCCAAATTGGTCACGAATCCTACTTTTATTTCTTTGTAAATTCTCTTGATTAGCAATATCTTCGTTTTCGAATATAGTACTATTATAAGCAAAATCAGGATTTACAAAATTATCATCAGAAATACCTCGTTCATTTATAGTCAAATCTTGGTCCATAACACCAAAAGTTTGACTAATACCTTTAGAGATTTTATTATTTTCTCCCCAAGCAGCAGAAGCTGATTCTGTGTAAGTTTGATTACCATTTTGAAGTTTAAGAAGTTTACCATTTCTATCAACACCTGCAAGCTTAAATCGTTTTTCTCCTCTAACACCTTCTTGAATAGCTTTATTTCCGCTACCAGGAACATGATTAGTATCTACATTATGGAGAGCCATCATAGCTTTATAGAAATTAGGATTATCTTTACTTATAGTAAGTCTAGTCTTACCATTAATAGTTTCTTGTTTAAATCCTAACTTATTAAAAGCAGCTTTACCTTTATCATCATCTGAATATCCCATATTAGAAAGAAATTGTTGAAAACCATCAAAGCCATAATCTTCATCTTTAGCTAACCAATCAATATTACCACCAATTCCAACTAAATCCATAACATCAGATACACCAGGAATACGAGCATAACGTTTAGTTTTAGCACTATCAAATTCTACAGCAATGCTAGTAGCATCAGTTCCGAACAAATTATTAACAGCATCAACATAACGTTTATAATATCTATTCTTTAAATCTAATGGAGTACCAGCATCCATAGCAGTCTTAAAAGCTAGAGCTTGTTTCTGGTCTTCATTAGCATTATTCATCATACCATTATAAATTCTTCCTTTATTGCGAAGAATTTTAATATTATCAAGCATTCTAGCTTGTTGTTTCTTATCTTTAAAATATGATTTAGAAGCATAATTAGCAGCTCCATTATAATCATTATTATTAAGAAATTTATTATAAGTTTCAAATTCAAAAAGAGCCATAATTTTATATGTTTAATCGTTTTGACCAGGTTTACCTTTTACATTATCATCATCATTATAACCAGTAAGATAAGGATTACCACCAGCACCATTACCATTACCTGTAGAAGGAACGTAGTCGTCTTTAGAAGTTGTATCAACTTTAGTATTACCAATTCTACTAAATGTAAAGTTCTTAATAAGATTAGGATATTTCTTAAATAAAACATCTACATAATCTCCAGTTACAATGCCTCTATCATTAGTAATATTAGACATGTATTCTGCTTTCTTACTTTCAAGCCTAGCTAATTCGTTAGCATCAGTAGTTTCAGCTATTTGTTTATTTACATCTTTAAGAAGAATATCATTAACCATATATTCTTGTTCAAGACTAGCTTTCCACTTAGGGTCATTCTTAATAACATCAGTAAGTTGAGTTTTAACTTGTTTATAAGTAAGAGCTGTTCTACTAGAACCTCTAACTCTTTGAAAACCACTACCTGTGCCCTTAGAAGTTTTAGTAGAATCTCCTGTAGTTTTAGAACTTTCTGTACTACTTATACCAATCATAGATACAGCATTTTTCATCATAGCAAGATTGTCTACTTCTTCTACTGGTGTCCAACTAGATTTCCATTCAGTACCTCCAATTATATTTCCTTTATCATCATAAGTATCTTCATAATGATATTTATTAGATAATGTCCAAGCTTGCTTAGTAAGCGAACTAATACTATTATTATTATCAACAGCTTGTTTTGCTTTTTCGTATTGTTCATTAGCTCGAATACGACCCATAACTTCAGGAGAAGAAGTAGCACTTCCGGCAAGTTCAGTAGCAACATCTAACGCTCTACTGTAATCACCATATTGAGCAGCGTCATTAATCTTTTGTTCAATACGTTTAGCATAATCATATTTCCACTTATCCTCAGCAGCATTAAGTTTTAATTGACCAATAGCATTCGTAATAGCAGATTTTTGTTGAATTGCTTTATCAGAACGCTCATCAATTTTATTTAATGCTTGACTAAGAGCTTCAAGATTTGAACGAACTGGTACACGTTGAGGAACATAACCTCCAATAGTAATACCACTTTGATTGTTTTTATAAGCCATAATATTATTATTTGATTACTGATTACAAAAATAGTAAAACTTCTGATAGTAATAGTACTATCAGAAGTATTTATATAATATTAATTTATACCGTATTTTAGTCTTTGTTTAGGAGACAATCTAGACAAATAGAATCGTTTAGTTCTATCGTCTTTAGCAGTTCTATAAAGACTAGCTAAAATGTCAGGAGATAAATCAAAATCCATTTCAGAAAGTCTAGTAGGAGTAGCTTCTTTACTAGAAGCAATCATTGCACGTCTAGATTGGTCATCTTCATAAGCAGTTCTACCAGCAGTCCAGAAATTAGTCCAAGCTTGAGACAATCCACTAAGAGCAATATTAAGAGCATCACCCTTAGCTTGAGTAGCTTCATTCTTAATTCTAGCAATCTCACTTTGACGAGCAAGTTCATTCTGTACGTTTTGTGCTGCAACAGTTTGTTGATTCTTAGCATCTTCTGTAAGCATCTTATTCTCCTCATTCTCTTTAGTAGCCCAAAGTTTACTAAGATTAGAAAGAGCATCAAGATTAATAACACCACTTCTATTAAGAGCAGCTACAGAACTTGAAGTATTATTGAAAGTTTGTCCAGTAAGTCTATCTCTATAACGTTTAACTTCCTCTATTTCAGGATTAACATTATAAGTTGTAGGTAATTTACTAGCTTGAATGATAGGAGCTCTATCAGGAAGAGTATACTTACCAGCAGTATTATAATTTACAAGACCTGTACTTAATGCAGCAAGAGTATCAATACCTAATCCTAAATAATCTCCACCACTAAATATAGTACGACTACGATTATGTTTCTGAGGTATGTAAGGAACTTCTTCTTTAGGAACTTTAATAAGATTCATTGCATCATTATTTGGTTTCATAAAAGTAGGCTTAATTCTCTTAGCTGTAACTGTTACTTCACCATTACCTAAAACATTACCACCATTATAATCAGAATCATAATCTGGAGCATCATAAATAGAAGTATAACGTTTATTAAAAGGAGTATAGTTACCAATAGCAGCTTTAGGTCTCATACCTTTTACGGGGCGGTTAGAACTACCTAACAAACTCTTCTTTCTAAGACTAGGATATTTATTAAATACTTTACTTCTAACATCACTTCTTCCATGAAGACCAGCAAGTCTTAAAGCGTCAACAGCATCAGCTTTAGTTGGAATAGGATAACTTCTACCACCACCTGCAAAATCTTTAGATGATACGGAAGGATAAGGGTGTTTAGAAAAACCTCTATCTTTAGAAGTTAAACCACCACCAAGTCTATGTTTAATTCTCTTAGGATTGTAAGTTTCTGTAATTACAGGAATTAAAGAAGCACCACCTTTTATAGGTCCAAAATCTTTACCATAACTAGTTCTATCTTTAGTAACCACACTATCTCTCCAAGAACCTACAGCTCTATTATTAATTTCTCTAATAGGATTATTTTCTTTAAGAGTATTATATCTATTATTACCAAAAATAAAAGTTTTAGCATTATGTTCTACAGCGTCATCGTAAGCATCATTAAAGTTATCGAAACCTTTATTAGATTTATAATCGTTAGTCCAAGTACCACCTGCACCAGCACCTCTAAAAGTACCACCTTTGAACTTACCTTTTTGTTTATTATAGTTACTATTAGGATTTAATTTTTGATATGCAGTAACTAGAGCAGCAATGTTATCAACAGGAGTTCTATTAGTTCTAATAAAATTCCAAATACTTTTTATATCTCCACCAAATCCATATTTAGCACTACCGTCATCTTTAAGACCATTTCTTTTCTTAAAAGCTTGTTGTTGACTAAATACAGCATCTTTATTATAGCCTCTAAGAATAGCTTGAGCAGGACTTATACCATTATTAAGAATAGGCTGAGCACTAAAAATTCTTAGAGCACCATTTTTCTTTTGAGCAACTTCACCTCCTTCAGCTTCAACTTCGTTACCGCCAACATTAATACCAATACCTGTTTGACCAGTCTCATTCACATCTTCATGAGAGCCGCCCCGTAGAAGATATGTGTTGTTTCCTATCTTAGTAGCATCTCCACCATCAGTAATATAAATACCTTTAGCTCCTAATGTTTTACCAAGTCTAGCAGCAGTTCTAAATTGTCTAAGATAATCTTCTTGATAATCTTGACTATTATTAAGAGCATTAGTCATATTAGCAGCTTCTTGAGTTGTATTTTGCCAATCTTGAATACTCTTTTGACGACGCATTTCTCTTTTTTGAGCAGCAGCACCAAATAAAGAACCTGCTATACTAGTAGCACCCATAATAGCTGCACCAATCCAACATTTTTTTCTACCACCTAATCTCATAGTAGGAGTTTTAGTTGGGTCAGGAGGAAGTATAGTAGTACCATTATTACCTGTAGCATCAACTTTTGGCTCCGGATTTGATTTTGGTTCAGGAGTTTGAGTATTTGCAACTGGAGTAGTTGCTACTTTATTGGCTTGGTGTTTTGCTATAGCAGAATCTGCTACAGAACCTGCAACACCTAAAGCAGGAGCGATAAATGTATTAAAAATACTACCGAAGTCAGCTTTAGGTCTACCACCACAACGAAGACTTCTTCTTTTAATTTTTCCAGTCATAATTTAATACTTTGAATAATTAATATTTAAATCCTCAAATCTAAAAGGAACATTATCTATATTTCTAAATATAAATCTAACAACGAAATAACGACCATAAATTAGATTACGTTCATCGCTTGGATTATTAAGCATAGTTTGAATCTTAAATTCTTGTGTAGGAGTAAGATTATTAATATCCAAGTTATAACGTTTACATATCTCTTCTTTAGTAAGTTTACTACTAATATAATTCCTTATATAATTAAAGTTCCAAATACCTTTATCATAATAAGGAACTTTGTAATCTGGAGTTTTATCTCTAGTTACAGTATCGTCATTAATCATTTTATGTCCTGAAATATCTAAGTCACCTGTATCATTACTATCAGTATAAATACGAAGTCTATCACCACTATAATGTTCTATATCTCCATAAGTTCCATTACCCATAAGCGGTTCAGCCATTCTAGTAACTTGATTACTAAAGTAAGCATACTCTTTATTAAGTATATAACTAATAGAATTAATACATTTAGGAATATTGTAATTCTCATTTACGATAACATCAAATATAGCAGGATGAACAGTTCTAGTTTCTTCAGTACCATCTTCCTTTTTTATAGTGAGATTTGTACTCATAGCTGGGAAACCATAAGCATGGTCATCAAGTCCAGCATAATCTCCAGTTTTACCATAGAATCCTAAAGGAGTATTTTTATGGAAACAATAAAGGAAAGAACTAGTTGTTACAGCATAATAAAAATAACAATGATTTTTAGTATTTACACCTAAGTTAAATTTATAGTCATGAAGACTAACAAACTTCTTACTAATCATATTAAACGATAAAGTAATATAAGCAGGCTGATTATGTTCTCTATCTCCAACATCTTCACTATAATAAGCAAGACACATAATTACACGAGCATTAGCAAAATCTGTAACCATGTGAGCATCGGCTATTTGAACATTGTTCATCCAATTAAGAATATCACTAGTTAAATCAGTAAGATGATTATTATCAAAGTTATATATTCGTTTATTGTCTGCATCTACAAACCAATAACCATTACTATTAACAGTCCAGGCTTGAGGATGTTGAAGTCCACCATAACCATGATTACTAGTAAATAGTTCAATAGGTTCTACTTCAAATAAATCTAGCATTTTTAATTGCGCTGTATCGCCCGATGTCTTGAGGAGGTTATCTCTATTAAGGTAAAACAAAGAATGCTCTGTGTGGACGAAAAATGCAGTGCCTACACCAATGATATTTGTAATGTTGCCTTTGTTCTTGGAAAGCACTTTATAATTGTTTGCTCTGAAATGTCTCCATGAGTTAGCAAGACTTTCATCACCAATTACATCACTACGACGAATAGTAGCACGTTTATAAGAATCATAATTAAGATTATCTTTATAATTAGTATAAAGTTTATAATTACTTTCTATATATGTATCTTTTAATTCTATAAGGTCTGTAGCATTCAATGGCTTAACAATAATATTTGCACTACGTTGATGACTAGCAGTACCACCTTCTTCGCTACCTAAAACACCTACTAAATACTCAGGTTCTTTCTTTATTGAAATAGCATTTGTATTAACTCTACTAAACTTACTATAATTAACAATTCTAGCATAAGCTTTAGCAAACGATGTCCAATCTTTAGCAATAGCATTTCTTTCAGATATATCATATACTTTACCAGTATCAGATATATATACCTTACGGTCATATACTAAAGTTTTATCATTAACATAAAAAGCAGGATAATTAAAATCGTAATCGTTAACATAATTATTAGGGAACTTAGTATCGTCTTTAACATCAGCATAACTATAAGTTTCAATATCTGAATGTTTAAAACATATAGGACCAAAACTAATAAGTTGTTTATCTTTCTTACAATATATGTTACGATTGAATATCATAACATTTCCTACTTCTCCTATTTCAGGAGTTACTTTACCTTTACCGTCTTTAAGAGAAAGAACTATGCCACCATCGGAACCGGCAGTATTTACAGTATTAGTTAAATCATCATCATCTACTGCATTGCTAGCTACAATACCAGCGTTATTTATATAAGCAGGATTTGTAGTAGGAAGTTCAAAACCATTATCAGTTATTTTATATTCAGGAATATAAATAGAACCATTATAGTTAATCTTACCTGTTTCTACTTCACTAGCTTTAAACAATGCCCCAGTGTTTGTTTTCTTAATACAATAAGCTTGATAACTATTTGTAGTTTCTGGCTTTTCGTAACTAAAGAAGAAACCTACATAACCATCAGGTATTTTTATATTAGTAAAACCAACTTTAATTCTATAAAGTACATTATCGTTAGTATTATTAAAATTATGAGTAGAACCAGTTTTAAATAAAAGGTCTCCATTATAATTCTTATAATAACCAAAACTAGTACCTCTTAAAGTATTTGAATCGCTAGGTGAAACAGCAGTACTAACAACTTCGTAAGCATACTTATCTTTAAGAGCATCAATAGAAAGTAAACTAGTAAAATCTCTATCGTTACCAAAAGAACTACTACTAGTTCTTTCTCTTAGTGAAGTTAGTTTACTTAATTGAACATCTACACTATTACTACCTGTCATTGATACAGAATTAATAATAGCATCAGGACGAACATCATTCTTTAATTGATAACCATTAGTATAACTACCATCTTTACGAACATAATGAATAAAGAAGTTATATACACTATTAGGCATTAAAGTTCTAATAGCATTATCTACCATAATAGTATTTGAATAAGTTCTAGTATTTGTACCTTTACTCATTCTAAATCTATTAGGACGATATGAACATACAGGAGTATAACAATGAAGTAAAAAACCACTAGCATCTTTTGCAAGTTTAAGACCAGTATGTTTATGACTAGTTCCACCACCTTGACCTAAATTGCTATATAGTCTATCAGAATAACCTTTAACTGGAACAGTAATAATATCAAATGTTGGATTGTCTCCACCATAAATACCGAAAGCTACATTGGTACATGGAATTATATGCTTACCAGCATAACCGCCAAAAGCACAATTATCAAAATCAGCAATATTCTCACTTTCAGTTGTTACCCAACATACATATCTTTTAAGTTCATTATAGTCTCTAGCATTAATTACCGCATGATAAGTTGTACGTTGACCATTAACATTTACAATAACATCTTTAGAAGGTTTTTTAATTTCAACAATAGCAGCACTTATACCACCAGTTGACCAACTAAATGTATAAGTCTCATAATTTACAGTATTAATCTTAACTGTATCTAAATCAGAGCAAGGTTCATAAATCATGTTTGCTCTAATACCTTCAGCATATTTCGTAAGGTCTACATTATAATCACTCTCATCATAGTTTGCAATATAAAGACGATTCTCATAATTACAAAGAGAAGCAACATTAAATAAATTAAAACTATTAGCAGTTAATTCATCTATTGTTGTTTCTTCAAAATTACCAGCATCAAAAATGAAATCACGAACATCAGTATTAAACTTACGCCAAATGCGAGCTAAAGCAGCTTCTTCATGTTTGAGTATATAACCTATTTGATAAGCTTTATAATTATAAGTATCATCAAACTTTATACGAAACTTAAAATTATAATTACAATCTTTATTATCATTATTGTATGCAGCTACACAACGAGTTAAAGCTAAATTAGAACCACCAGTAACATCATATATGTGATTAATTACAGTTTTATTCTCTATATTAAGAGCATGATAAGAACCGCCTAAAGGCATCCAATTAGTATAGTAATCTTTATCTATCTCATAACGGATAAAAAATTGATATATACCATTAGGCATACTATTACCAGGAACTCTTTCTTCAAGACTTACATTAGCTATTGGAATGTTAGCACAAACTGAATATACTTCAGGATTATCACTAGCATTAGCTCTATTTAGATTTATAGTCTTTAAAGGAATATATTCTTTAGTTATTTTTTGAGCGTTTACTTTATTGTCATTATCATCTTCATCACCAGGATTAATAACATCGTCATCTCTACCAGCAATTTCTTCAACTTTAACAATATCATATTCTCCAATAGCTATAATAAGTTCGCCATTTACATTATAAGTATAAGTACCTACAATCTTACCACCACTATAAGTCCAAGCATTACCTACTTCATTTAAGTCTAGAAGACCAGTAACTTCATTTTCCGTACAACGATAAATATGAGAACTATGTTCACCGGTATCAGCTTCAAGGTAACTAAGTATTACAATTTCTTTCATACAAGGAATTATACCTACTATCTTACCTTCAACTGGAGTACTAAAAGCATAAGTTAATCCTTCTTCATTCGTAATATACGAATTATCAGGACTAACTTTAATGTTCTTAGCAAACACCAAACTTCCATTAGGAACAACGTTTGGAGTTTTATTCAAATTGAGTTCTTTTACTATATTCATAATTGTTATCTTCTTGGGTCAAATGTTGAGTTGTAGAAGAAGTTTCTCCAACCATCAGCATTATATAAATCATTACGAACAGAAGCAATAGCTTTACTCTTTAATTCTTTCCATTGAATATAAGGATTAGTAACAGGACTACTACTCTTTAAATCATATACTGGATGATGACTACCACGACTAAGATATTTATATAGAATATAAAAACTTATAGCTTCTAATAGAATACCATTATCATAAACCATTGGAACTTCACAATCATAATAATCATCATAATATGTCATAGGTTCAAAACTTTGAACATTTATCCAATCAGTATCAAAGTTAAGTTCAATATGACCATTATTAGTTATTACAAAATTTCGACTATCATCAGCTCTTCTAATAGTTGCAACTCTCATAAAATTACGACCAGTTTTATTGGTATCATCTATAACAGCAATTTCAGGACTAGGTTCTACATTAGTTTTAGAACCAAATCCTGAATTACAACAACTATTATTAGATTCAAGTTGTTTTATTTCACAACCATAATCGTCAAATACTTTAATATCAGTAGCATTTAACTGACAAGGAAATATACCTATACGATTAACTATTTGAAGTCTTCTAGTTTTCTTAGCCATAGGAAGACATTTCATTTGACTAAGAGCATCAATTATCCAAGCAGCAGCACGAGGAATCCAATCACTTTCACTAAGATTAAAGTCATTATCAACTTTACCAATGATGCGTTTCAAATCCACATTTTGTTTGATTTTCATTTCTAACAAATTTAGTATACATTAATTTATCTACTTGTAAACACAGAGTTAGTTTAATTTTTAGAGACACAGGTAAATGACATATTTTTTCTTTATCACCACCAGTAAGTTTAATTAAACCTTCATTATTATATTGTCTGACTTTTACAGAACGATAATCAATCATGCTTAATTTATAACCATAAGCTCTATGAAGAGTACAATTACAAAGAGCAAGTTCATACCAACTTTCATCAGCTTTATAAATTCTAGGGTCAACTGCATCATATTCTAAGCCATTAGCTTTAGCAAATTCAGCTTCTTCTTTATTCCAAATTCTAATGCCTTTAGCTTCAAGTTCTTTCTTGTATTTATTAGTTGCGACAAAATCACAAATCTTACAACCAGTATTAAGAACTCTATTAATGCAAATATAACCTAGTTTACCTTCAAGACGATAACCATGAGCTTTAAGAATAAGAACATCATGAACTTTATTATAAAATATACCAACTATATTTCTATATTCAGCATAATTTAGAGCAATACATTTCTCATAAAGTTTAATCTTTTGTTCTAACTCACTCATCTTTCGTAAATCAACAGCATAAGTAACAAGTCTAAAACATAGATGTTTATGTTCAAGGTCATTACGTTTATCTTCATACATACCTTTTGCAGCATTTTCAAGACGACCATTTATATACTTATTCTGTTGAAACTCTGGATAGTCAATTACAGGAAGAGCAAAACTATCAACATAAGGAACAATCTTAGAACGTTTTTCAACTATGTTACCAGCTAGTTCATCATAAGAAAGTCTAGCTCTTTCAAGTTCTAGAGTAAAAGCATCTTTCATATCTTGATGATACTTACTCATATTTATTGGATTAAGTCTTACAGCAGTCATACACTAATTATATTTTATAGCATTAGGAACTTCATCTGTTTCTTGATGTTGGTTTAATAGTTCCCTTTTATATATTATTTCTTTAATTTGACCAATCATATCTTCACTAAGTAACCACTCGTTGTCATCATAAAGATGATTCTCAACAGTAAGGTCTCCATTAATATCTAGAATTTGATTAGGATGTTCAAAAGCTGATTCTATAACAATAGCATCTACTGGAACAATTCTATCTTTACTAGCTGGAAATAAATAAAGATATTCATTAATATAGTCATAACTAATAGCACCACAAAGTCCAGGAACACTTCCTTTAAATCTAGCAGTAGTTTCTTTAATATAAGGAAACTCTCTATTAGTTTTATATCCTACAGAACTAACTCTATCAAAAGGAAGATTATTAGTAAGTCTAATAGGTCTTGGAACTTTATCTAGAGTTCTTTTAATTTTATCAAGTGGAACTCCTTCATAATCTTCAGGTAGTTCTACATCGCCATCATTAACTGTAATAAGTGAAACTTTAAAACGTTGAGTATGAATCTTATCAATATAAGCATGGTTTTCATAACTTCTACGTATAAGTTCATTACGAGTATGAATTATAGCATTACGAACTCTTTCACGTAAAGTATGATTATTAGGCTGACCTACACCATGTAAAATTTCACTAGTAAGTTGAGCAATAGAAGCCATATCAGTACTATTTGAATTATTAATATGAAAGCCGCCCCGTAAAAGGTATGATTAGTAGAAGTTCTACCAATTACATCTTCTACGGGGCGGGTTTAATGTTTTACTTATCTTCTTTATCATCTGCTTTAGTAGCATCTTCAAATAAGAAATCAATAAGCTCAATAACACCAATATTAAAATCAGTACCAATAAGAGCTTTAATTAAATCATCCTCATTAATAGTAGTATGTTCTACTTCTACTTCTTTATTATCGAGTTCTTTAATAAAAGCGTTAAGTTTATTTTGAGCATTAGAATAATACTCAGTTACTTTAACACGATTCTCATTATCAGTACGAGTAAAAGTATATTTACCAGCAGCTTCATCAGTTTCTTTCTTTTGAAGTTCAGCAAGAAGTTTAGACATCTCTTCATCATTACTACCTTTAAGAGACTCTTTAGAATCTTTAATAGCTTCTTCATAAGAAGTTGCAATAGGTTTCAACACTTTTACATTCTTCCAAATAGCAATAGCTACTTCAGCAGGAAGTTCTTTAGTCTTAATTTGCTTGAGTACATTATATGCACTAACAGCATTACTTTGTTTTACTTTAATCATAATAGCTTTATTATTTTGATTTTTAATTTGTAGTGCAAATATATTAATAATATATTATTATATAACTACGTTATATATATAATAATATATTTTAATATATTTGCAAAGTAATTACTTAGATTTCACTAGTATTTGGAATACTTACAAGAGCAGGATTTTTCTCTAGTTCTTTAATGAAATCATTAACAGCAGTACTAACAGTAGCAACATTGCCATTCTCAATATTATTATAATTAATATTAAGATTATTACTTCCGTAATAGCTGAAGCTAGCTAGTTGATTACCAGTACTATCATTTACATTACCACTATCTACACCTTCGATAGTATCATTGTTACGAACTCGAACATTAGCGTTAATACTAAGTTCATTTACAGTAGCTTCTACATTAGAAGTCATACTTACAATTTTAGTTACTTTAATTTCCATAATTGTATTATTAAATAGTTATACTTATTTGATAAATAAATTTAATATCGTTTCTAGCATATTTGTTATATTAAGAACATCTGCTTTTTAATGCATAATATAACTACCACCTGGAGGAACTTGTTTCCATTCACCATCTATATTAATTTCAAAAGATAATTGACACATTTGTCCATAATAACCTCCATCATAAATATTATCAAATCTTATATATATATCAACATAATCTGTTCTATCACCTTCAGGAATAGTTACAGAACCTGTACTTTGACCAGAGCTATTAGATACATAACCTCTTCCGTATGTTGTCTTATTGTTACCATAACCACAAACACTTCTAAACATACCATCAGTAATTGTAATTGTAGCATCAGGAAGTTTATGTATTCTTGCTTTACAAATACAACTAGCACCAACTAATTCTCTCAACGATGAGAAATCAACAAAACCACTAGAACCACTTTTAATACTTTCCATATTAATTTGTCTAGGATAATATTTAAAAGTAATAGCACCCGGAAGAGATATAAAAATTATTTTTGTATTATCATATAAAGTTGCATTACGGGTATATGCTAAAAAAGGAACAATATCAATAAACTTATCTCCACTGCCTATATCAAAAGTTATTTCTTTACTAGCGTATACATAATCTGTTGGTTTTTTGCAATTACCGACATAATAATTTTTATAAATATTATCATTAACATTATATGGTGAATCATAACGAATTTGAATCCAAAAAGACCAAGCTAAATATAAATCAGGAATTATATCTTCCATAGTAACATTTGTATTATAATCCACATTTGTTTCCTTATATAGAATACAATTAAATTTAGGAGTTGAAGAATAATAAATTTCAACGTTATGAAATTGAGGAATAGAAGTCAGAAATACATTACTTATTGCTTTACTACTATAGTTTCTAAAATCACTTAATCTATAAGGAGAATTAGCACCACCTTTTGGAAAATGTTTTCCTGATACACTTGTACTTGTGTTATCATGAATATAACCATTATTACCATATACATTATCTTTATAAAGATTTTTACATGCTTCAATAGCAAAACCTTCTCCTCCATAATTATAACGTAAGTTCTTATAAGTGTCCATAGGTATATTCATACCACAACGAACAACACAAGTGAATTTACTATATGAAGATGTTACTATTTCCTCAGAGTCTTCTCTAATAGGATATTCTTTAAATTCACCTTTACAACTAATAGGTTTATACTTACTCCATATATTTATATTTTCACTCTTACAAAGAGTAGCAAGGTCATTGCTACTCTTTCCAAGAGCTTGTTTAACATCATCAATGCTAACAGGAGCACTAATAATTCCAGTTTTACTATTGTAAGACATAATCTTTATTTTTTAGATATTCAACTTCATTTTCTAATTCTCTAACTCTAGCTTTAAGTTTATCAACTTCATCATCTATTTCAGTTAAAGCACCAAAAGCAAGACTAATAAGTTTAGGATTCCAATAGTTAATCTTTAGATAACCATTATCATCTTTAGCAACTATATCTTTAAGCAATGGATTATTGACATTTTGAGCAATAAAACCAATACTATGTTTGTGGTCACGAATATAATCAAATTCATAAGTACCTCCAATACTTTTAATAACATTTAAACAATTAAGTTTAGTAATATTAGTTTTAAGACGAATATCAGAAGATTGATAAGCTGTAACTCCACCTTTAGCAAGAATGCTATTAGGGAAGTAAGTATTCATATTATAATCAAAGTTATATATATGACCTGTATGCCCCATAAATCTATCAGTAGGAAATGAATACTTAGTAAAAGCAAATATTCGTATTTTATTTATTGAAGCATTTCGTAATGCAGTAGTATTTTGGTCATGTTTAAATCTAAAACGAATATATCTTCTATCATCATTTCCTACACCAACAGCCGTATTACCATTAGATAAATTTATATAATTAAATTGGTTCCATCCAGTCATATATTTAATATAAGTATTGACTATAACACCTTTACTATTTAAATATTCTACAGTACAAGTAACACCAACACCTTGTCCCATATCAACACAAGCAAAATATACTTGAGAATAACAATTATTAGGAACATAAAACGTAAACATTAGTTGGTTCTTTTTTATTTGAGCTAGTTTCTCAGCATCATTATTACCAGTGATAACATTACCACCTAAGCTTAAACCATCAACACCTGCAACATTCGCATACGCCTTAAATTTAGTATCATTTGATACATTATAATTAGTCCAATTAGTACCATTATCATTACTATAAACTATAGAAAGATTATCAACTGATATACTATCAGTAATAGCAGTAATTCCAGAACATAAAGCATCAGCTGAAACATAACAACCCGCTCCTTTATTATTAACTTCATAATTTGTAGGTAATATACCTTTATTATTTATTAAACCGTTAACTGATAAATTACCAGCAATAACAGCATTTTTACTAACACTAATACTATCACAATTAATAACATTATTAACAGTAAGACTTTTAAACGTAGCACTACCTAATTGTGTTATGTTCCAATAACTACTATTTACTTGACTACACATGTCTTGAACTTTCACAAGACCAGAATTATTAGCATTACCTAAATATAAATCACCACCACTACCTCCAATTCTAGCTCCACCATCAGGAGTTATAGTTGTAATACCTGGAAATTTAAGTGTACCATTACTTTGTGCACTATTAGCATTAAACACAGAATTATCAGCTATACCAAGATAAATAGTTTTATTAGAATGAGTATATTTAAGACCAGCCCATTGATTCCAATCCCAGTTTGTCTCGCCAAAGCGAATAGCCGCACCTGTGTTGAAAATAACTTGCGCATCAATGGCACTAATAGGAGTTAACTTGTTGCCAATCTTAAGCGCACCATTCTGCAAGGTGGTACTGATGGTGTTGCTTGCGCTGATGGTGGTCGCACCGCTCAAAGCACCGCTCACGTTAGCCGTTCCGTTGAACGACTGTCCCCAGATGGTTCTTGCCGTTACAAGTTGGTCTGCTTGATTCACGATGCCAATTCTCGTAGCACCATCAAGCAAGGTGTAAGGGCTATCCCCTGTGGTTGCTGGCAAGCTTTGAGCCGCAGAGAACGATGTATTTGTCACCAAAGTTCCTTGGCTTGTGAAATCGGCAGACGTGCGTCCTGTCTTCTTGATGATTGTGTAAGACAGACTTCCATATTGACGTTGGCAATTTCCCCAAAGTTGAACATTGCCAGTTGCATTGTTGTAGTACACACGCAACCTTGAAGACATGTTTCCAACCAACTCACGCAAGGATATGATAAAGTTATATGCCCCAGAGTCCTTCGCTCCATTCTGACGGATTCTCAACACGACAACCGAAAAGGTATCGTTAAATCCGTTGGAGAAGAGGAACGTGAAATTTCTATCATCATATTGGTTGCCTGTGACGGTAATGTCAAACAACTTCGCCCAATAGTGGGAAAGGCTTGCGGTGTTGCTGTTTACCGCTCCCGACCATACGATGTTGTTTTTGTGCCAACCATCGAGCAAATCCGCATTGAGGTTTGTCCATTGTGCGGTAGTCGAAGCTATGTGATTCAAGCCGTTGTAACCGAATTGCATACCTCCCTTGCCGAACTTCACCATTCCTGCGTTGTTGTTGCCAACGCCCATCAAGCCGATAGTGTTGCCAAAGTTACAATCACCAATGTAGCAATCATCGCCAATGCGCAATCCATTGTAAGCACCATTCAATGCGCTAGCTTCAATCTTAAGCTGACCTGTGAGCGTTCCACCTGTCAAAGGCAAGTACTTTGCGGCGATGGTATCCACCTGTGACTTCGTATAAGCATCAGTAATGCCATACCCACTTATCGTTGTCGGCTTGCTTGTGAGTTCTGAGAAGGCAAGGCTGTTCTTGATTGCAAACGAGCCGAAAGCACCCTTGTTGCAATAGGCGAGGTTTGAACTAGTGCCACTATATGCTCCGTTCCAGTAAGCTATGAAGCTCATGTCAGGAATGATGTTGCCATCGATCGATGCGTTAGTCCATCCCGAAGTGCCCACCGCAGAAAGGCTCTTCTTCGTGTAGCTCTTGGTGTAGGTGATGGCTGTTCCACTGGTGGATATGCCAGTCACGAACACATTGCTTCCACTTGGCTGAGTAACCGAGCGCAAGCCATCCGTAATGCCAAATCCCGACAAAGTGGTTGGCTTGTTGGTGATATAGCTCCACGCAAGGTTTCCTTGGAACGCCGTGAGTGCCTTGATGTGTGGAGCGATGAAGTAAGCATCGCCTTGGTTCGTAACGAAAGAAAGGCTTACACCTGCTCCTATAGTGTCATGGTCAGTATAAACCAATGCAGCCGATTGAACGCCACTTGCATCAGGGTTATCGCTAGTTGAGAAAACCAATTGCGGACCGCCATCGCCATAGGACAGCTTTCCAGCCGACTTGATGTAGTTTGCATCGTTGCCATAGGTAGTTCCATAAATCACCAAGCGATTCTGCTCTGCCTTGTAACTTGTGTTGACGGTGACACTAGCCTTTGACAACTTCAAGATGTTGTCTATCTTGGTGATTCCTGTCAAGGCTTGCTCGGCACTGCTGCCCTGCACCTGTGTCGTTCCCACATAATGAGTATGGTTAGACAAGCTGAAAGAACTACCCTTCGTCAAGGTCAAGGTATGCCCACTGATAGATGCGGTTGTTATCGCATTCCCAGAACCTGTTACGCTAACGGCATTCACACCGTCTGTGATACCATATCCGCTGAGACTTGTTGGCTTAGAGGTCAAACTTGCAAAAGTATGTGTATGCCCATTGAGCGAGAATGTAGAGCCTTTTGTGAAGGTGATGGTCTTGCCGCTCTTTGTAACGGCAGTAACGGCATTTCCACTTCCGCTAACTGCTATCGCATTCACGTAACCATCGAGCGATTGGTGTGCGGTAAGGTAGTTTCCCTTCGGTTGATACAAGCTGGCAGCGTCAGTCTTAGTAAGGTAGCTCGCAAGGCTCTGATGTGAAGTCAAGAACGTTGTTCCCTTTGTCACGATGATAGTCGTTCCGCTCTTACTGATGGCTGTCACTGCGTTTCCACTACCGCTAACACTAACGTCCATAGCCGAGCCTCCTTCTAGGCTAGAGATACGAGAATCAAGAGCCTTGATGGAGTAGGCAGAGGCAATCTCACTCAGCGATTCTGATGTAAGCTTCAAGGCATTTGAATAACTCTTCACACTGCCGTTCAAGCCGCCACCACTGGATGATGATGTACCAACACCATAGGCAGAAACACCACCACTAGTATAGAGGTTTGCCACCTCGTTAGTCGTAGTGTTCGTAATCTTCAACGCCTTATTGGTTGCATCATACTCCATCTTTATGTTGCCGATGGAGATGTACTTTCCGTCAGGCACGATGATACTTCCGTTAATATCGGCAGTACCGTTAAACGAGTTACCCCAAAGCTTGCGAGTATTCGTGAGCTGGAGAGCCTTTTTCGCTGAACCGCTTGTAAAGTAGCCCTGCAAGGTGGTGATACTCGTCTTGTTGGTGGATATGCCCGAAGCGTTCACCCCTTCTGCCTTTTTCGCTCTTGTTACCTCGTCAGATATAGACTTATTGATTCCATCAACGATACCACTTAAAGTGTCTGTCTGCGCAATATTGGCGAGGAAGCTCACCACCTCGTTCCACTTATTGATAACGCCGTCCGCAGTCTCCTCGTCAGTAGTTATAAGGGCGTACCAGTCATAGGCACTATCCCAACAAGTTACCTTCGTTGATGTAATGCCGTCCAATACAGACTTATTGCTATGAGTATGCTTTGCCGATACCGCACCATCCCAAGCTGTCTGCTTTGCAGTAGTAGGAATAGAGTAACCCGAGGCAAGACTAATGGCAAACGTACCGCTTGTTGTGATGGTCTTTGTTGCACAAGTCAAACCAGCAGGAAGAGTAAGACTAACAGATGTAACAGTACCCTTGTTTGTGGTATAGCCCTTTGCATCAATCTCCGCTTTGGTATAATAGCTTGCGAGAGACTGATGGGCAGTCAGATACCCAGCATCGTTAGTAAGCTGGCTTACCTTCGTGATGCGGTCAGTGATTTCCGCCCACTTATGGGTGTGCGCACTAGGTGCAAACGTTGATGGCTTACCCGTGATGTTATTCCAAGAAAGGCTCAGACCGCCAAGCTCTGATGCTATATTGTCAATTCGGCTGCTGAGAGCCTTTATAGCATAGGCATTCGGAATACTAGTCAAGTCTGCATCCGTATAGCTTCCTTCTAAGATTCTCGCATAGCTGATTACGCTTGCAATCAAGCCGCCACCACCCGTGGTAGATGCTCCTGCTCCGTATGCCGTGATACCGCCTGTGGTATAGAGATTTCCATCAATTTTGATAGCCTTGTTTTTGGAATCATACGTGAGCTTAATGCCATGGAAGGAGATTGCGCCTTCAAATGTAGCATCGCCCGATACGCCAAGTTTGGAGAATGGAGCGTTTGGCTTCAAAGATACAAGGTCAGCAACGCTCGTTCCTGCACTTCCTTCCTTCCAAGTCGGCTCGAAGAAGGTGAGGTATGCGCCAAGATTCTTTTCGCTGATGATAAACGATGTAGGGTCTGCGTGAACCTTTCCGCTCACATCCCACCAGATAGCACCATTGGCAAGATAACCCGAGCCATCGAAGCGGATGAGGGAGGTTGCAGGGGTAAGATTTCCGCTATTATAGTCCTTATCCACCATCTGACCGCCCCACCATGTTGCGATACTCTTCTTTCCTCTATTCGGGTCTATTGCTCCGTTGATACCGCTCTGAACGTTTCCGTCTCCGTCTCTCAGCGCAAGGAGCGTTGTCATTACAAGACCACCGTCAACATATGTAGTCTGACCGAGCGCATCCTTGAGATACTTGTAACCTGCGAGGTCTGTGATATTCTGCTTCAAGTCACCATATATCTTGCTAGTGATATAGGCATTAGCCAAACCAAGTTTGTCATAGAATGCGCTGTATGCGGACTGAAAGTTGGTGAACTTCGTTCCCACGGCAGAGACGATAGCAGCCTTGCCGTTAGTATCAGCCTTATTGTAATTTGTAGATATATCTGAGAGATACGTAACGAGTTCCGTCTTGGCAGTAGAGAGAGTAGTGAAAGCAGTATTAAGGTCGGTGAGTTCTTTTGTACTCTTTAACACCTCTGCTCCCTTCACTTCATTGTACGACTTCTCGGCAGCTGCGAAAGCATCTTCAAGTCGCTTGGAATCCTGCGCCATTGCAGCAATCTCAGAAGGCTCTAGGTAGCCATCTTTGACGTAGCTGTCGAACGTCTTTTTGTTTTCGGTAACAGTCGTTCCGAGGGCGTTCAAGTTGCTCTGTGTCGTCTTAATCTCTTCTTGCGCCTTCTCAGCAGCTTTCTTGGCTTCCTCTGCCTTCGTGTCATCAGTATACTTGCTAGCCAATTTCCAATCGGCAATATCGAACTTTTCGCCTTCTGCCTTGGCGGTGGAACACTTCAAGATTTCGTTCTTGTAAGTGCTACCATCGTTCGGATAGGTTGCGTTCACCCACATATCGTTCACATCGTATGGTGGAACTGGCTGAGAGCCGAAGATGCGTCTCTTGGTGTTGGCGGTAGCTTGCGCTCCATTAGCCTTCTTATCCGCAGCGGCTGCATCTTTGAGTGCTTGGCTTGAATCTTTGAGTGCCTTGGTCAGCTCCGTATCTGTGATGATAATCCACTCATAGGTAGAGCCATCCTTGGCAAAGCGGTATGCCTTGCCCGTCTTGTTGTCATAGTAGAGGTCTCCCAAGTGGTTTTTCTTATCCTTATCGGTCTTCCAACTGATGGCTGGAGCATTCTTCAAAGTAGGAACGCCGTCATAGAACCAAGTCTCAATAGCTCCGTCTATCTGGTTTTGAAGGTCGATAATCGTCTGCGATTTCATGATAATGGTCTCAACGGCATTCTTATCCAAGCTCTTCTCGGTGATGTACTTATCCAAGGTCTTTCCATCGTAGGTGGACTTTATATCCAAGTCTCCCTTGATGGTAACTTTCTTCGTCTCGCTATCAAACTTGACATAGGATTCACCCTCGTAGTTATTGGCACTAGTAGGTCGGTCTCCGAAGTACATATCTCCGTAGACGTGGAAGAATGCCTTGTTATTCTGCTTATTCACACCATATTCCACGTACTCCCTATTGGCAAAGGAATAGCTGTTGATGCCGTGATAGAGGCTAATGGATGGCGAATAGGTATCTACCGCCGAGAAGATAAGGCAGTTCTGACGTTCCACATCGGTTCTATTACCGCACTGGTTGAGCACATCACCTTTAGCAGGAACATCGCTTGCCGTAGCGCAATCGGTATCAGAGAGGTCGATATAATGATATTTCTTTCCTTCCAGCTCTACAGGGTCTTCATCACGACCGATTACCAATCGCCAATAGAAGTGATTGCCAGCCTTGTGATAAGTGCCCTTGCGAACGTTGAATGATTCCGAGCGCACCTGGTCGCCAACAGCGAAATCATTATCCACGGCATTGCCTTCCTGCTCTGCTAAGAAATAGCAACGATAAGCCTTCTGTGACACATTATTATATGTCACAGTAACCTCTTCTACCTTATGAGCCACCACACCGCCAGCAGGAGAGATTATCTCCTTACCACCGATGGTGGATGTTTTATTGATGACCAGCTCCTCGAAGATAGCCTTCATCCTCACCTCCAGGTAGTCGGTAATAAGATGAGAGCGACCTTCTGCATCTGGAATCCAGGAGCCTCCGTTCTCATTGTTGGAGTTACCGACAAGCAAACCACCAAGGAACTTCTGCACCTTCTCCCAAGTGATTGTGCTCTTTGCGGTGTTATCCTGCAGCCTAGATACAAACTCCATCCTAGAACGTCTAGCAGAATAAACGTTACTATCGGATGCAGGAGTGGTATCGTTCATGCCAATTACATAGACACCTCCACCATTACCGCTTCCTGTGCCGCCTATCTGCATTCCATTCACCTTGATGGAATCAACCTTGTCTTCCAACTTACCCAACCGGCTAGTAGCTGCCTTTTCTCCTACTATGTACTGAGGATGGTCGTAAGGGATATCCAAAGGTATCTCCATTCCGATGATACGAGAGTTTCGGTAGTGCTTGCCATCCGCATCCACCTGCGCAAACATATCATTAATCAGCTTTACCTGTTCACCGAGAGGATGGTAATCGTATATTCCATCATTGTAGAACTTATCGCCATCCATCGTGCAGGTGAAGTTTGAGTTGCTGATCATGGTTTTCTGATAGTACTGCTTCGATCTATCGAACAGAGACAACTGAGCAGTAGGGATGAGGTCCGTATCTGTAATTTTGGTTGCGTCCCAGTTGAACAGAAAGTACTTATCACCAACCTTTGGGCACATAACGCCATCGGGAAGAGTTCTTCCGTAGGTATCGTTTGCCACAATCTCAAAGTAGTTAACCTTGTCGATAACCTTGAAGCTGACATCGAACTCCATACCCATGAGAGCACCGCTAGTGAACTTGATGCCTAAGGTGAGGTTACTCTTTATCCAACTCTCCTTGAAGTTATTAGTGAAAGAGTCTGTAGAAGTGACCTGCCAAAATGTCTGTGTAGTCTTCGTTCCGTCTTCGTTATCAACGGTGCTATCATAGGTCTTGATACTGCTGACCCTGCATTCAACCTTCGGATATTCTTCATCGAACATAACGACACCTTCGATAGCCTGCTTGTCATTCTTCACGACATTCACGTTCTCCAGATAGCCATCCTTGGCGTAGAAACCATCACTATCCACTTCCTTGTTAGGGAGCATGAGGTAATCAGTAGCAACACCATCGGTGGTGACGTCCGCATCGGCACCAGTGAAATATCCTTTCGGAATATTCCTATCTGAGCCGAATGCGTACAGTCTCGTGATATAAGTTGACTTGGATTCCGAATAGGACATAGACAGAACATTAACATCCTGCTCGAATGTTGTCTGTCCTTCCATTTCGCAATATCCAAGGTATATAATGGAGCCATCTATCCACCACTCGCAGTTGAGTGCGTCTTCGGAACAGATGGCGTTGAGAGCATCAAGAATACTGATGGAGCCGTACTCGATCAAGAATCTCTTCTGAACATCGAAAGCCTTGTTGTTGTAAGTAGTGTAGTCAACAGAGAACTCCTTGCCATTGTACGTAAGACCTAGCGCCTTGAGGTTGCCGAGTATAACGTTCATGTGTACGCCTACCGTAGTGGTGAGCTTGAATGAAGTTTCGTTTACTCCGTGCTGAGGGCGATACTTGCAAAGCTTATTCTTCCAAGACATATAGTAGGCATCCATCTGCATTTCGTAGTCGTAGCCATCACTATCATTGTGCTTAGGGAAGTATGATGATGTAAGCTCAAAGTAGCCGAAGTCGGGAATCTCTACGGAGTCCCCAATCTCGAAATAGATAGGAGTAGCCGTAGTGAACTTCAATATGACGTAATGATGGTCCATAAGCTGATATGACAGCTTAGAACCCTCGCCGAAGTCCTCTAATGTGAAGAATACCTTGTTATTTCTCTTAATCTGAATCATTAGCTTGTATATTTACTTGTTTCACTTCTGTCACTAGGGTCTGGCTCGTTGAGCTTTAGGCTGAACTTTGCCATTTCCCGAATGCACTGACTAAACTGAGTGCAGGAAAGATAGATGCACCGATACCACACATTAGGCTGGAATCGGGTGCGGATAACCAACTCTCCCTTGGCAAGAACCTCCTCGCAGAACCTAGCATAGTTCGTCAAGAACGTATCTGAGTCCTTGGCGGTCATATTGAATGGCAGCGTTATCTCCCTCTCGTCCAACCTTGGATTGTGCTTGATAACCGACTTTCCGTCCTTTGAGCGATACTTATTGCTGATGAACTCCTTGTTCGGTGCAGGAGTCATGAGCGCACTGAGGGCGGTTTCATCTAAGAATATGCCCCACGTAAGATAGGCATCCTTGCCATTGATATAAAGTTGACCTTTAAGCATAACTATTTAATCATTAAATAACCTCATAGGCTTCGCTGTGAGCCGCTTTTGCTATTGTTGAGTGTAGTTGTAAGGGCTGACAAGCGAAAAGCCTATAGAGGTCAAATATCCTTTAATCTTCTGTTCATGTCATCCAGCTTGGCTCCGAAGTCATTGTAGGTAAGCTTTGAATACTTCACGATGTCTTCGAGGTAGCTGTTTGTCATAATCATCATGTTTCTTATCTCCAATACTGCACCATTGGTTGAGATACCGAGTGTAACGATGCTCTCCATCTGAGATATGGTGGTAGTCATGTTCTGAGCTATGGACTCTCCTGCAATCTGCAGGGCTGTGAAGCGACCATTCAGCTCGTCTGCGGTATCTTGCCCCATAGATGCCCATCCTCCGCTTGTTGCGGTCTGTGATGAGGATGAGGAACCAGTGTAGCCTGTCACCTTCGCCCATTCGTCACGTCTCTTCAAGCCTTCCTGGACTATATCATCGTAACGCTTATAGAAAGAATCTACATCTTCTTTGGTTAGCTTTCCGTTTTTATCCTTCATAGCCTTTGCCCAATCATCGTAGAGTTTCTTCAAGTCTCCATTGATAAGGTCTTCCATACTGAAAGAGAGAAGGGACTTCTGCATCTTTTCTGCGAAATCATCTGCCATTTCGCTAGCAAAGTCGCTACCATCCTTCTTCATGTCCATAAGGTCCGTCAAAAAGCTATCTCTCATTCCACTGAAGGAAATCTGAGTAAGATTCTCCTTGAACTGCTCTGACAACTCTTCTAGCTTGCCCGCTTGGTCTATGTAGTCATTCAGCTTCTCTGTCAGACGCCCACCATAGTTACCCTTTCCAGTGTTCTCGATATGCTCCCAAATGGCAACGTTACCACGGAGGAGCTTCATTTCCTCTGGACTGAGGGAGAAGAGGTCGCCATTGAAATCTGATTTGACGTTCTTCTTGATCCAATCCATCTCATCACTACCGAAGCCACCCCAATAAGCGTTCCATGAGTGGTGCGAACCGTGATAGCTTGCCTGTGCCTTTGCGATGTCGAGGTAGTTCTGATTGGTCTCCTGCTGATTCTTGTAGGCTTGCTCGTAGTATGAGGTTGCTTTGGAGCCAAAGGAGTTTTCCATTGCGTCAGTCAAATCCTCGATGGATTGCTGCAAGAGGGTGTTTCTGTCCGTCAGTCTTTCGATGGTATCATTGACCTTCTTTGCATTTCCATCTCCACCGAACAGACTATTGAAACCACCGAAGGAAAGCGTGTTGAGGATATGTGAAACGTTGTTTCCGATACTCTTCAATGGCTTCATGACGATGTCACCCGATAAAGCATCATCGAGGATGCCCGTTACTGCGCCAAAGACCGTGTCCATGAGGTTACTGATGAGTGTTCCGAAGCCATCTTTCAGTATATCGAGGATGCCGAGTATTGCGGAGATTATTTCACCTGCCATACCGCTATCCCCTAAAGCTTTCGTCAGAGCCTTGGCTGCGTCGCTATCTTTACCGAGCAACCCTTGGATGCCCTTTGCAAGCGTGTTGGCAACGTCCTTCTGCATGTTGCCGCCGAAAAGCTTGTCAAGCCCTAGAATAGAGTTTCCTATACCTTTGAGTGACCCCGATGTAAGACCCTGCAAACCATTTTCAAGCTGCTGAAACTGAGAAACTGCCTTCTGTGCAGATGTCTGCAAGTCTGATGATGCCTTCTGAACTGATGAACCGAACTCCAAAACGTTGTTAGATGCGGTATCGAGTACGCCCTGCGCTCTAGAGAGGTTGGCTTCAGCCTTGCTGATACTTGTCTTGTCACCGCTCTTCTTAGCCTTGGCAAGGTCTTCCTGTGCCTTGGTAACGGCTTTCGTGGCTTCTGCCTCTCGCTCCTGTGCATCAATATAGCCCTGCATGGCTGACTGATAGGAGTTGATGTCGTCAGAGACTTTCTTAAAGATGTCACTATTCCAGATGGTGGCAGAGCCTTGTAGCTTGGAGATAAGCTCCTGTATGGTCTTCTGCTCATTAACATCTGTGGTGCTCTTGGAGAGTTCTTGCAGCTTCTCAATGGTAGGCTCCAGTTGGTCCTTGAACATAGCGCCGAAGTCTCCGAAGACGCTTCCCCAATCGATGTTCTGTCTGATGGCATTTATCTCGATGGTTTGAAGGTCCTTCTTTCTCTGCTGCTGTAGAGAGAGTTTTTCTCCTTCCGTCTGAGCCTTGGCAATCTTCTCTTCGTATTCCTCGGCAATGGCTTGCTTCTGCTGATAGAGTGAACCATACTCCTTCAAGTAGTCACGCATAGAGGTGAGGGCTTCCCTGTTGACCTCATCAAGCTTCTTGTTGTACTCTTGGGTAGCGAGATCTCTAGCCTTATTGAGGGCATTGGACTGAGCAGAGGTAAGGGCTACTTTCTTGCCAGCTTCCTTGTTCTTCTTCTTGAACTCTGCTTCCTGCTTGTCAATCTCGGCTTTGCGCTTGGCATAGTCGTTCTTGATTTGAGCAAGCTTCTTCTCCGTGCCTTCCTGCATGAGGGAGATAGTTTCATCTGTATTTTTCTGCTGCAAAGCCTTCAAGCGGTTGTTTAAATCCTCCTGGACTTTGATAGCTTTGTTTCCTTCCTTGATGCGAGTCTTACGTGCCGTTGCTGCTGCCTTCGCTACCTTACCACTTACATCACCACCTAGTTTCGAGTAGGCATCCTTGGCTGCTTTCAAGTCTTGTGTGGCGGTTTCGTATTGAGAAGCGGTGTATTTGCTCTTATTTTTCTCCATAGCAGCAACCTTCTTCCTGGCTGCATTGTATTCGCGCTGCGCCTTGTTGTAAGCTTGCTGATAGGTTTCCGTAGAACCATTGTTAGCCAACGCTTGTGCCTTCTTTTTGGCTTGGTTGAGGGATTGTTTGGCTGTGTTCCATTGAGCTTTGAAAATCAAAGGAATGGTCGTAGCGCCAGTGACCGCCCAATTACGCTTCATCGTTAAGAGGTTGTTCAGAACCTTTGTTTTCTCAGACTCCTGCATACGGAGATTCAGATCAGCAGGATTCTTCTTGATGTCTTCTCGAAGACCTGCTATCTCTTTCTGAGCCTTATTGATGAACGCATCCAATCTACTCTCACCTGTGGCGTAGTTGATGGTTTCGTTGGCAGCTTGCCAATCGTTAGCCAGATTGATTGCTTCGTCATAGAAGTCAAAGATTTCTTGACGTACACTTTCGTTCTCCTGTGCTTCTTGCAAGCGAACTTCGATAGGCTTTGCATTCTCGGCTGCTTGGTCTCGAAGTTGGATGATGTTGGAAAGCTTCTCTTCTGCTTGGTCAAGGTCTTCTTGTGCCTGTTGTAACTGACCACCTAGCAATGATGCTTGTCTTCCTCCGTTGTATGCCGCATCATCATGTAGTTGCTTGTTGAGACTTTCAACCTCTTGGCGGAACTTCTCAACTTCCTCAACTGCCTTATCGTACTTTAACTCATCCATGCTCTCGGCAACTTCCTTCTGCGTCTTAGCAAAATCGGCAGATGCAAGTTGAGCTTGTGAATATTGTTCCGTTAACTGAGGTGCGAGGTTGGAGAGTTTTTGGTAAGCTTCTGCCTTCTCGTATTCTGTAGCTGTCTCAGACTGAATTGTTCTGATAAGGCTTTCGATATTTTGCTGACGTTCCTTGACCTTGCTGTCAAACTCATCCCATGCTTCATTGGATTTCCTTACTGCCGTTTCATGTGCTGTTTCTGCGGTAGCAAGCTTATATACGGCATAGGTTACTGCTGCGATGGTGGCAGCTATCCAAAAAAGAGGACTTGAGAACATAGAAGCATTCCATGCGTCCTGTGCCCTTTTGCAGAGAAGGGTGACCTGTGCCCATGTTCCTTTGGCTGCGGTGTCTCTAGCGGTAGCTGCGGTATTCAAGCCTTGTGATGCGGTGTTAGCCGTATTAGCTGCCGTATTTGCTTCTGTGGCTGCGGTTGCAGCGGTTTCTCTAGCCGTATGGAGTTGCTTTGCGATGTTGTTCCTTTCGTTAACGGCAGTGTTGAGTTTGATTTCTGCTGTCTCTACCTTCTGTCCGTCTGTATAGGATTGCAGGGCATCGTAAGCATCTTGGAGTGATTGAACCTCATTGTCCTGCATTGCAAGTTTGTTCTCCAATGCCTTCACTTCCTCTGCGGCTGCGGTGGCTGCGTCTGCCTTTGCTTTTGCCTGCGCCTGTAGTTCGGCAACGTAAGCCGCGACCTCTTCACGCTTAGATGCTACCAGCTCTGCCTGTGCTGCTGATAATTGCCCTTTGGCTACTGCTTCTTCAAGGTCTGTCTTCTTTGCTTCTTCCTTCATAGGGAGTAAAGATTCAAGGGCTGACAACTCGGCTGCATATCCTGCATTTGTTGTTGCTGTGTCAAAGGCTGCTATACTAACTGCCATTGCCTTATAAAGACCGATGGCAGATGCGGCTGCAAGGATAACCTCGCCTATCTCCTTCCAATGGTCGATAACCTTAGATGTGATATCCAAAGCATCATTCATCAAGCCTTCGGTCTGAGTGCCGAGGTCATTGATAGCCATTTCGATGGTGTCTTGGATATTGCTTATCTGACCCGTAATAGAGTGAGATTGCTTCTCCATCAATCCACCGAACTTACCGCCTTCATTGGTAAGACTTTCGATAGCCTTCTTGACTTCGGGGAAACCGACCTTACCTGCTGTCACCAATTCCGAAACCTTATCCTTGGTAACTCCGAACTGCTTGGCGAGCTCTTCTGTCAAAGGAATACCGCGACCTGTAAATTGCATCAAGTCTCTTGTGAACAATCGACCTTGCACCATCGTGGTACCATAGAGCCATGTGAGGTCCTGCAGGTTCAATCCCAATCCTGCTGATACATCACCGAGCCTTCTCATGGTATCGGTAATCTCGTTGGCTGCAAATCCGTATGCAAGGAGCTGCTTTGCGCCATTTACCACACCCTTCATATCGAAAGGTGTAGTAGCAGCAAGGTTGGCGAGGTCCGAAATCATTCCCTTTGCCTTCTGTCCGCTACCGAGCATGGTTTCAAAGGCAATCTCAAACTGCTGAAACTCTCCTCGGACAGTACCCAGTGTGCTGATGATTTCCTTTGCCGTAAAGCCAGCGAAAGCCATCGATGCAACGGACTTGATGCGATTGAAAACGTTCTCAATGCTCTGCCCCTGCTGCTCGACTGCTCTTGCTGTCTGTGATACTCCATCCTGTACCCCTCGAAAGGCTTTCAGTACGGACGAATTATCACCTGTTATGTCAAACTTGATACTTGCCATTTTTTTATTCTGTCAATTACGTAAAGGTGCACCTCCTCACCCAAACCTTTATTCTTTGCTTTGTTCCTGTTAGTGTTGGAGGTTAAATTGGATTCTCTTCGCTCTGTCTGATCAGCTCCATGATGTCCTCTTTGTTATCTCCGCTGAAGACCTTTTCTGTTGCTGATGGAATGTGAGCCTTCTTTCTTTCCTCATCGGATAGATAGATGGAAGTTATCTTATCCTTCATCATAAGCGTGAGGTTGTTGTATGAGATTTCCCACAGAACATAGTCTAGGGTCCACTTGTATCTATCGCAAGCTGCGTCTATGAGAGAGCCCCAAATGGTTCTGCCACCAAAGATATACTGATTACTGGAGTCTTTGGCTTGGTTTATCTTCTCCATGCGCTCCGCTTCCTTGTCTATCCCACATTCCGTGATGATGTCGTGAAGCTTGTTGTCTGAGAGTATGGTGATGAGAAGGGTTGCTATGTCATCGTTATCACAGAACTTGAAGATGATGTTTTCTCTAGCCTTCAATATGCGTGAACTGAGCATATCGGATTTCTTCTGAAGAGTGTGGTAGGCTATTAGCTTACAGCAGAGACTTCGATTCTCCTCTACTACACGAAGTGCTTCAATGAGGGGATTCAGCTTTAAGTTATCATCTTTGATGCCTAGCTGCTTAATCAATGGAGCAGTCAAATACATCTTGCCTAAAGTCTGAGGGTAGATAAACAAATGCCTTCTACCTACCTGTATGCCTAGAGGTGTATCTGTTAACACCATGGCTATCTTAGCGCCAATTTCGATGTCATTCTTCATAAGCCAATAAAATTTGTTAGCACCCAAGACAGGACTCGAACCTGCGTCTTTCAACCAGCATTTTAAAGACCAACTGGATTTCATGTGACGGACTTTGGTCTCGCTCTAACCAACTGAGCTACTTGGGTAGGTTGCCGACTGATAACCCTCAATCGGCTGAAGGGTGAAAAGAAATCAACATATTGCCTTAAACGTCACCGTCGGTTTGTCCGTTTGTTGGAACAGTTATTCCCGTTGATGTGTCATCAGCACCTGCAGGATGCTTGAATGTGAGAACATATTCATCAGTCTTACCCTTAGCCAACTTAGCTGTGATGATTCGCCAACGGAACTGACAATATACGGTCTCGCCCTTTTTGTTGGTGGTCTTTGCTACTTCGTCACCCTCTGGCACAAGAGCCTTGTGGGTGTACTGCATCAAAGCACCATCCGCTGAAGAATATGACTCCTCCACGCTTACGGTTGACTTGCCGATATAGCAGCCAGGGTTCTCTGCATCTTCCGGCTGAACAGCGATAGCGTAGTTTCCTTCGATAAGTCCATCAATGGTAGGGAAAGGCTGAGGTAATCCCTTCTTGATAAACTCTTTGTAAACGAGTTCGTAGGTGGACTTAGTTGTCTTTGAATCGACAATACCGCCACCTTCCTCCTTAGCTTCTGTTGTATCACCCTTGGTAGGGTTCAACTGGGTAGTGTCCTCCTTTGGAGTATCAAGCTTCTTCCAGTTGTTGGTTGCAGCACTAAGGTCACGAACATAGATGGATGGTTTTCCCCATGTTGTTACTGACATAATCTTAATCGTTTATAGTTTGATACAATAATTTGTTATTAATGATGTGCTCTCTTGTGCCCTCGCAAGCTATTACCCTCTGTTCGCTCATAGACAAACGGAAATCCGATCCATGAACTGCTTCGAAGGTAGAGAAAGAGAGTTGACATAACTCACGGAGCCTTGCCGTGTTCTCTTCCTTTCGGGTATTGCCTTTCTTTGTGATAGCTTGATCTTGAACATAGATGTTTACATTCACAAAAGCTTCTTGGATTTGCGAGGTTTGATTTGCTAGCACTGAGATGCAAATATCTTCCTTGCCAGTTGTACCTGTTCCATAGAATGGTCTTCCTCGCTTGCAAAGGCTACCTGTTACAGCAGTCTTTAATTTCGAAGAAGAGATAATGTTGTACACATCATCCTTGATATCAATATCCGATTTCATAGCTTTATCTGATTGATTCTACTTACAGCTTTATCCACAGCGAGCTTTAGTTTACCATCAACGACGGAACGAGCCCACAACTCAGTGGATGCAAGCACATCTTTATTTTCTTTAGCTTCTACAAAGTCTGCATAGTTCATAGCCGCGACTACTACCAATGCGTAAACCTGTGAGTATTCCTTTGCTAGGTCAGCTATCATTTGTCTTCCTTCTTGTGAACCATTAGAACCATTGCCTATGGAAGCGAAGGCTGATTCTACTTGTTTCCTTCCGTAGTCAAAGATGGCATAACCGATGGAGCTTCGTAGGTTTCCTGTATGGTCTATCCAACTTTCCTCTGCCGAGCGGTCTCTTATCCTTGCATTACATTCTTCTCCTAGCTTGGCATAAGCAGTGAGGATTTCTTGCTTTATTATCGCCATAGCGGACTGAAAAAAGTTATTGAGCGCAGACTGAGAGGTTGAGAGTTTTATACCCATATTTTACATTGCAGTTGGTAACGATGAAAACCGAGTACGACAAATTCCTTCACTTCGTTTCCGAAGAGCTTTACACGGATTTTGTCTCCGTACTCGAAATCTCGGCATGCTCTAGGAAGGTTGTAGATGGTGTAGGAATAGTTCTTTGCAGAACCATCGGGGATAGTGATAACGTTTGCCTTGCCAGCAGGAACAATATCACATTTACAATAGTTCTCCACCCATTCTTCTGAGCCTTGAACATAGTCTCCGTTATCGTCTTCATACCCATCAGTTATGTGTAGGTAATCTAGGGTATGAGCAGCGAAATCCAATACAGCCATATCTTAACCTCCTATATAAACCATCGGTTGACCCAGTGCAGGGGATTCACCGATGGTTTTGTATAAAGCATTTATTCGTACTAGCAGCCTTTCCTTATCCTTGTCAGATAGTGTTCCAATGCTCTTGTCTGACTCGGATAAGCTTACAGCTTGTATGAGAGAGTACAGACAATCAGCAAGCGCACCTTTCCATTCCTTGGACTGAGCGACCTCGAATGTATATTCATCATCACCATTAAGCTGACGTTCTATCATCTTATTCTCCACGAATCCTAAAGGGATAGTGTAGTGGATTTCATCAATCAATGCTTGCTTTATTGTCTTCATATCAATTCAAATTAAACCTCTGGAGTGAGTTTAGAGAGAACTTCGGCTTCCTCCTCATCGCTGAGTGAGTTAAGAGCCTTAATCAGAGTCTCATCGGTTGAGTTAGCCTTCACATTGGCACCAGCAGCCTTCAAAGCAGCGATGAGGTCAGCCTTCTTGTACTTCTTACCCTTGTAAGTTGTATACTGATCGGTAGTATCGTCTGTCTCGGCTTCTGTATCAACCTCCTCAGACTTGGTAGTAAGCATATAAATCTGATCTACGTCCTCGATTACTGGCAAGCAGATAGCCTGTCCTGCGGTAACCTCCTGCAAAGATGGCTCATTCTTGGAGTACTTAGAGATAAGCTTGTAGCTGTCAACGTTAGAGTACTGAACACCTGCTACTCGGTTGGTATCCTCTGCAAGGGTACCCCAAACGAAAGAGCCTACGTTGGTGTTACAGATGAAGATGATGTTATTCTCATTCCATGGCTTAACTGATTTTGGCTTTCCGTTCTTCTCGATAATCACGGTTCGGTTGATAACCTTGATGGCTGCACCGAACTCATCCTCGAATGCTTCCGAGAAAGCTGACTCCGATGGTGTCTTGAGCTTGGTATTTTCTGTATAAGTCTTACCCTCGTAGTCGGCAACAAGCTCTTTTGCCCATTGCTCCTTGCGGATTTTCTTAATCTGCGTCTTAGCGAGCATAACCTGTATGATGGTATTGTTATCGGCATTTGCCTTATCGAAAATTTTCTCGAAATCATCACGGGTAGTAACACCATTGGTTTCTGTTTTGAAGCAGTTTGCCTTAAAATATCCATAGTCAACACGGATAGCCTTACCCGAATTATCTGCATCTTCAACGGCAATAATACCATTAGAGAGACCTGCCAAGAAGTTCATTTCGTTACGCTCTTCGAGACCGACAGAGCAAGCGACACCATCATTCATGAGCTTGTTGATGATACGAGCTTTTGCAGTTTTAGCAGCCTGTTGTGTTGATGTAGCCTGCTCAACCAAGCCTTGCGCCTGGAATGAATTGGCTCTCGCTACAATGTTCTCATACTGAGCCTTCATGATGTTGATGTTGTTGATATCAGACTCGAAAAGAATCTTCTTCATCGCAATCTTTGGCAACTTACCATTAGAGGTTGCGATTTGACCACGTTTCTTCAAAGGAATGTCTGAATCCATCTCAACGATGTCGGCAGCTACATATGTGGTCTTAGCTGATGAACCTTCCCACTTCTGATCTGGAGAATACACATCTGTAAGCATCTCCTTGTAAAGATAGGTACGCTCCTTCGGATTCTCCTTCTCCTTAACATACAAGCTAAGTTTAGGGAAGATAGCTCGGATAAACTGAATAAAAAGTGATTCGTTCATATAAACAATCTTTTAAGTTAAAAACTAGAGCACAACTTAGTCATGCTCAAAAATAAGACTTGGGAGAGCTGTCTTGATGGCGGTTCTCTGAGTTTCGTCCTTGAACTGATAAGGCATTGCCACATCATTCACGCGACCATTATCCATAATGGCAACCGCTTCACCCTTCATACGTGAGCGAACGACAACACCAGCAAATTCTGCTTCGCTAGCCTTGTCTTTGTACTTGCCATCTTCTGTTTCAAGTGGAGAATACTCATAAACATCATCAACCTTCTTGCGGACAATGATGTGACCTGCCTGAATAACCTCATCCTTGAAGTTGGCGTAGTCGAGTGCTCTACCGCCTGTGATACCACCGAGATACTGACGGATAACCACAGCGTCCTTACCCATGTCGTAGCCTTTGGTTTTTGGCTTGTAGTCTTCTGCTACCATAATCTAATAATTTATTAGTGAAACAATAGATGATTACATCTGAGCCAGCTCCTTGACTTCATCATCAGACATTAACTTATCTTCCTCCTTTGGCTGAGGTTTGGTATCGGGAGCAGGGATTCGTCCAAGCTTTTCAAGACCCTTTTCAAGTCTTTCCTTGTTCTCTTCCTCAATATCTTCCTTCAACTCATCGAGGAAGTCCTCGAACTCCTCTTCATTCTCAAACTTCATGTGTGAGAAAGATTTAAGCCGACGCTCTCCGAACTTACCTGTGTCCTTCAGCAGTTCCCTTACCTTTGCGGTACGGCTGCTTGTGGTATTGCCAGACTTCAATGCAGTTACATCGCCTTGGAGTGTAGCAACAGCCTTAGTAAGTTCCTTGATTGCGGTGAGGGTAGCGGAGTCATCATCATCGCTATCCTTCTTGCCCTTCTTGCCCTTCCGTGACGGACTTCTACGTGCTGGATCGTCATCTGGATCTGGATCGTCATCTGGATCTGGATCGTCATCATCTGGTGCAGGATGAGCGTTTTTGTACTCTGAGACTTGGCGGTCTGCTGCGGACTGAGTTAACTGGAGTAACGGCAAGACATCATCAATTGCGTCACTAATACCTTCACTAACTTCTTCGTCAGTAGCATCATCTTTGAGTTGAAGTTTGTTGGCAACATTGGCGGCAACACCCTTTAACTCCTTACGACTGAACCCCAACGCCTTAATGTCTCGATTGGTTTTCAGTGCTTCAAGAACTTTTCTGTAATACTTGTTCATTGCTTGTTGAGTTATATTTAACAAAAAATGGTCTGCGAGCGAAATGCAGGCAGACCAAACGTAGAACTCGGTGTAAGAGCAATGTTACGAAAAGTTCTGTCACGTGCATCTTCACACGCTTTTATGGGTGCAAATATACGAAATATTATTTAATCAACAAATAGTTTTTGCAAAAAAGTGAGAAATTATTTTCATTTCAATAAACAAGGGAGAACTTCACAGCCCTCCCTTGATAGATAAGATGCAATAAAAATGCACTTAAACGTGCAAAATATCTTCTGTGTTTAAGTTAGATTCTTTTGGTATGAATTATGGGTTTGAGGTATTTTATCGGCTTGTAGCCTATAGTCTCCCTTTGTCGTGGTAAGAGTAATACTGATCGGACTTGCTACTGATGATAACGTGGTCCATAAAATACAATCTCATTATTTCACAAGCCTTCTGTATCTTATATGTTATCTCATCGTCAGACTTTGATGGAAAGCAGTTAGAGCTAGGGTGATTGTGAACCAATGCTATTATTACGGCATTGCAGGAGATAGCTTCTTTACACACAATTCTTACGTCTATAGGGGTTTCTGATATTCCACCTTGCGACAAACGAACCATTTTTATTAACTTGAAGTGGTTATCCATACAGAACAGATAAGATTCTTCTATTTCTAAATCCTTGACGTATGGTAAAATATAGTTGTAGATGTCGAGGGAACTACTCAAATCTATTAGCTCTTGCGACTTCTCCTTCATAAATCTTCTACCAAGTTCGAATGCAGCGAGTATAGCGGTAGCCTTCTTTTCACCTATTCCTTTGATAGATGTAAGCTCCTGCAGTGTTCTCTTGCTTGCCTTTCTGAGAGAATGACTACCATCAAAGATTTTTCTTATTGGTTCATTACCCTGTAGCATAGGGTCTATACCGATAATTGAAGCAATAAGGTTCTCGTTACTCAGATATTCTACCCCATATTCCTTTGCGTATGATGTGATAGAATCGTACTTGATAGTTCTTGCATTATCCTTCATAAGATACCTCCTCTATGTCTTTTGAATAATTGAACACAACATCAAAACCGAATCCCAATTCAGTAATGAGGTAGAAATGAATATCCTCCCAGTCCCAACTTGAAGGAATGCCTTTTATCTTTTTAGACTTTTCGGCATCCATTGCTATGATAACGTTCTCTTCCATTGCTCTATCTTATTTTTAAAAGTTCATAACTTTCGTTTCATACACTATGAATCCTATCTGATCCGCCACAATCAGTTTCAGATGATTTCCTCCTGGTCCATTTATATCACCATCATTCAATCCGATTTCCTCTAACGTTTCCTTGATGGCAGTTTGGTAATCTCCTATACCTTGAATCAATAAGCATAGGTCTGGTCTCTCATCAAGAAACTGGTGAAAACCATATAGGCTATATGAGCCTTTTTTGATGAGTGAGAAGAAATCTTTCCATTCATCACCACTAATCTGCGTGGTTACGGATTTAAGCTCTTCTATTGTTGTGCAGTTGCTTTCCATACGATTCCATTTAGCGTGATACAATGAAGTCTTTATCTGTAAAAGTCTGATCCTTGAATCTTTCGAACAATTCTCGGTCACTGATGAGCTCATTAGCAAATGATAACTCTCTGAATGAAAGTTTGTACCCAAACTTATCTTTCAACATTTCGATTTTGAGTTCTTCTTTCTGAAGTTCCGATAATTCATATACTGTTATATTCATTTCCTCCGATTAAACATTGTCATATCGCTGTCCAACAATTCAAATTTAATTCCTTTCTCTGTTTTCTTAGCCATCCATTTTGCTGTAACCACGCCGCCACTCCATGCTTTTATGAGAGGGAGAACCTTACAGTCCCCTACATTTATAATCTGTGTAATATACTCGCAAGCACCTTCAAAAGTGTCGAATGCGTGAAGTAATACCGTATATCTATCTGATTCTGTGTAAACGTTCATTGCTCTTATCTTTAAATTGTTATTTTATTTTTGATAGTGCAAAGGTAATCATTTTTTTGCAAATGACCAAACGTTTGAGGCATAAAGTACTTTTTGCTAACTTAGTTTAACTTATTGAAACCTAGATACTTATATCAAATTATTAATCTCGTGTATGTAAGTCTGTTTCTTAAAAATGGTATAAGTATATGGAGATAAAAAATAAACCGCTTAGAAGGCTTATATTGAAGTGTATAGTCTTTTTCTGAATTACTTTATATTAAATAAAAAAATGCACTCTAACCTCACGGTCGGAGTGCACTAAGAGCAATGAAACGTTAAAAGATACGTTTCGGCTGCAAAGTTACAAAACTTTTCTGTATCTTGCAAATTTATACTATACTATTTAACAATTGCAAATCATTGTCTTTATCGTAGTCGTATGGATAGAAGGTGTTGGCAAGGGCATCCATCTTGTCGGGAGAACGTTTCAGACGCTTCTTGATTTCGTCTTTTGGTTCCATGATGATTGAACCATCTGACTGAAACAACCAATGCACTTCGCACAATTCTTGATCCAACTCATCGTCAGGTGGGAGTGCTGCAAAGAATCCATTCTTCGGGTTGAGCCAGTCACGTATGCACCAAAACAAATAAGCCCTCATGTTAGCGAAAGAGTAGCAGCCTGTCACATCGTGCTTATTTCTCACGCCTTCCGAGAACTTGCAAGAGAATGCCGTTAAGTACTTTTGTTCTATGAGTCTTGAATATACTCCAGCACCTTCTCCTATGGTATCAATGAAGGCTTTATTCTTTGAACTCAAACTTAGGTAGTGTGCGACTTGACCTGCGACTGCCATGTGGTCCGCATGACCACCCGAATTATGACACTTGATTTTTGAAACATAGTTTCCTTGTCGTGGAACATAGCAAGACCTATCGCGACCCATACCTGCGACATCGACACCTAAGCGTATTGGCTTATGGGTGATAAAGCCACTATCTTTAAGTTCCTTCCATCTTCTATGGGCAATCTCGCACCATTCGTATGGAATGAGGGTATCTTCTGACACCTTCGGAAACATACCGAGAACCTTAACACGAAAAAGGTCATTTGGAGTGTAATATCCACCTTCCCACACAAAATCACCACGACCTTCATCAAACTCAGACTTTCTGATCTTCTGTGCCCATGCTGAGACCTTGTCGGCTACCCATTCATAATCAACTTGTCCAGGGATAATGTTTTTCTTGCTTACTACGTTCTCTGCGTTGAGGGATGATAATCTAAACTTCTTGAATCGGGGAGACTTCATGGAGTTGGCTGCATACCCTGTAGTAACGTTTGGGTTGAATACCAATAGCAATCGAGAGTTACCTTGCAGGTTACCCTCGATTGCATTATAGATGGTGTCCGAGATACCGGATGCTTCAGTTACGATGAACATGGTGTTTACAGCATGGAATCCCGACCAAGCCTCTGTGTTGTCGGCTGAAGATTTGAAACCTGTCAGATACCATTCCTCGTAATCTGTTCTGATACCATCTGACAGCAAACGACCAGGCAGAAAGCCTGCCTTTTTGTATAGACGTGCCACTTCTGGTATCATGATGTTTGTTACCTGTCTTCCTGTCGGTGCGGTAAGGGCAATCTTGGTGTTCTTTTCCAAACTACCATCCTTGCCGAAGCGAGGAGTGAGGTATAGAAAACATAAAGCGGCTACGGCAGCAATAAAATCCTTACCCCTTGCAGTTCCACTGGCTACCGTTGTCATTTTGTTCTTCTGAACAGAACGCAATATAGCCTTTTGCTCTTCGTCAAGTCTAGCCTTCAAGACTTCCTTGGCGAAGAGACACCAATCATTGCGCCATGCAATCATTTTTTTTATTGCTTTCTGTTCTGACATATTTTTAATTCAACAATATTCGTATTTTCTTATTTCCTTTGAGTATGGCTACCGCTGCTCTGTGGTGACCGTCAATTATATAAATGTTTCCATTACGCTGTACTCCATAAGGGACTTCATTTGAATCAAAATTAATAGATGCAATCGCCTTTAGATTATTCGCTCCTATGTATTCTTGTGTTGGGTGTATCTTATCGACCGACACATATTCGTACTTTCCTGTTGGTTTGCTAAATGACGATACAGTTTCTACGCTTGCCCTAACTTTTTCTGATTCCTCTTTTTGATATTTCTGCTTGAATATATCATTTACTTTGACAGCCATAGTACTCGTATTACCGAAAAGAGGAAAAGAAATTGCGTCTACCTTTTTGTCTATTTTGCCCCCCACATCAATCTTTCTGCTCTTTGCACTATTGGAACTATTTGTTCCTCTAGTGCCATTACTTCGTTTACCCATAATCAAACATTTTAATGATAAACTATAATAATCTATTTTAAGAGATTCGGAAAATCCTGCATGTTATCAAGCATATCTTCTACAGAGAAGTTTTTTACTTGAGTATCATACAAGGTCTTTTTCAGCTCTTGGTATTTTGCTTTTGCATCAACATCAAGCATACCAATAGTATCTTTCATCTTTTCAAAAGCTTTCAACTTATTCTTGATGATGATGATTGGTGTTACATAGACGGCATTATTTTCCTTACACCACTGTTCAATTACATTACCGCCACCATAAACGATAAATCTGAATCTGTTGCCATTTGCTACGAACTTGGCAATCTCGTATTCAAATTGCAGTTCATTTAGTCGGTCTGTGCAACCTCTTGTGGCGAATGATGAGTAACCTTTAGGGATGCCCATCAAATTCAGCTTATAGAACTTAGGAGCCACATTTAAGTCAACGAATACACCTATCCCTTTTTCCTGCATAGCTCTCGCAAGAAAGCGTTTCTTGTAGATAGCCTGCATACCAAAAGCTATTGGAGTATCATTTGATAAGCTGAAGTTTGGCTCAATAATGCTGCCAGGGTTGTACTTCAAAATCTTCTCTGGCTTCTCATAGATTGACCGGAATCTATAATCATCAGTATAGAAGTGGAGTGTTCCCCTGCCATTCATATTCGTTGTTCTTGCCTGCTAACCAAAGCAATAGAATGGAATTTCTATGTACTGAGGTTGCACATCAGACAACAAACATGGTATCTCCAATGGATTGTCCGTCGGAAATAAGCAGTCTGGTATATACAATTCTCCGTTGTCCATAATTACCCTTCTTCATCATCGGGAAGTTCCTTCATTAACTTCTCGAATGGATTTTCAACTAATCTGTTATCTACTTGCTCGACATAACCACGCTTCTTGCCCTTGGTTTTCAGAAGGAAGATGATTGCAGTTAGATTACCTTCGTTCACCTTTTCAACCAACTTGCTTTCTGTAAAGTCAAGAATGCCTTCATCTATATCATCCAACATCTTGGCTAACTTCTCATCCTCTTTTCGCCAGTTATATAAGGCTTGGCGTGTAATGCCCAAAGCTACTGCCGTAGCAGCCATATTGCCGCCCTTCTTTTCGTAAGCAGCGGCAATCTTTTTTAATTCTGTTCTTCTTACCTTTGTCATAATCAACCTTTCTAACTTGCAGATGCTATGACTGCTTTCAAAGCATCTATGTACGACATATTCTTGCACAACAAAAGTGATTTCGAAAGATGGTCTAATGGTCCAAGTCCAGGAAGCAGATTGATATCTATAGGATAATATCTACCATCTATTCCCTTGCGAAAATCAATTCTTGCGTGAGATTTCAATCCTAAGTAAAGGAATATAGTTCCTGCCAAATTCATTAACCTGTCATCATTCATTGCAGAACAGCATTCTTTAAAACCAACTTTGCAATCTCGTGTTTGGATGCCATTGGTTTCATCGCAATCAATAGAAATCGAACACAGAAGTAAATATTTATGGTTATTAATGCAGGTTACCGTGCAATCAGATCCAGCAATATACTCCTCAACAATACTTTCCATTCCAAACTCTTCTTTAAGGTATTTCACCTGTTCCATTACCTCTTTTGGGGTACGACAGATGCTTTTCTCCGATATACCAAAACTATCACTTCCATATCTAGGTTTAACAAAATATGTCTTACCTTCTTGTAATGATGATAAATGATATTGTTTCGGTGCTCTAATACCGCAACTACAAAGGAAACGGAAGACCTTTTCCTTATCCTTTACCAATTCGTATTTAGAGAAATCCTCTGCTGTTGTTTTTACACCTTTTGCTCGGATAGTCTTGATGAGAGATTCGCTTGCGGTTCTAAGTAATGCCACATCTTCCTTTTGTAAGAAGTCTAGCTTATCGTTTTCATCTACAACAGCTAGTTTGACATTATCTTTTCCTAAGGCTTCTCTATAATATTTGAAGACGGAAGAAATTCCATAGTTCTCCATCTCTTCTTTACTTGTTATGCTCCAAATCATTTTCTTTTTCTCCTTCCTTTATTTCGATTAAACGTTCACTCGCTAGCTCTAGCAACTTGGCAAATGTGATGCTTGGAGATTTAATGCCAAACTCCTTACCTATGTCCTGTTGAATCTTAAGCAGGGTCTTCTCGTTATCTTCTTCGGAAGCTAGAACGAGAGCATCACTTTTGCGTGCTTGCTCACGAATGTCTCCATACAATGTGTCCAGACTAGCAAATGAACTAGGGTAGAGGATGATGGTGAATACGAAATTCTCCTGCATGGCATATACATCTATACCCTCAGTGCTTATTGGCTTAATCTCATC